AGTAGCATGATAAGTGAGAATATATCACATGATAGTAAAGTATGGACAAAAGAGTATGATTTGACGGGGAAAAAAATAAAAGTAACAGGAGATAGAGATATAGATGGTAATTTTATGTATGATAATCTACATAAATATAAATATGTAGATGTAACATATGATACTTTTGAATATAGAAGAAAAACTCCTCAATCAGCAGCAGAGAAGATAAAAGTGGGATATAAGACTTGTAGATTTGCTCAATTTCCAGAAGGAGATATGGGAGTAGTTCCATCTGTTTTAACAGGATTGTTAAAAGCAAGAAAAGATGCGAAGAAGAAGAAGAAAAATGCAAAAGAAGATTTTTGGAAAAATTTGTATGATAAAAGACAATTGGGTATAAAAGTAGTAGCGAATTCATTATATGGTCAATGTGGTGCTAGAACGAGTTCATTATATGATAAAGATATAGCGGCATCAACTACGGCAGTGGGTAGAAAATTATTATTGTATGCTAAAGAAATAATTGAAGGGTGTTATAAGAATACAATATGCGATACTAAATATGGTAAGGCAAAAGTGAATGCGGAGTATGTATATGGTGATACAGATTCGGTATTCTTTAAATTTAATTTAAGAGATTTAGACGATAAGAAAATAAGAGGAAAGAAAGGATTAGAAATGACAATTGAGTTGGCAATAGCAGCCGGAGAATTAGCAACAAAATTTTTAAAACCACCACATGATTTAGAATATGAGAAAACATTTATGCCATTTTTATTATTATCGCGGAAGAGATATGTAGGAATATTATATGAGCAAGATCCGAATAAAGGTAAGAGGAAATCTATGGGTATAGTTTTAAAAAGAAGAGACAACGCACCGTGTGTGAAAGATTGTTATGGTGGAATTGTAGATATTTTAATGAATACAAGTGATATTAATAAAGGAGTAGAATTTTTACAAAAATATTTGAAAAAAATAGGAAATGGAGAAATAGGATTAAATAAATTAATAATAAGCAAATCGTTGCGAAGTTATTATAAGAATCCAGAAAGTATAGCACATAGAGTATTAGCAGATAGAATGGGTGAAAGAGACCCGGGAAATAAACCAAAAGTGGGTAGTAGGATACCTTATATTTATATTCAAACAAAAAAGAAAGTTAAATTACAGGGGGAAAGAATAGAACATCCAGATTTTATAATAAAAAACAGTTTAACACCGGATTATTCACATTATATAACAAATCAAATAATGAAACCAGTACAACAAATATTTGCTTTAGTATTAGAACAATTAAATTCATTTACAAAAAGTAAAAAGAAAGATATGGAAAGAATTTTGCGTTCATTTGATAGAAAGTTGAGAAATGGTTTAATAAATGAAAAAAAGAGAGAAGATAAAGAAACAGTGTTGAAAAATAAAATAGTGAAAGAATTATTATTTGATAGTACATTGCGAATAACAGATAATGCGAAAAAAGGACAAAAAACTCTAACAACATTCTTCAAAAGTAAAAATTAAATTAAAATATTTTGTATATAATCTTATAATAAATATTTATATAATGGAATCAATCGCATTATTACAAACAGAATTAAATCAATATATAGATTTTCATAATATTACAAATGAAGATATATATGAAAATAAATTTTTTAATAAGATATTTAATGAAACTTTTAAAAATCACACGGGGGTAGTATACATACAATCGGGTGGTGGAATAGGAAACGCATTTTTGAGTGCGTTTATAGGAATATATATTGCTTATAAATTAAAAAAAGTGCCTATGTTAACGTCGCATACAATGAATTGTGGTAATTTAGAATTTACAGAAGTATTTGATTTTAATGAAAATATGATATATGGTGTTAATTTACATACAGAAAAAGTGTGTGATTATTTAAGAGTTCCAAAAGACATATGGGATAATGGGAATAGTGACAATCCATTTTGGATAGGTAGTCAGTGTGATGTAATGGGTAGATTTAAAAAAATAAAGAAATATGTCAATAAAATGAATGCGTTATACCCATATGAAGATTGTAATATATATATAGGTGGCAATGGATGGCCATTGAATGTAGAATTTAATGTGTTGAAAGAAGCAATAGAATATTATGGAATAAAATTGAAAAAAGATATAATAAGTAAGTCTACAAAATTTATTGAAAAAAATAATATAAATGAAAAAACATTAGGATTACACTGGAGGGGAACAGATAGTTGGTGGATAGATTCCTATGGTACGAAATGTTATCCTGGTGGATGGTTTTCATTAGATCATTTTTTGTTAGAAGGAGAAAAACAATTAAAATATTTTGATGGTGGATTTGTATGTTCAGAAGATAAAGACGCAGAAGAAAAAATATTAGAAAAAATGGATGGACTAATAAGATATAATAAGACTAATTATACAGAAAAAACTGGAGACGAATGGAAAATATGGAAAGGAAAGGGAAATGATCATGTTTATAATGTAAATAGAACAAAAGGGGCGTGTAAAGAAGCAATGGTAGATTGTATAATATTAGGCAAAACATATTGCATGCAGAGACATGACTGGCCACCTTGTACAATAAGTAAAAAGTGGGCAGGTTCAAGTTTTGTTCAATTTGGATTATTTTTACACAAATTTATGAAAGGATTACATAAAATGAAAATAGTAGAAAAAGGTCCGCTGATTAGGGTAAGGGGGTTAAATCAGCCAAAACCACCACCTGAGGGAAGAATACAAGTTAGAATAATAGAACATGAAAAACGAAGAAAAGAAATAAAGAAAGAACAGGAAAGAAAGAAAGACGCTTTAATGAAATATACAATGAATAAAGTAGAAAAAGAGCGAGAAGAAAAAAAGATTATTAAATTAGATGAAATAGGAAAAAGAACACCAATAAATTTAAAAACATTTACTAAGAAATCAAAGGTAGAAAGAGCAAGATATAGATTGAAGAGGTTAAGAGAAGCAGCGAGACAAGCCCGTGAAACGAATAATACTGAAAGCAATTTTAAAATAAATTAATAAAATTATAGAATTATTAATTTATATATTTAATGGAAATCAGGATTATCTGGATGTTCCTCTGTATTAGATATTATATTGTTAGAATTATCTCTGTTAGTAACTGATGAAATTTGTTGTCTAATATGATAAGTTTCTTCATTAAAAAGATTACCATTTGAGGGAGGAGTAGGTAGAGAAAATGTATAAGAAGCTTCAACAATATTAGAAGACATGTCAAAGCCTCTATTTCGTAAAACATTGGATAATCCAGTTTCAATAGTATTTGTAACATTTCTTAAAAAATTATGTGTAGTTCTGTCAACACCGGGGATAGTTGGGAGAGAAGTCTCCGTGCTGTTAGCATTCAATACACCTTCTCTAAAAATATTAGATATATTAGATATATTTGGTAAATTAGATTGTGTGGTGGGGGGAGGTGGAGGTGGTTGTGAAAGATGGACTGGTTGCGGAGGTGGAGGTGGAGGTATTGTAGGCCTTGGTATATTATTATTAGAACTATCAATGTTTGTAATAGCCGTATTGTATATATCCCAGCGACAAACGGGACATCTTGAATCTAATTGAAACCATCGCATTAAAGAATCTTTAACAAAACAATGTTTACAATGTCTAATCATCATAATTTCGTCAGCAGAAGTAAAACTTCGTTGTCTAATAGGGCAAGTAGTATTATTTGGGTCTGGTCCGGTCCATGTTCCACCGGTAATTTGCCACCAATAGCAAGTAATAGTAGAAGCAGAAATATCTCTAGAGCTAGGAATAGATTGGGACCAAGTTGATGTATTTAAAGTATTATTAATAAAATTAGTTAAATTGGGTAGGGTTTGGGAAGAAAAATTACGAGCGGGCGTCCCCGTGGTTGTTCTGGTATTAATTCTAACTCTAGGGGTAGTAGTATTTCTAGAAAGATTATTAGATGTATTAGGAAAATAACTACGACTAAAGGGGTTATGTCTAGTAGTTGATGTGGTATCAAATATAGAACTAATTGGACGATAAGAATTTCTTTCCCTATAATTTCTTCTTCTTTCTCGCGGCATTTCATATGTAGGCATATTCAAATTATGATTATTCATAGTATGTTGGTGAACATTTTCACAATAGGTATCAAGTATATTACTTACTCTATTATTGATATTTTCCATCATAGTGATAGAGCGATTACATACGCTGAAATAACCGTGTACAATATCTTCAAACTGGTTAGGATTAGGATTTCTGTTCATAATTAAATATATTAAAAGAAAAATGTTTAAATGTAAATATATTTAATAATATAAATGTCTAAAAGAATAGTTAAGAAATATGAAAATTTAGGATTAACTGGGTTAGCTAATCTAGGCAATACCTGTTTTTTAAATTCAACATTGCAATGTTTGTCACACACATACGAATTAAATGAATTTTTAAATATAGAGAATGGAAAAGGAAAAAAAGTGTATGAGAGTAAATTAAATAGAGTTCCGGATAGTTTGATATTAATGGAGTGGGATAAATTAAGAAAATTAATGTGGAGTGAAAATTGTACAATAAACCCAGCAGGATTTGTGGATTCAATACAAAAAGTGGCAACTATAAAAGATGCAATAATATTTTCAGGATATGCTCAAAATGATTTAACAGAATTTTTAACATTTGTAATAGATTGTTTTCATAATTCATTAAAAAGAGAAGTAACAATGAATATAAAAGGAAATGTAAGAAATAATGTAGATAAATTAGCTATGAAATGTTATGAAATGATGAGAAATATGTATAAGAAGGAATATAGTGAATTTTTAAAATTGTTTTATGGAATTCATGTATCTCAGGTAAAATCATTGGAAAGTAATTATTCAAATATAACACCAGAACCATTTTTTAATTTATTATTAGAAATAGATAGTTTTCATTCATTGAAATCAAGTATAAAAGCATATACTCGTATTGAAAAGATGGAAGGAGATTGTAAGGTATTTAATGATGAGTTAGATAGAAAAGAGAACGGTGAGAAAAGAATAATATTTTGGGAATTGCCAGATATATTGGTAATTACATTGAAACGATTTACACCGGGAAGAAGGAAGAATCAGGTATTTGTAGATTTTCCTTTAGAAAACTTAGATTTAAGAGAATATGTGGTTGGATATCAGAGGGAGGGTTGTATATATGATTTATATGGTATATGTAATCATTCGGGTGGAACAGAAGGTGGTCATTATACATCATTTGTAAAAAACGCAAATGGAACTTGGTATCATTTTAATGATACAAGAGTAACAGAAATAAAAAATTTAAAAAATTTAAAAACACCAAAAGCTTATTGTTTTTTCTATCGTAAAAAAAAATATTAATTAAAAAAAAATGATGTCACTAATATATATATGGATGTATCGCCAGCAAAAGGATTTTCAAGTTTATTTAATGGCATAAATGGAGATGTAATGGAACAGTATCGTGGAGGTAATTTAAATCCATTTGTGATTACATTATTAGTAGTTGTATTATTTTTTTATTTAGTAATGTTCAATAGTTTAGGGAGTTATGCTAGTGAAGGACAGTCGGGAGTTCCGGGAGCACAAACTATGAATTTAATGGAAATAATGATGTGGGGAATATTTATATTTCTATTATTAATAAATGGATTACAATATTTTTTTAAAATAGATGTAAAAACAGCAGTAAAAAATTTATGGACAACGCCAGAAGTTGATGTACAAGTGAAAGGTTTGGAAGTGGAGGAAGAAGAAGAAGTTGAAAAAGGACCAACACAACATACTCATGTAAAACATAAACCACAAAAAGAGGTTTTTCATATAAAGAGAAATATTTATAGTTATGATGATGCGAAGGCAGTATGTAAAGCGCATGGGAGTAAATTGGCAAGTTATAGTCAAATAGAAAGCGCATATAATAGTGGAGCGGAATGGTGTGGTTATGGTTGGTCTACCGATCAAATGGGTTTGTTTCCAACACAAAAAGAAACATGGGAAAAACTTCAAAAAAAGAAAGGTTGTAAAGATGGTGGTGGAGGAAATCATGATTGTGGGAGACCAGGAATAAATGGTGGTTATTTTGATAATCCTAATTTGAAATTGGGTGTAAATTGTTGGGGAGTGAAAAGAAAAGCATTTAAAAGAGAAGAGGATAGATTAAATAAGCATCAATTAGGACCAAAAAGTAAAGATGAATGTAAATTTGACGAAAAAGTAAGTGAATATAAGAAACGAATACAAGATTTTAGAATGTCGTCGTGGAATAAAGAAAAATGGAAGTCGCCAGATTATAACCATAGTTATGATGTAGATGATTTAGAAAACGAGATGGCTGCTCAAAAACCTAAAGAAGTAGCGCATACGCATGCGTCACATAAACATAGAATACCCCCACAACAAATAGCATCAAAAGCTTCACCGGGTGATGTGGGTATGGCGGCGGTGCAAAAAGGTCAAGCGGAACTCAAACAACTTGCTTCGCAGTCAGGAGGAACAGCATAAATAGATAAAAAAATTAATTATAATAATTAATAATTAATTTTTTCTAGTAGTTTTTTTAGATTTTCTCTTTCTATTTTTAGTAAATTTTTTTTTACTCCCTCCTAATTTATTAAGATTTAATAATTTGTTGTATAATAAATCATCAATTTGTTGATTGTCAAGAATATTTTCCATATTTATAGTATTATTTTCTGTATTATCCCCTCCCGACATTGATTCATGAGCTGCTGAGTGAGCTTTTTGATGTAAAACTGCTAATGGGAGAGGAACATTTAAATTATCAAAAGCTCCTTTTTTGAATGGATTTTCTCCACCAACCATAACGGGTAACCCTTGTTTGGCAATAATACTATTAATTTTGAATCCCATACTTAAAACATTACCAGCTTCTTTATATACAGTGAAATCATTTAGGTTCATTTAATATATTTAAATATATTATTCCAATAATTTAAACATTAATTCTGGATTATTTTTAATAATATCTTCGTCATATTTTTTATTTATGAATAAATAAACAGCATTAGATATTTCATTATTGAAATCGGAAGTTTTTTCGTCCAAAAAATGCGGATACCAGAAGTTTTCATAAAATGAACCGGCCAAATTATATATTTTGTCGTGCAATTCATTATTATATTTTTCAATTTGGTTATTTTCTAAAACATTATATAATTCACGGTGATTCAAAAAATCATCTAAATTCCATTCATTTCTTATTTCTTTCCATAATTCATTATATTCATTATCGTCTAATAGTTTGTCCATTATCGCGAATGTTTATATAATATAGAAGCAATCATGTTTTTAAATCCTTTATCATCAATGATTTTACGATTATGATTTTTAAGTAGATCTTTTAAGCCATCAATAAAAATATAGGTGTTATCCATATTATTTCTATATCGTATCCAATTTTGAAAATCTTCTTGAGCTTCTAATTTATAATTATCCATTCTAGTTTCTTGAATTTTTTTGAAAGCGTTTAAAGTATGATTATCTAGTTTTTCTTTATTAAGAGGCAAATCATTTATATGCTTACTCATATAAATTATTTTATGTAGCTCCTTTTAATATCATTTACAAATTTAATATCTCTTTTACTTTTTATGTATTTCATAAGAGATTTGACTTTTTCTTCATTGGGAATACATTCTAATAAACAATTTTCAACCAACTTAAATGTTAGGGGGCTAGTAACTTTAGTATTTTGAAATTTTAATTTGCCGTCAGATATTTCAATAACAGCATTTTCTAAATTATTTTGCTCAGCATAACCAAAAATATTGTCAGATAAATTATTTCTAGTTTCTCTTAATTGTTTTACTTCGGCTTGGTGTTGTTTGATTTTGTTATCTAAACTAACCCAATTTTGAATATTCGTTTGAAAATCTCCCATATAGTATATGATATGAATTTATATTTAAATGTTTATATCATAAATTAACGACGTCTTTTAGTTTTTCTTCGTTTGCCCCCTTTTCTTCCTTTTCTTTTTTGCATGTGTTTTTGTGCCTTGTAAAGCAAGAAAGGTAACAACGCCGTTTTAAGAGCACCTACAACACTGCCGCCTCTTCTGCGTCTAGATTTTCTTCCTTTACTTCCCCTTCTTCGTTTCGTTCTTTTGCGCATTCTACGAGTTCTTCGTTTAGCCATTATATATTATATAAATATTTTTATCTTAATTTATTAGAATTTAATAATATTTTATTACGCATCAGTAATATAAAAATTCCTAAAATTAACAGAAAACTTATAAATACAAAAATAATAGATAAATAAATATATGGATATAATTCTTTTAATATTAAGTCAATGAGAGGTTTCATCATTTTTTTGAATTCATCCTTAACATCTTTTCTATTCAAAATATCAATACAATCATTTATTAAAGTTTCTTTAATGTTCATATACTAAAGTTTTTTTATAAATACAAATTATTTGCGAAAATATCACAAAATATATATCTTAATATTTTTTAAATGAATACTGTTGCAAAATTAAAAAATTATGACTTTAACCAAATTACATTATTAACACCACGACCTTTACAGGGTGGAACATATTTCTCTAAAGTAGTTGAAAATGGTGACAACTTATTGGTACAAACGCCTAAAATATACACAAAAAAGGGAATTCATAAAACGGGGAAGAAAACATATTGTGATTTATTATTTAGCATTGATGATTCTATAATTCTAGATTGGGTCAAAAAAATGGAAGATAGAATTAGAGATATTATATATGAAAAAAGAGAATTCTGGTTTTATGACGAACTTACTTTAGACGATATTGAATATAATTGGATACAAAGTATAAAAAATTATAAAAAAAAATTTTTATGTAGAACAACTTTAAATAAAACTTTAGATAGTTTAAGAATATTTAACGAAAGTGGTACTGAAATGTCAATTGGTGATTTAAAACCAGAAGCGAAAATAATATGTATATTACAAATTAATGGATTAAAATTTAATTCAACAAGTTTTCATATTGAATTTGGAATAAAACAAATAATGATGTTGGACGATACCAATAAATTTGATAAATGTTTAATTAAATATAATACAGCACCAAGAATTGAAATAAATGAAAGTGAAGAAGAAAATAAAAAACAAGAAGATGTAGCAGAAAAAGAACTAGTGGAAGAAGTGGAAGAAGAAGAAGTGGAAGTACCAGCACCAAAAGAAGAAGAACTACTAGAAGATGTAGAGCAAGGGCAAGAGACCGTAGATGAAGTAGTAGAACCAGAAGAAGAAGAAGAAACAGAAATAATAGCAAATATGGGGGAAAAAGATGAAGAAAAAGAAAATAATGTAAAGAAAGAAATAGAAGAATTTATAAATGAAAAAGAAACACGGAAGAAAGATTTAGAAAAAAATGAAGAATTAGAAGAATTTGTTTTAGAAATACCAAAAAATGAAGGGGTAATGAATTTAAGAGATCCTAATGAAATATATTTAGATATTTATAAAGCCGCAAAAGAAAAAGCTAGACAAGCAAAACTAGCGGCAGTGAAGGCTTATTTAGAAGCAAAAAAAATAAAGCAATCTTATTTAATAGATGAATTAGATACATCAGATGATGATAGTGAATTTGACGACGAAGTATTTAGCGAAAAGTAAGAGATCTAAGATAAAATAGTTTTTTTACTAAAAAAATATTTTATCTTATAATTTTATAAAGAATGATTAGTAGTGTCAATAAATTAATTAAAAAATTAACTTCTAATACGGCAGTAATGGCTATCGCTGCTATTTTTGTGATTTATGCTTTATATAACTATTCATCCAACAAATCAATGATTCTTAGTAATATGGAGAATGCACACCAACGCAATAGTGGTGAATCCAGTGTAGATGGAGGAGCATCAAATTATCAACCAGCAGATCCAGAGGGAGACAATGAGGGGTATGGAGAGGCTTCTGGAATGAATACGGATAGTTATGGTTTGCCACCAAGTTGTGCTAAACAAGAAGTAGTAAATCCTAGTGAATTATTACCAAGAGATGATAATAGTGATTTTTCAAAATTGAACCCACAAGGAGCAGGAGATTTACAAAATGTTAGTTTATTAAAAGCAGGACATCATATTGGTATTAACACGGTAGGGCAAAGTTTAAGAAATGCTAATTTACAATTAAGAAGTGAGCCACCAAATCCAAAGATGGAAACCGGACCATGGAATGGAAGCACAATAACTGGAGATCCTTACAGGAGGCCTTTAGAAATTGGAAGCAATTAAATATAATTTTATAATATGAATTAATATAATCATATTATATATGAATTTAGATATCAATGGGTTTGGTTATATATTGGTAGTATTAATAATAGGATTATCATTAAAAATATATTTAGAGTCTGACGCATTTAATTTAAAATGTATAGTATCTGATGTAGATGGACAACAATATTGCGTTAGAGAAAGAGCTAAACTTGAATTGGCTGCAGACCTATTAGCAAGAACTACAGTAAAAATGAAAGGTTTAGTCAAGTATATGAAAAAGGAATATAGCGACAGAGAAAATGTCAAAAGATTAGTTAATGGGTTTAGACCACAAAAAATTGTAGAGATATTACCAACAAGCAAATTTACAGCATATTCAGAAAATAAAGGGCAAAAATTAGCATTTTGCGTAACAAAAACCAAATTGGGTGATCAATTAATAGACGAAAATACATTAATGTTTGTAGCAATACATGAAATGGCTCATATAGCAACAAAAACTGTTGGGCATACAGATGAATTTTGGGGAAATTTCAAATTCATGTTACAAAGTGCTGTTAAAATGGGTATTTATAAGCCAAAAAATTATAAAAAGAAAAATATGTTATATTGTGGGATGAAAATAACAGACAACCCCTATTATGATCTTTAATCTAAGCCTTGATGTAAATGTGTTTCACACCATTTATGGTTTTCAAGTTCATATTCACCCTTATTTTTCAAGTTCTTATAAACTTTAAATTTATATGAAATATTGTTTTCATTTATTTTATTAGATTCTTCTAATAATTTAAAATTTGATGGGATATGTGGGAAAAATGTATCGCATTCAAACTCCTGGTCAATCTCAGTTAAAAATATTTTATCAATATGATTAGTATTTATAAATCTATTATACATACTTTCTCCTCCTATTATCCAAATTTTATCATATTTAAACATACCTTTCCATTCTAATAGATTTGGTTCGCTATATTCCTTATTATATAATACATATGTATTGTCGTGTTTAATAGCCGAACTCATAGTATTAGAGATAATAATATTATCTCTTTGTTTTAAAGGTCTATCATTCAAACTTAACCAGGTATTTTTCCCCATAACAACCGCATTGTTACCATTTCCAACGGTTAATTTTTTAAAATATTGCATTTCATTTTTTAATTTCCATGGTAATTGATTTTTATAACCAATGCCTCTATTTTTACACACTGCAGCAATAATATTCATTTAAATATATATATAAAATATATATATATGTCTAATATGTTTCAAATTAAATATATTATTGATAATAAAGTAGAACATACTTATGTTTTTATAGGAAATGATAACAAAAAAAATTTAGGTGAAAAGAATACTACATATATTAATAAAACTATATATTTGGATGATACAATTTCAAAAATAAAAAATAAAATAATGGCATACACGGATTTAGAAAAATGTACAAATGAAATGTATTTATTTGCTATAAATGAAGATTATATAAATCCTATAATAAGTTATAATCAATTAACGCAATTAAATAATTTTGACATGACATATGATATTTATTGTGATTTTTTGTCAAATATTAATGATGATATTAATATTAAAAAATGTAATATAGAAAATAAAAAATTATTTTCCTATGAAGATTTACTTAACAATACAAATGTTAAATGGGATGAAAAAAATAAATTCTTGGTTTCATTGGGTCAAAAATTAATATTCAAAAAAAAATACCCATACATAATTAATCCTTACAATATTAGAAGGATGAGCCCAATAATTCAAGAAAACATAAGTAATATGATAATGTATAATAACGATGATTTATTATTTAAATATGGAAACACAGGTGATATAATATATTTGTGTATCGCATCTGATGTTATAAATTCAACAAAAAAATACGGAATTAGTGATAAATATATATTAAATTTATATTATCCAAAATTATATTTACACGATAAAATTAGAACAATGGGGGAACTAGGGAAAAAAACAGACAATTTATATTATGAAAATAAAGATGAGTTATCAAAAAATTTTGATAACTATAATGGTAGGATAAAAATATTTGATGAAGCTTTTAATGATATAAAATACAATGAGAAAGGAATATTGAATATATTTTTTACTATTCATCCAAAATCTGAAATAAGATTACCATTAGAAATATTATTTAAAATTATAAATTCAAATGATACAATACCATTTATAAAATATAATCCAGGGAAAAAATTTGAAAATATATATAGATTATATTGTAATGATTATATGTCAAAAGAAGGTACAAAAATACCAGTTTTGTATGTAAATGAAAAAAATAAAAAATATAAAATATTTAAATTATTAAAAAAATTAAGTATGAGACAGAAATTGGGATTTTATATAGTTAGTAGCGAGAATGAAATTTATTGTGAATTATCTGAAAATGGGAATATTGATATAAAAATAGATTTTGATAAACCAAAAAGTAAAAATGAAATTGAAAAATTAATACAATCTACCGTAAATGAACATTTATTAATAAAAATTTATGATTTTTTATCAAAAAGTGGTTATGATTATGTAACATTCAATACATTTGATGATACAAATATAGAAATAAATAAAATAGATTATAAATACACATTTTCTCATAAAAAAAAAATAAATTTAAATAAATTTATAGGATGTTTATCAACAATATTTACGATTAATAAAGGAACTATATCAAAATTGGGGGAACAAATAAATTTAACATACAAAAGAGTTGCTTTTTATAATAAGATGAATAGTATTAATGAATTTATAACACAACAAGTACAACAACAAATATCATTAGATGATTTAATTGAAAAATTAATGAGTAATGAAAATATAAATTTTAAAAAAGCAAATGAATATTATAATAATTGGCGACAAGAAGTCCAATTACAAGTAGATACATTTGAAAATAAGAAAATAAAAATAGTAGATAACCCGGGTTTTAAAATAATTATGGAATTAAAAAATAATCAAAAAATGCAACAAGAGTTAGAAATAATTGTAGAAAATATAAATCATATAGGATATTTGCCACATATAAATAAATATATAAATGGGTTGATAAATATCTCAATGAAAAGTATTAAAAATAGTAAAGTAAAAGAGTTATGTTTGAAAAAAGAAGAAATAATAGTTGAAGAAAAAAGAGAGGAAGTTCAGAAAATTGAAGAAATGATAAATAAAAATTTATCTACAGTTACTGATGCATTAACATTTGATGTAGATGATACGCAAGTAGAAGTTACAGAAAAAGAGGAAGAAGATGTTCAAGGGTTTTTTGATATGGATGATAGTTCAAGTGAAAGTGATAGTGATAGCGATGATGATATTAGTGACATAGAAGGGGGCGCTAGTCCAAATCATTTTGTAGTTCCCATACAAAATAGAAATTACGATATATTACGAGAATTAGGAATTGAAATTAATGAGCAATTGGGCGATCAAGTTGAATTAGGTTGGGTTGTTCCAGAAAATATAACGGATGCACAACGAGAATTTATAGAACATTTGGTCGGCGATGATAGGGATTTTTTTCTTCAAGACCCAACCGATTTAGATGGAGTTGAGGAGGCAACCTGGGAAGCGTGGCATAATGATTTTGATACACTAGGAAACCAGCAGGGTGGTCGGGAACCCGAAAATCAGCAGGGTCGTGAAGAAAGATTATCGCCGGTTATAGTTAATGAAAATGAAGAAAATGTATTATTTCATATAGGCGAAAAAGAAGAAGAGAAAGAAGAGAATGATGACGAAATGTTAGAACAACAAGTAAGAGATCAGCAAATTATATTAGAAGAACAGAATGCGTTAATGGAAGAAATGATGAGACAATTTGAGCATCAATCGGGTGGTGCTGGTGAAGATGAAATAGATGTTGATTTAACAAAAGTGGCATTATCTGGTTCAAAAAATTATTTTACAAATAGAATAAAAAATAGACAATCTGATTTATTAGTGAAAGAAGATCCTAATAGTAGGTTTGCTAGTTATACAAAGACGTGCCCGTGGCAATATAAAAGAGTGCCGGTAATAATTAATCCCGATGAGAAAGAAGAAATAGATAAATTGGATAGAGAATCGGGGAGTAAATCATATGATGAACACATAACATCTTCACACGGGGATACAAAACAACATTATATTTGTCCTCGTTTTTGGTGTATAAGAGATGACAATGGGAAAGGACGAAGTTTATCATTAAAACAAGTTAATGATGGGGTATGTGGTGGTTGGGATGCTGTAATACCAGCGGGTTCAAAAAAGGTGCCAAAAGGAAAGCGAATATTTGAATTTACAGATAATAGATATCATGAAGGTAATGAAGATAATCCATTATCATATAAACAATTTTATCCAAGTTTTATGTCACCAGATAATCACCCCGATAAGTTATGTTCGCCGTGTTGTTATGGAACGCCTAATGAATATGGTGATTGGGAGGTATTAAATAGAGATAAGAAGGGTAATCCAACAAAATTTAAGAATAAAACAACGGGCGAAGAGAAAAAAAATATAAAGAATGAGACATTGATAGATATGTATAAGGGAGAGCCAAAATTTGAAAGAGATGAAAAAGGAAATATAAAGATGGATACGATAGAGGGGGAATTACAAAAGAGGGTATTACCCAAACCAGCGAGAAGGAAAATATATGAAAGATGTACTTCAAAAAGTAAAGGGGAAGAAGAAAGTAAAATAAAATTGGAACCTAAACAGGTTAGAGTGGAGGAAGCACCATTGATAGGAACTTTTCCGTTAAAATCTGGTCAATTAGGATATTTAAATAAAGCAATGCAGAAATTTTTGGGGATAGATAATAAATCAAGGTGTTATAGAGGTAAGAATGATTCAAGATTAAAACAAAATGTTCCGTGTTTGTTAAGATATGGTGTTCAGAATAATAAAAATCAGTCTTTTTTATCAGTAATAGGTAATATATATGATAAAATATCAAAAAATAAAGAGTTAAGATTTCGCTATATAAATAAAAATAAATCAAATACAATAAAAAATATAAAATCAATCTTGTTGAAGAACCTAACAATAGATAAGTTTATATCGGCTCAGAAAGGAAATTTAATAACATTATTTGAGGATGATAGAATAATTAAAGCACATAAAATGGGATATTTAAAATCAAGTAAGATATTAAAAGAAATTTATAAAGGAAAGAATAATTCAGAATTTTTGAATAGGGTGGTAGCATCTTATTTACACTTTATAGAATATATAAAAGATGATAAAAGTGTAATAGATCATGAATACATATGGGATTTAATATGTGAGCCAAAGAAAGAAGATAATTGTGGTGTATTATTTAATAATGGAATAAATATAATAATATTTAATAATCCGAATGATGATATATCTGAGAAGATGGAAATAATATGTCCAAAGGGAGATTATTCGGAGAAATTTTATGATGAGAATAGAAAAACAATATTTATATACAAACAAGGGAATTATTACGAGCCAATATATGAAGTAGAAATGGGGACGAAGGTGAGATATAAGATAAATATGATATTTGATTTGAGAAATCTCTCCCAGTACGATAGTTTAAAGGAAATAAGTAATGTGTTAGAATTGATACAAAATAAATTACAGAGTGAATGTAGTAGTATATTAAATATAAGAAACAGAAAATATAATTTTGTAGAGAATATAACATTAGATGAATTATTGTATTATTTGAAAGAAATGGGTGTAATAAAAAAGAAAGACGATATAATACAATTAGTAAATAATGATTTACAGGTGGTTGGTATATTATTAGATAAAATGTATATACCGAGTAAGCCTTCGGGAATAAAATTAGATTTGAAAAAACAATTGTTAGAAAGTAATTTGAGATTGTATTCAAATTATAATAATACTATAAAATATTTGAAAGAAATATGGGAAAAATCAGAGAAAAATATAAAAAGTAATCCACACAGTATAATAGTTAATGATGGTATGATAGTGGGAATATTAACAATAACAAATCAATTTGTTCAAATCTTCCCATTAAAAAAATATGAAGATGGTGATGAGGGAGAATTAAATATAATAGAGAATGATGATTATATAAAAGTAGAGAATGAAACAATGTATAATTATAGTAAAACTTCAGAATTTTTACAAGATAAAGAAAGAATAGAAACAATAAAAAAGATAAAAATGGAAGATAATTTTTATAAGATGTTTCGGAATATATTTAAAATACAGATAAATAAAATAATAAATTATGAGATAAAAAAAGAATTATTAGAATTGATAGAAAGTTTGGACTATGATTATATGGAAAAAATGGAAATGATAAGAGAAAAAATAGAAAGATTATTATCAGAAGATTATGTGGAATTTGCGGATTTTAAAAATTTAAATATATTGGAGTTGGAGACGTGTATGGGGTTAAATAGGGTAGATTGTGATAGGAAAGAATATTGTGCCTTTTCTAATGAAAAAAATATATGTGGTATATTAATACCGAAAAAAAATTTAATTAATAATAATAATAATGAAGAACTATATTATTTGAAATTATCAGATGAATTGATAAGATATTATAAAATAAGAAAGTATGTATTTTCTAATCGGTCATATTTATCATTTGAACATATAGAATATAATATAACCGATGAAGAGATAATATTATTAGAAGAAGTATTGGAGAATTATTTGGAGGATTTAATAATTCAGGGTAAGAATATTTATATAAAATCAACAAATAAATATGATATGATGAATGTGAAGAACGATTGGGTTCCAGTTAATAATTATAATCTTCAAGAAAAAAAGAGAAAGATAATATTAAAAAATAGAATATCTAGTATAGAACAATCAAAAGAAAAGAAGAAAGAAAAGAAGGCAGAAATAGAAAAACAGAGGATTAAGCCAAAAAAAATAAAAAAACGATTTAATTTAAAAATGATAACAAAAGAAGAAAAGAAGGCATCAGATAAGAAAAAAGATTCGGGCAGACATAATATATTAAGAGACGCAGTAAGAAATTTATCACAAGAAAAATTAGATATAAAAGGAAATTATAAAAACTTTATTTGGGAAGATTATGCGGAAGAAAAATTTTGGGATACAGATAATCAATACATATTAAATAACAAACAAATACCATTAATCAAATATTCATTAGATAATGATTTGGAATATCCAATAGTATTTGAGAAGAAAGGTTGGAGAGAAATATATGAGCAATTGATAGAAATGGAAGTTCCAGGATTGGGGTATAAACAGGGGATATTAAAACCAATGCAATCAGAATTAAAGAAAGCATGGAAAAAGAGATATGATAAATGGAAAGATTTAAAGAAGAATTCATCTGAGAAAATAACATGGAGTAAAGCAGCTAAAAGGGAGATAGCGTTATTGTTAGGAAAAGATTGGAAAAAGAAATGAATAAATAATTAAATTAATTAATTAATTATTTATTTATGATTATTATTTGGAAATAATTGAAAACTATTGTAATAGGAACCAGTGTTATTAGAATTAGGGGGTGTTCTAGGTAATTGAATGTTTGTAGTGAAAGGATTATTATAACTAAGATCATAATCAGGTAAATCGTCAGAATCAATATCTGATAAGACAATATCATCATTATTGATGTAGTGGTCATTTTCATCGCTAGGAATAGGAATGTTAGGTATATTAATTTCAATTTGAGTGGTATTTGGGAGAGAAAGTAAATTATTAATTTGAGTTTGAGGCCATACTCGTGTATTGTCAGGAGAACTGCTGGGAGAAGTAGCAATTTCAGAATAATCAAAATGAGTGGAATGGTTGGTTTGAGGTGATAAGTTAGCTAAGTTTGGTAAAAGTGGTAATTCTGTCAAAGGAGATTGATAGGAAGATCTTATAGTTGGATTTCTAGAAATTACATTAGGGTTATTTTTGTCATATAATCTAGTTAAAGTCAAATATCTATCAAACGCAACTCTTTTTCTAAGAGGATTACAAGAGTAACTTCCGCGAAGATAATATTTTAAAATATGTTTTAATTGACGAATATAATATTTTTTACGATTATAACTGGGATTTTCAGGAATAAAAAAGAAATTACTGTTAGGATAATTTGGGTCAACATCATCGTTCATTTGAGTAATCATATTGTATATGAATTCATATTGTTCAGAAGTTGTGGAACTTTCAAAGAAAGTATCAATTGCGTATTCTTTCATAATAGGGTAATAAGTAAGCATATATAATTCAATAGTCATATTACATTTAAAAAATCTATAAATAACTTCTGGAACATTAAGACTAGAATAGTATATAGAAAAATATAAAATATATAAATTGTGTTTTTTAAAAGTTAAATTAGTGAAAGGATTTTTTAATTCTGTTGGCTTGCAGAAAAGATTTTCACTGGCGGTTAGAGAAGTAACCCATAAATTAATAATATCACTTATGCGGAAAGAATATAATGTATTGTTTTGAATTATGTTTACTTTTAAATAGTGTTTTAAGTTGGAAAGAGGGTTGAAGTATAAATCACACTGATTATCATATTTAATAGATTTTTTTAATTTCCAAATTTGAATAAGTTTTTTAAAAGAATTTTTAATAAATTTTGCTTTATTATAAATGTTAATAATGTGCGATGGATTGTCATAATAATTATCAAATAAGTGAAAATTTGTAATATAATAATTAAAAAATTCAATATCAGTAACGTCAATATCACTTTGATAATTAATAAAAAATTGAAAAAATTTATCGTTCTTATGTTTTAAATTTTTCATAATATAAATTATTATATTCATTAATAATATATATTACAAATAAATTAATTTTTGTTTTACAAACCAATATCATAATCATCATCAACATCGCCAGTATTATTTGCGTTAATGTTATCAACGGAGTCATTGATAATAATATTATTTTTGGAGCAGGGGTCGGTATTGTCTTCTAAATTAAGACTATTTTGAATATTAATTTGTTCATTGATTTTGATATCACCAATTTTATTCATTTTATTAATGTCTAATAAAACTTGGAATGAGTTAGTTCCGAAATAACCTTCTTGACCACACATAACATTAGAACTAACACCAGTCATTAAATCTAATTCTGCGTGTCTAGCGGCTCTTAAAAACATTTCAGGAGTTTCTTCAAAACTGGCTTTGGCAATAGGACCAATATCATCATTATTAATTCCATGTCTGAAAATACTAACCATTTTAAGAGTGGCGCACATTCTATCGGAGAGAAGAGCCATATGATGATAATTAATATATGTGCCATTGGCTTCAAAATTTTCTTCAAGTTCATTATAAATACTTTGCCTAGCAGCTTCAATGCCCAAAATGGATTGAATTTCTTGTATATGATTACTAGTAGTTTTATTAGGGTCAATACTAGGAATAGCAAGAATTTCTTTAAGATTAGTACCAACCGTATCAAGACACCACACGTCAGTAGGAACATAATTACCACTTTCAGGTTCAACATTATTAGTAACCTTACGAATAATAATTTTAGGTATTTTTTTAACACCTTTTAAAATAATATTTTTAAGAAGATTTTCTTGAAAGTTTTTAAGTTTATAAATTTCATCAGTTTGGTCAAGGGGTTTTTCTTTTTTATTTAATAAAGCTTCAACTAGCCTAATTCTAAAAATAAGGTTGTCATCATTGAAATCACTATAGATACATTGAACAGTTTTTTGCTTAAGACAATTTTTGACGGCGAAATGTATATCATCCATAGAAATTTGTTTGTCTAACATTTCATCGCGATTAAGTTTTAATCGTATAATCCATTTAGATAATTTATTATCGTCAGACTTAACTCCAGATTCATTCATAATTTTTTCAAATTCGTAAAATTGTTCAACAATCTTTTTATCTTCGTCAATGTTTGTGTCGCCAATTTGAGGGTCAAAGCATATACTAAGAGAATTTACAATATCTTTCAAATTGCTATATTCAAGCGAATATTTTAATTCTTGTGCTTTTTGAGGATCGGTATGTTCATTACTTTTTAATCTAATAGTGGTAGATGGCTGTTTAGGATTTTCACTTAATGATAAAATTTCTTCAATCCTAGGAAGACCTCTGGTTACATTACTTTTACTGGCAACACCAGCAAAATGAAAAGTATTCAAAGTCATTTGTGTAGTAGGTTCTCCAATACTTTGTGCCCCTATCATGCCAACCATTTCACCCGGATGAACAAGAGACTTTAAATAAGCATTTTTAATTTTGTTCAACAAAATTATTACAGCTGCCTTACTGAACCTATTAACTATCAAAATTTCCTTAGCTGTAAGTTGAAAATAATAAGCAACTTTAAATAATTCAGTGGGTGTTGTATATCTATTAAGTTCTAAATTAGAATATTCGTGGTCTATCATTTTATAAAATTCTAAGGGTGTAATATCTGTAGTAAAGGTGGTTTTAATGTTTAAATTATGTTTGATATTGTTAATGATTCTTTTAAAATTAACAGGAATATGAATATTTTGTTCATTCCGTTGTTTAAAAACATGAGTGGCGATTTCGTCTCTTTTTTCTATAATATATTTTAATCTATTTTTATTATATTTTTTTAATTCTGTTTTTTGTTTTTTAAATCTTTTAAGTGCGTCGGTGTTGTAGATTAATTTTGGTGAAGAAATAGAATTTTTAGTGTCAGTTGGAATGTGATAATGCGAATATAGTTCCTCTAATGTCATAGAAACTATAGGTAGGGACTGTGTTTCACATCTAGTAGTTACAATATTATCATCGCCATATTTAAATTGTATAATTTTATTTTTATTATTTCTAACGGTCATATCATAGCAAACTTTTAAATCTTCTAAACCTTTAATTAATCGTCTTTGTATATAACCAGTTTGACTAGTTTTAACAGCTGTATCAATGAGACCGGTTCTACCACCCATAGCATGGAAATATACTTCTTCTGGAGTTAGCCCTCCAATAAATGAACTCTGAACAAATCCTCTAGCCTCGGGACTATCATCATATTTATTATAATGAGGTAAAGTTCTATCTTCAAATCCATAAGGAATTCTTTTACCATCAACATTTTGCTGACCTACACAAGAAATCATTTGTGCTATATTAATATTACTACCTTTACTTCCAGCATTTACCATCATAATAAACCTATTATCTTTACTCAAACTTTTTTTACCAATATTACCAGCATTCTCAGAAGCTTTATTAAGTAAAGCATTAACTTGTGTTTCAAATTCAACTTCATTTGTTTTACCTGTGTTATTTTCAAAAATAGATAAATGTAATTGGTTCATTAAATCGCCAACTTCTTTCTTTTTTTGCTTTATAGCAGTATCAATTTTACCATTAGTGTTATCATCAGCAATTAAATCACTAATACCCACACTGTAACTAGTTAATTTCATATATTCAGTTGCGATAGCTTGAATGTCATTAATAAAATTAGCCGAGTCTTTAAAACTGTAATCATTGAAAATAGATTGAATAAGGCCTTTTGAACCAGCACCTAATATTTTTTTATCAATCTGTCCTCTTAAATATTTACCATTAATAATGTCAATAATATTGTTAGTTGTTTTTGCGTCTTGAGTAGATTTATCAAAACTACCATTAGGGGTTTTTAAAGATAAAGGTGGTAAAATCTGTGACATAATTTCAAAACTACTAATTCTATCTTTCTTTTTGAACAAATCTAATTCGGGATTTTTATGATACATTAACAAATTCATAGCAGTTCTTTTACTGAAATCTATACCTTTTCTAGTAAAACGATAGCAACCTAATAATGAATCTTGAAATATACCAATTACGGATTTATTATTTGCTGGACTAATAATTTGTCTAGGAACTGCTGCTAAATATAAGAGTTCTGCTGCCGATTCCTCATCTTGAGGTCCGTGTAAGTTCATTTCATCTCCATCAAAGTCTGCATTATATGGTTTTGTAACAGCTACATTTAATCTAAATGTAGAACCAACTCTCATAACTTTTACTTTATGACACATCATACTCATACGATGTAGAGTAGGTTGTCTGTTAAATAATATAGGGTCACCATTCATTAGATGTCTCTGAACAATATCTCCTATTCTAAGTTCAATATTATTTCTATCACTATGTCTCAATGACTGTTCATGTCCGGCCTTTCTTTTTAAGATGTTTGCTCCGGGATAAGTATCGGGTCCATTTCTAATTAATTTTGTAAGATAATTAATATTTCTTTTATTAACTGTAGTTGGGACTGTTATATTCATAGCAATTTTAACAGGAACTCCTAGTTCATCTATATCTATATTTGCGTCAGGAGTGATAACACTTCTGGCACTAAAATCAACTCTTTTTCCCATTAGATTACCCCTTACTCTACCCTGTTTTCCAACTAATCTTTCTTTAATAGATTTTAAAGCTCTTCCAGAGCGCTGTGCAACAGATGCTACTCCGGGAATTCTATTATCAATCATAGTTGCCACATAATATTGTAAAACGGTAGCCCAATCTTCAATTACTTTAGTATTGGCATTTTTTTCTATTTTACTCTGTAAAGTATTATTAGCTTTGATAATGTTAACAATAATATGTGATATATCATCTTCACTACGCTGTTGTGCGTCGTGTTTTACAGAGGGTCTAACTGAAGGTGGTGGGACTGCTAGAGTTTGACATACGAACCATTCTGGTCTAGACCATATGGGGCTAAATCCCATAAATGTAATATCTTCATCTGAAATTCTTCTAAAAATTTTGAGAACTAATTCTGGAGTTAATCTCATAGTTGGTTTGTCAGTTACTTGGCCCTCACTATCAGTTATACCATCACTACTTTCCCATGTAGCAAAAATACTAGCCAAATCTTGCTTTTGTATTTTTTTTGGTTGTTTCGCACCACATCCATCGGCTGTTTCTTCTCCACATCTTCTAACTTTATTGGCTTCATGAAAAACATAATGCCATCTTTTTCTAGGTGCCATTTTCAAACAATGTTTATGTTTTTCTTTAGATATTTTAAGTTTCCCACATTTAATGCAAACACATCTTAAAATTTTTTTGATAGGTTCAATATATTGAATATAGAATACAGGTTTAGCTAATTCAATGTGTCCAAAATATCCGGGTGTTTTCATATAATTATGTCCGTCTGTAGGGCATATCAAGCCAGCGTCTAAAACACCCATTCTAGGGTCAAACAATCCTCCAATAACGGGTTTGTTATTAATATAAGTATCTCTACTTGTAATTTCGGCAACAGAACTATTTCTAATTTCTTCAGGAGATAGAACGCTGAATTGAATACCTATAATTTTAGATGGATTTATATTATTTGTTTTTGTTTCATTATCAATTCCCATTATTATACTAATATGTGAGATTTATTTAGATTGTTTTACTATATCAATTTATTTATCCGGAAAAATTGATATTGAATAAATGATTTAAAATATTAAATATAAATATATTTATATGGCCGGTAAAAAAGAAACCAATGAATCTCCTAAAATTAAAAAGAATAATAGATCACGTTCCAGTAAAAAAGAGAAGAAAGAAAGAAAGAAAGAAAGAAAGAAGAAAAAGCAAGTAGAAAGTTCGGATGACGAAAGTGATATTGAAATAGTAGAAGAACTTTCAGAAGAAGAGGACGAACAATTTGATAATTTAGCTTTTCAAAAAATGTTAGCTAAACATTTCCCATCAAGACATCAAAATGAAAAAATGAAAAAATCCGAAGCAATTGAAAAATTGAAAGATAATGTAAAAAATAAGAAGAAGAAGAAATCTGAAAAGAAATCTGAAAAGAAATCTGAAAAGAAATCTGAAAAGAAATCTAAAAAGAAGAAGAAAGAACAGGAAGATGAAGACAGTTCCTCTGATTATGATCCAAAAAAAGATAAATATGAAGAACACGACGAAGATGAATGGGTAGATGAAGATGAATTGCAAGAAGCTTTGAGAGAAGAGGAAGAATTAATGGCACCGAATCAAAATATGAAATTTAATATTGTATTTTCATCAAGAATGCCCGGTATGCCGGGATGGGAAGATGAGGATGAATATGAGGATGAATATGAAGAAGATTGGTATGAAGAAGATGATGATCAATTTGAAGATAGTTTTGAAGATGATACAGATAATGAGGAAAAAGAAGAAGACGAAGAGTCAGAAGAAGGCGATGAAGAGGAAGATCTGTCTGACCGTGCAATGGAGAAGAAGGTGAAAAAATCTAATAAAAGTATAAAAAAAGAGAAGGAAAGTAAATTTAAAAAAAATGAGCGTGTTAAAATAAAATTAAAAGATTGGGATAAATTCTATGAAGGAATAATAAAAGCAGTTCATTGGAATAAAAAGCCGAGATTAACAAGATATGATGTAAAATTGGATGATAAAACATATGAAATGGTAAAAAAAATTAAGTCCAGATTTATTAAATCTATTGAACCAATGGAAGAAAATTATGAGGAAACATTAAATGAATTGAGAGAATTAATGAAAACAAATCAAAGTAAAGGAAAGGAAGAAATGTTTAAGAAGTTTGAAACAGTTGCTACTAAACATAAAAAGAAATTAGAAAAAGAAAAGAAAGCGAGAGATGGGAAAAAGAAAGAAAAAAATGTTACCAGATTGAGAAAAGCGTTGAGAGAGAAAAATGTAATGAATGATTTTAAATATTTTCGTAATATGGAATTAGAAAGTCAGACAAAAATATTGAAACAATTAAAAGAGGTGAATAAATTTTCCAATGTAGAGATGCCATATAGGTTGCAATTATTGAATTCTGATATTCCAGTAGAATTTAAAGCCAACGCAATGAAAAAAATAAATACATTGAGATATATGGATCCGGGTAGCGGTGAATATTATAAAATTAAACAATGGGTTGATACATTTATGAGAATACCATTTGGTAAATACCAGACTCTCCCGGTATCTATGGCGGATGGAGAAGAGAAATATCAGGCGTTTATGGTAAATGCCAAAAAAATATTAGATGATGCGGTATATGGAATGAACGATGCTAAAATGCAAATACTACAAATGGTTGGACAATTGATAAGTAATCCAGCCGCAATAGGTTCTGCTATAGCTGTAAAAGGTCCGCCGGGAACTGGTAAAACTACATTAATTAAAGAAGGGGTTAGCAAAATTTTAAATAGGCCGTTTGCCTTTTTAGCATTGGGTGGCGCCACAGATAGTTCATTTTTAGAAGGACATTCATATACATATGAGGGTAGTTGTTGGGGGAAAGTAGTAGATATATTAATTAATGCAAAATGTATGAACCCATTAATATATTTTGACGAATTAGATAAAGTAAGCGTAACTCCTAGAGGCGAAGAAATAACGGGTATATTAACACATTTGACCGATACAACTCAGAATGATAAATTTCATGATAAATATTTTGCTAATGTAGATTTTAATTTAAATCAAGCAATGTTTATATTTAGTTATAATCATGAAGAAAAAGTGAATCCAATATTGAAAGATAGAATGTATAGAATAGATACTGCTGGTTATAAACATCAAGAAAAATGTGTGATTGCTCAAGAGTATTTAATACCAAAAATAAGAGCGAATGTTAATTTTAAAGAGGGAGATATAATTATACCCGATGCAACAATAAAATATTTATCAGAAGCTTTTACTGAAAATGAAAAGGGTGTAAGAAATTTGAAAAGATGTTTGGAAATAATTCATACAAAATTGAATTTATATCGTTTAATGCCAGAGGGAACAGATTTATTTGAAAAAGAAAAAACCTTAAAAGTAAAATTCCCTTTTACGGTAACAAAAGAAGTGGTTGATAAATTAATAAAGAAAAAGGAAGGTAATGGAGTTCCGTATGGAATGTATGTGTAAGTGAAGAAATTTTGTATTAATAATATAAAATTTTTTTATAAATTTAAGATCCAAAACCCTAATACTAACCCAATGATATCATGAAAATTGATTTTAAATAGCATGAAAATTAATACAGTATAACCCCTATACAATGACTACTAAACAAAGAAAAAAAACTAAAATGAAGACTACTGACCCTATTGAAGTTGATTCCAAGCTGGTCATAGCACAGTATCCTGATCAGGCTTTAAGAATACTGGATACCTATGGAGTAGCCGTAGTACCATTAAATGTAGATGGTGCGTCACTGAAACAAGCCCTTAAAGAAACAAAGTTTTACAATACTGCCAACGCAATATTCAAGGACGAATTTAAGGTAGCCGAGCCCACTATGGAAGAGAAACAAAATCCAGCGACCTATCAAAAACGCAAGGCGGGTGATGACGCACAAGGAATGTTACATCAATATGGCACCCCCATTCACCATTTACTACAGGATAACAGCAGGTTTCGCCAAACAATGACCGCATTATATGGTGGCGAAATTAAGTATCTACCTAACAGGTTAAGGAAATGCATCAAATTTAAAAATGAACCAAAAAGCCTCCATATTGAAGCCCACGAATTATTTAAGGTAGATGATGATGGAAACATATCCCTTATCCCTGGTGAAATAGCTACTATAGTAGGATTAACAGGTATCAGGAGATTTGGATTTTGGGATATGAAAGATGCCGACCTTAAACCACTTAAGGAATATCACGAAAAACGGGGTTCTGAATTCACCTTAATTGATCCTGACTATATGCACAATCACTACGCTGGTAGGCGACGAATGATCAACATTGATTGCACTAAAGTCCCACACCTTATTATGTGGCGGGAATCTAACCCACATGAGATCTCTCATTCCCCATCGCTATCCCTATTCCTAAGTCCCGTTAAACAATTTAATCAAACGAAAATTAAAAAAATTACTACTTATCAACCCGTAGAATACATTGGACTTACCTACCACGAAAGCGACCTACTAGGCTTATGCTACAATATGGGCGGATTTGAATGGCCCAGTGGTAAAAAACTATACCAATTTTGTCACCAAAGAGCCTATAATCACTACCTACCAAAAGTGAGAAATGACTACAAAAATTCTGCTGGAAAATTCCAAATGCGACTTATCAAAAATGGTAAAATTGATCAGCATACAGGCGAATATCAAGCAAAATTAAAAGAGCTGGGAATAGTATTACCAAAAGTGGCATTCGCTAACACTACCCCAAACTTCGTAATTGATATCACCAAACTTCCTATCAAAATATTATACGACTATGGGTTCATACCTACTACTAAAACTGACGAACAAGTAGCAGCCGATGCCCTATTAAACTTAAATAAACATACATCTAAGCCTATCTCCGCCGGACATCTACACTAATTGACTTACGCCCACTAACACTACTCCTATCATATCTATTTTAGCATTACTCATTGAAACCGTTGAAAATTTTTTTTTCAAAATTATTTTAGTAGACATTCGGGTACAAAAAATAGAAAAGAAGCAATTCAAAAAGAAAAAAGAAAATCAAGAGGTAATTATAATGCAAAAATATTAAGCCATGAGTATTTATGGTAAATAAATTGATAATATTTTGTGATTTTTATATATCATAAAATACTAATAATTATGAGTAAAAAGGCAAACCAAACACAGCGCAAAAAAGGTAAAAATAAAGCGAAAAATACTTTTAATAAATATGGAAAAAATACCACCCGCGGTATAAGGATTAAACAATCAAACTTAGAAAATCAAGTTGCCAATAAAAAAAATCCTAATAAAAAAAATCCAAAAAATAATAAAAAATAATTTATATATCTTCTACAATATAATTTGGTTGCGTATTATATACTTTTACTCTTACGTATCTATCTTCAAATTCGTCACTAGATGAATAATCAGGTTTTAATGCCAATTCATATGTTCCTTCGGAACTTGTTGAACTAGATGGAGATGCTAAAGGTGTAATCATTTCTTCTTCATCATATTCTTCATCGTATTCTTCATCACTAGATTCACAACATATTCTATGAGCTCTCTTTTTAATTATTGGACAAACCCAACAAGCAAAGGCAACACAACCCATTATAACAAAATAATATCCCAGTATCTTCCCTTCCATATTAAAATTATTAGATATAATATATAATATTTTTTTACGCATGAAAATTGATATAAATATATGATTTATATATATCAATTAATTAATATGTCTGTTTATACTAGCAACGGAAGAAGATACTCCAAACGCATTCGCTTTATGTCTGATAAAAAAAGAATTAATCCTAACTCACACAAACTTGATGAATGTTGTGAAAACGGTATATATAAAATTAAAGAATATGGTGGAAAATGTTCAAAATGTTTAAAACATTCTAATCCGGAATTATTTAAAAAAGAAATTGCAGATAAAAATAATGATTTGGATAATCCATTTTATTCTAATGAAGTATTAGAAGAGGTTACTAGATTGATAGCATTACCGTTTGATCATTATCTATTTAAATCTTTAAAATTTATTTTTCAAAATGGGTCTATTGAAACAATAGATGGAATGAAGCAATATATTGGAATTTTAAGTGGAATACGTGAATCAAAATATGAAGGATGGACTGCTAAACAAGCGACTGAACTCACAACAATATTCAGATTCAAACATTGTAATAATTCATGGGATGGTATGGGAATGGGTGGAGAAAAATGGAGAATACAACACGCAATTTGCGGAGGTGTTATAGATAAGTGGAATTTAAAATCAGATGAAGTAGGTCCTATAGGATATTGTTATTATGCTATTCCAAAACCTCAAAAATTTCAAATTGTTAGTGAATATTGTAAAGTAAATAACCCTATACCTACAAAAGCAGCATGTTTTTCCGCAAAAGATAATAAAAATAGATTTAGTTTATGGTTTAGAAACATTCCACATTCGTCATCGCTTTTATAAATGTTTCAATGTTTTCATTATACTTTCTCCAACTTTTAATCCTTCAGATTGAACTGTTTTATTAAATTTTTTATGTTTCATAGCACCTTCTATTGTTAATGAATTTTTCCATTTACCATCACAAGTTCCATGTGGTGCGTGAGTAATTGTTTTATAATGGTCTTTTAATTGAAAATTTGAATTATATTTATTAATCCATTTATTAAAACTGTCATATACATCATTAATTCTTCCTGATTTTGATACAAAATGTTTTTTAACTTCCTCATCCCCATGTATATCTAATACCACAGTATAAGGATTTTCATCTATTATTTTTGATATCGCTTTCACTTCTGGTGAATTTTTTGTTTGCCAATCTCTATTCATATTATATCCTTTATTTTGTAAATACCATCTACCCATATATACACCATCTGGATTTGCTATTGGTATTATATGTATTTTATATACACTCATTAATATTTCTCTATCTTTTTTATGTTTGGGAGAGAAATACGAATCAAGAAATCCCTCCACTATCCAACTTCCTATACTTTCCCCGGGATGTTGTCTAGCTATAATCCATATATTTTTTAAACCATAACCAACTACTAACATATTTATGGGCCTCTTTTGTGACGAATAACCTATTATTTTATGAGTTACATAGTCTTTTTTTCTATATTTTTTTATTAACATATTTTTTTTTGATAAAGTATAAGGAGGATAATAAGCAAACCATATTTTATTATATTTTGGTTTTATTTTCCATATTAATGATTTATTTATTGTTGTATCGCATCTTTTCCATATTTTATTATCGTATGAATAACATACTTTATATCCATTCCATTCATTATCTAATTTTCGTATATTATTTATTTTAAATTTACAATTCTTTCCCTTAACATCGGATACATTAAAATAAAACCAATATTGATATCTAAATTTTGTATTCTTTTTATATGGGTCATCTACTATTCTTAACTCAGCAAATACATTTTTTTTTTCACATTCAATACTATCTACAATAATATTACCAGAATCAAAATTACTTTTGATTTTTGCGTTTTTGTATTTGAGTTTTCTTGTCTTACCTGGGAGAGATTTCCTTTTTGATTTTCTCCTTGTTTTCATTCTAATTATATATAATTGATATTATAATTAAAATTGATTTGTAAAATCCCAGTAAAATTTCAAAAACAAAATTGGATTAAAAGCCAAACTTGAGACAGATACATGGTTAGCTCCCGCTTCTTTATAATCTTTAACGTCTTTTAATGACCGGATACCACCACCACCAATGATTTCACATTTATTTCCATAAAATTTGCGAAAATGTTGTATCATAAATAATGAATAACCTTTTACACTAGGACCAGACAAACCACCCTGTTTAACTGGTAATGTATTGCAACAATGAAATTGTCTGAAGCCCTGGTCATAAAACATTCTAACATTTTTAAATTCTTCTACTGGAGATAATTTTATAATACACCATCTTCTTTTTTGATTAATAAACGGTTTCAATCCTTTGTTTACCATATGTTTATCAGTATTGGGACAACTAACATTTAATTCAATATCCATATCTTCAGGTATTTTTTCTACTAGTAGGGGTATTTCTTCTTTATCTAATATAGCAATGCTAATAATTTCTCCCTTTTTATATGTTCTAATAGCATAATCAATGCCCTGATTTCTCAATCCTATTTTATTGACCCAACCATTTAAATATGGAATAAATCTTAATGTTTTTAAAATTTGCGGCCATTTACCCGGTCTTTCATTTAATGTAAATGAACCCCGTATTGATGTAGTTTTTGGGAGATTTATATAATTTCCAAAAGGAGGACTAATAAATAACATTATTTATATTTGTAATGTTATTTTTAAATTATTTATTTAAAGACCTACTCCTGTTTTTCCTCCAGCAGGTCCTGTTTTTGTATTAGCTCTAGGGTCTTCTTGATATATTTTCAAAGCATAATCCAAATCCCTAATATTATCTATTATGGCTTTACCTTTTTTGTTAAGTGATTCTGGTCCATGGAATTGCGTTGGGTTCCATTTTAAAATATTTAACAGTCTATTTCTCTTCATTTGTGTTTGTCTAATCCACATTTGACCTACTTTATCCCATTCCATATTGGCGCGCCAGTTTTTTTGTTTTTCTCCCTCATATTCTTTCTCCAACTTTCCATTCGTTTTATGAAATTCTTTGTATTTATCTTCTAATGCTTCAGTCCATTCTTGTTTTGTTTTTGCATCAGGTCCCCCGGACATGCCCTCCACAATTGGTAAATTAAGCATATTTAATAAAACATATAAACCCATACACCCCAATCCAACTGTTAATAAAAAACTACTCATTTTCATTGTTTTTCTCATATATAATAACACAACATTTATTCTTTTCTATTTAAGTCATATATTTGATTGATTGATAGAGTAAAAGAATAATCAGCGTTGTTTAAATCTAACACTCTACCCATTTCATCTAACAATCTAATTTTTAATCTTCTAATATTTACAGGTCCAAAATAATTACGAGTAAATCCTAAAGCAAAACTACCAGACATATAATTGAAATTATCACCATAATTATTCATTAATTTTGCTAAAATATTTGTATCATTAAAAGCAGATGCTTCAAATGGAGATAAAATAACTTGCGAATGATTATTATTAAAAGCATCTACGGATAAATAAATATATTTATTAGGTTTTTTTTTAAATGGCGCTTCTGGATTAAATCCTTCAGAAATATTAGGGGTAGTATCACTCGGCTGAACATAATGGTCGCCATATCTATAGTATTGTTTTCTATATCCTAGTATCCATCCTAAATTCATTTGTATGGCTCTATTAGATTTATCATTAACATTAAAATCTAAATTATACTTGTAATTTAAACTAGCATTTACTACACCATCTGATATATCTGTTACAAACATTGGATCAGTAAAAAAATTAATTTTTTTATTATGATCATTATACATACAAGCACATCTTCGTAAATCTGGGTCAGTATCAAAAACTCTTGTATTCAAATAATCAACCAACGCTTCTCCACTATAGCTCCCGTCCTGAATTACAATAGTCTTTTTTTTTCTATTTATGAGATTACCATTAGTATCTGTATCTACTAATTCTATTGTAAATTCATTATTTTTTAATTTACTAGATAATGTATTTGAAGTATTTGCTATCTCTGCGGTTTCTAGAGCTAAACTGATAACATTATTAAGTGTATTTGGTAATTCAAATACAAAATCGGTTGAAGAACTATTATAATAATCCTTGCGAAATAGAGTGTTAATGTTCAACAATTTAGTCATTTTAGCTTTTACTAATGGATTTATTAGTCCACTTAAACCCTTCTTAGGATTTTGTTTTATAACAAAATGCTTATTAGGATACACCTCGCTTTTTTCTAAATTCGGCATAAAGTTACCATCTGTCAATTTATAATCTTGCTCATATGTGTCTGTTTCAAAGATTAATTTATTTAGACCTTTTTTTAAAAAATCAATTAATTCCAATTTTTGTGGATAATCTATTGTTTGATCACTCAAAATTCTACTAGATAATTTATCAAATTTGGAATTTAAGATAGCATCGTCGTAATTCTTTCCACGTTCTAATTCAAATAAATCAAATAAGTCTGTACTTGAATAATTGGTTATGTCTAGATCAGAAGTATTCATATATAAAAAGTAGAATATTTTAATTTATATAATATATACATATATGAATATCTTTAAAAAAAATACCGAAGAGATGTCAGCTAAAGATTATATTGAAAAAAAAAGAAACATAACATTATATTATGATTGTGCTGATAGCAAATTCCATAATAATAAAGCAAAAAGAATAGCATGGAATAGTAATAAAAATAATTACATTAGCACTATTACAAGTTTCAATAATCACTCTAATAGAATTAAGGTAACCAAAGGTTATTTTGACTTCTTTCAAAGTTGTAAAAACGACCCAGCTTTTTTCACTAAAGATGTAGATACTGAAAATTTTAAAAGCGACAAATCAGCAGCGTGTAAAGTACCAAACAATCAAAATACAGTATATGGAAATGTTCAAGGTGAATTAATTGCTCGTCCAGAAATGTTATCAAATGACCCCTTTTTCAATTTTGAAAGGAATTATGTAGAAATTGGAACCGAAAATAATACTGGCGATGAAAACAAACTATCCACATCCAACATTAAATGTATGGATTTAGGTAAAAGTATACCAATCTATTTAGCTGATTATTGGTTGAAAAATGAAAAAAATGCGATGTTAAGCTCAATTACATACCCTTTTACAAAAGATACCCCCGATGAAGAAATAGGACATACAGTTGAAGATTTTGCGGTTACTAGCGGAACATATCATCAATTACCGCTTCATATTAATTATGTTGAACAAGAAGATGTTACCGTAAAAATTGTTATTCAAAATAAAAGAGTAAAAGAAATTAGTATTCATAGCACAACTGATGGTTTGAATACATGGGATTGTAATGTTAGTTATGGCGATCTTGTAAAAATTGATTTAACTGGTCAAAATGATCCAAAAAAAACAATAGTATTAAAATTAAATTTTGATGCTTTAACTAATGATAAAAGATATAGAGTTTGTTATTAAATTACATATGATATTCTTTTAAAATCATATCTTTGGTCATAACCCATTTTTATTGTTATATCCACATCAAACACTTCATCATCTCTTAAACATTTTAATAATAAATGGTCATAATCTTCTCTAAAACTAAAACAATCATTTATTTCATTTTCATTCAAAAAATTAAACACCTTTTCTGCTACATAATTTCTCTCTATTCTTTCATAAATACGCACTCTATTACAATTTATAACATTTAAGAATAAGAATAATAATATAATTAATAATTTATTCATTTTATTATTATAATTTAATGTTTTTAAGCGATTGATATAAGTTTCATATCCGATTGAACTAAAAACCAATTTAAATAATCAGCAAATCCATCTTTAGGTGATGCCCCCTGTTGAGTTTCTTCACTGTCACTTTCACCATCTGTTGTAGATACACTACTATCTGTAGCTACTATTGGATTAATATTTGATACCTCTTCTGTATCTACTCCTCTATCTTCTTCATCCTTTTTTTCTATCTCATTTAACTGAGCATCAAATACATCTGAACCTTGCGGAACTAAACTATCAGATGACTCTGTTGCCTCTGTTGCATCTGATGACTCTGCCGCCGCCAAATCAACACCACTTTGTCCCATTTCATCTGATATATTACTATCTATACGAGCAATATCTCTTTCTTGTTTTTCAATATCTGGTTTAAGTTGATTTATAATATTCATAGTTTCTTCCATTTTTTTTTTGTTAATTTCATCAGCAGTTAAATTAGGATTTTCTTCACTCAGCTTTTCCGCACTGTGGTCTTCTTCTAATTTTTTTCCTTCTACTACACCCCTAGGCTTACAAACTTTTTCTGAAACATCAAACTTACATTGTTTTGCTTCATTGCAACTTTTTTCTCCTTTTCTTAACAAACAAAAATCATTTATTAATTTTTCTACTTTATCATCTGTTATACCTAACATCTCCATATACTCGTCGCCAGTTTTGAAGTCACTTACATTACCCTTACTATCTAACTTAAAATAATAATGTTCGTCCAATCCTCCTAATTTGTTATTTTTATGTGTTAAAATTGAATGTCTCCATCCTTGTGTGCCGACTATCGCACCAGGTAATTTAATATAAGGTCGCGGTCTTGTTGTGGTTTTTTTTATAATATTATATTTGTTTAAGACTTTTGCCACATAAAAATCGGAATGCGGTAATTTATTGTATTTTTCATAGAGACTTTTATTTTTCTTATGATATGTTTTCCCATCCATACTCATAAAAAATCTGACTGTAGCGGGCGATACAATATCTGTTTCACTTTTAGTTTGTCTTAATTCAGGTGTAGGAGTAGGTTGTATTGCCGGTTCTGATTGAGTTTTTCTCATAGTATCTTGTCTTTCTTTTTCTACCTTTTCTTCTGCTTCTTTTGCTATTCTAGATTGTTCTGCTTTTCTTTCATTCACTTTTTTTATTAATTCTTCTTTATTACCATTTATTTGATTAAATAATGCTGTCATAACTTTTTTCCTATGTTTATCTGTTTTTGTTTCCTCTGGCATTTTTTGATAAATATCAATAAATTTTTCAGGATTAAGTTCCGCCCATTTTTTCTTCATTATAACTTGACAACCACCATCGGGGAATTTTTTCGCGTGTTCAATTAATATATCCTTTTCAGCATCAGATAATGTTACACCCAAACTTTTTTCTACCTGTGATAAAGCTGGGTCATGATATTTAGATATACAATGTTTTCCTCTATGTTTTCCGCTATGTTTTCCTCTATGTTTTCCGCTATGTTTTCCGCTATGTTTTCCGCTATGTTTTCCGCTATGTTTTCCGTGTTTTTTACCAGAAAAATCTGCGACATTTCCTCTTGTTTGGTCGCCACGAACAATCGCTTGAATTTTAGTTGCTGCTTTTTTTTCATCTTTCATTTTTTGTTTTTCTGACATATTAACCGTAGCCTTAACAATCGGTTGTTCATTTTTATATAACATATCAATATATTTGTCTACTTCTTTTTGTGCTAATTTACAATTTCCTTTTCCATATGCCCTAAGGAATGCTGCGTCTCTTTCTTGGTTTGTTAATACTCTATTTATTTTGGATTTTTTTGTCATCGTAGGTGTTATCATCTCTTTAACTTTAAATTTTGGACATTTATCTGTACCCAGTCCTCTATTGATGTGAGGTGGTGTATCTGTTGTAGTAGTTTTACCAAAAGCAACACTTTTTTTCAAAGGTGAGTGCTTATCACCATCACTAATTTTTTTTAATTGTTCATTTGACATATCTTTATATTTTACATTTTTTCTCATTAATTCATAAGCCAATTCTTCAGTAGTTTGTTCATAAGATTGTTCTTTTATATCTTTTGCTTTTTTATGAATTACTTTACAACTAGAACCTTTTTCTGCTAACCTTTCGGCGGCTAGATCAATATATTGTTTTTTATCTAATTTATCTTTTACAACAAGCATATTTGTTGGTGCGTTTATATCGCCAGTAACCATTCTTTTAACTTTATTGGTTTTTAATTTTACAGATGCGGGAGAACATGACATATATAGTATATGCACCTAAAAATTATATTTATCTTTAATCGTTAAATATAATTAAAATTCACCGGAAGATTTATTTCCTCCTCTTCTTGCAATATAATCAATTTGTTCTTGAGTTTCACATGCACAACCGGTAGAACCACTAATAGTAGAATTTTTACAACATTCAGGTTTAAAATCATTATTAGCATACATAAATAGTTGTCCGGGTGGAAGCGGGACTTGAACTTTTTCAATCATTTCAGCAGGATTATTTGCTAATTGAGGACCATCGTTATTATTTTGTCCGGGAACACCTTTCCCCATAGCATAATCTAAAGCAGCCCCGCCGGCAGCCATACCTTCTTGTGTTAAACAATTGTAAGTTGTATTAGCTTGAATAAACATGCCCAATAAAATAGCAGCAACAACGACTTCTAATCTGAATTGTATAGGAAGACCTAATAGTTTAAACTTAAATTCCATGATATATATATTTAATAGATAAAAATAAATATATCTAAAATTAGTTATTATTTTTTAGTTCAATACCCAAAACATTTTCAATTGATTCCATTCCTTCTTGCGTTATACAATTACATAGCATATTGGCTTGAATGAACATACCTAGTAGAATAGCTGCAATAACTACTTCTAATCTGAATTGTATAGGAAAACCCAATAATTTAAACTTAAATTCCATTATATATAAATTAAATATTAAAAAACTTATCTCTCATGTCTAATATATTTTCAATGGCCGCATTATAATCGTAAATTTCAACGCCGTTAATATGAAAAGTTTTAGTATCGGTGATTAAATGATATAATGTTTTATATCTCCCCCCGAAAACTCGTTTACGAAAATTCGCTAAAGAATTAGTATTTAATTTTAAATAAAGATTTACTCCGGTTATTTTTTGTTGATTAATATAATTATTATATATATCCATATCTTCACCTTTAATCTTAACAATTCCAATGACTTTCTCTCCCATATCAAGTGTATCTCCAACTTTAATATCTGAAATATTTTTTGTAATACCGTTAAATAAATTAATTTTAGTGGAGGGTGTTAGACCGCTATCTATGAAGGAATGTAAATTAGGTATATCTTTTTCTTTAAAATATCTCCAATTTATCATTTTTTTGATATCTTTAAGTTCTAATTCATCCCAGTCCATGAAAACGGTATTATTAATGAAAATTCGTTTGCTGGTGGTATTAATACAATACAAATAATCTTTATCATAATTATTAATAATTATACGGTCAGGATGATCGCTAACAAGTATCCAATTATTATTATGTAAAACATAATGACCACCACTAACTACGACATTATTTAATTTATACATTTTTTCTCCTTTTTTAAATTTAATTTTTAAAATTGCTGTAACAGCGTCGCCATTGGATAAAATATCACCAGTTTTGATATTTTTAATATGAACATCGCTTTTTTTAGTTTTCATTATAGTGTTTTCATCAAAACAAAAAGGCCAGGGTGGTTTTGGTTTTCCGGGAGGTTCAGGAACACCTCTACTTGTAATATCCATAATGTGTTTTACCCATCCAGCAATGATAGCAAGAGGAATAGATAGTAATAAGAAGAAAATGGTGGCTGCTATAGCAAATGGCCATGTGAAGGGTATTAACCACAAAGCAATAATAGACGCGACGCCGATAACAAGAGCAATAATGGTTAATGTTAAAAAGTTAGCCATCCATGATTTAAGAGTTAAGTACATACTCAATATCAAATAAAAAACGTTAACGAATATTGTGGACATTTTTGCGAAAGTATCGTTCATCTTAGCTAAAATTTTAACTACGGGCATGAAGGCTCTATTAGCAGATTCAATGAAATGTCTAAAAAGTGTCATCATCATATCTTTTAATCTTCTTATAGCAGATCTAATAATATCAATGGAATATGTAAGCGCGTGCATAAATTTGGTGAGAGATGTAGTTATAAAATAGAAAGGTGCCGTGAAATGTCCAATTATAGTAGCTAAAATACCTTGCATGCAAGATTGAAAATTTAAGGCTGTAAATTGCATTGCACTCATATTATCGGGTTTATTAATAATACCCGCAAATGGAACTACTGATGGGTGACATTTCATTTTAGACCAATTAACTCTTATGGGCGCGGCTTGTCCTTGTATGTATAAATATGAGAAAAGGAGAAAGAAAGCGAATAATGTTAATCCAGTAGCAACAACAGAGCCACCATATTTATCTAAATATGTTCTTTTTTCATGTAATTTATAAAATTGTTTCTGAATATTATTCATCTTATATATTCAATGGATAATATTCTAGTCTTCCCAATCCCAGAAAGTATATTCACCAACTTCAATTAAGTGTGATTGGGTTACTAAACAAGATAATACCTTATCTCTAATATTGGTTTTTTCTGCTTTTTCATACTCACTAACAGGGATAAATCTACTTGTATCGGGGTGTTGAATAAGATGTTCTCCAGTAAGATAAATATGGTCATTTAATTCTTTACTAAAAATTTTGTAATATGGGGAATATTTGTCACCTAAAATATTTAATGTAGCAGTAACTTTATTATCGTTTTCTAAAATATCACCAATTTTTATATTTTTCATTTTTTTAAGTTTGCCATTATTCATTTTAACTTTGGTATTGGGAGAGAAACATAGGGTTCTTAAAACACCGCCGATAGGGCCATTATTTGCGGATTTACCACTTAGTGCAATACCTTCAACCATATAAATAGTGGTCATACTCGCGCCAATCATTTTAAACATGAGGTCTTTCATTTTAATAATAATTCGTTGAAATTGAATAAGAACATTTATAATCATAAAATAAATACTTTGAATAATTCCAACAATTCTCTTTTTCATATTAAAGAAAACATCTCGTATCTTATTGATGGCACCCAACATAGTTTTACTCATATTTCCAATAATACCTAAAACATAATATACAGGTTCTAAGAAATGACCCATTAATCCCTTTTGAATTCTACCAATACACTGTGTAAAATTTTGAACGGGGTCGTGTCCTAAATAACTAGCTAAAGGCATCGCCATAGGATTACATCTATATTTGGGCCAATCTTTTTGCAATTTTTTTAATCCAATTGACAAAAAACTAGCAAGATATAATGCAACAAATAATAATATGATTATAACAGCCATTGAAATATCTTTGAACTTCATAATAAAATATAATGTTATTATTTTTTATTAAACTAATCTATTAAATTTGATTTTTAGTTTTTTGTACCTTTTAATATGAGATTTATTTTTTCTTAACCTCCTATTCCCTTTTCTACTAGAGTGGTTGTATTCTTTAATCTTTTTAGTAAGTATTTTCATTTGTTTTTTTAATTTATTAACATTTTTTCTAGTTTTATTTTTTTTAGTTCTGTTTAAAAGAACTTTAACTTTTTTTAATTGTTTACTACAATGGCCGCCTTGTTTTTTTCTAGTTCTTCTTCGTGTATTTTTTTTAGTTTTTTTCCGTCGGCGACCACCCTGATAAGAATCTGAAAAAGAACCAATTTTTTTTTTAGGAACATTGGGAACTTCTTTATCAAACTCGGTATCGGCCGAACCCTGATTTAAAGTTTTTAATTGATCTGCGATTTCTTTATTTCCTGCGTCCCCCGCGGCATGTCCTAATTGAGGAACAACAATATCACCACCACCACCAGCTTTATTAAGTTCTAATTGTTCTTCATTTGCTTTTTCAACATCAAAAACATTAGCTTTTAACGCATCTTGTGTAGTTCCATGGGTAACTTTTGGCATTGGCATGTTAATAGGAACTTTTCCACCAAACTGATATTTTTTTCTAGATTTTCTACGAATTTTATTGAGCATTATATATATTGTAAATAATAAAAGTTAAAAAAAAACTATAATATATTATTAAATGGATAAAGAAAGTCGTCTAAATTTAGAGAGAATGATAAAAGAATATAAACCAGAAGAAACAACAGATAAGATAAGAACATTGAAACATAGTGAAAGAATACATAAAGATGTAGAACGAATGTTGAAAATCCAAAAGGAATATAAACGATTGGATTTCAAAACCCAAGAAAAGATGATACAAAAACAATGTAATTTTTTATATACAAATTATTTTAATTTGTTTAATAGACTACTAAAAAAAGAATTGGATTTAAATATTTTGTATAAATTAATATTAACATTGGAAAAAATTGAGAATGGAGTAATAGACCAGCATGAGGCGTCTGCTCATGTAGGTCAAGTATTAAAAAAATTATATATTGATTCCGCAGTAAGAAAACAAAAGAAAATAGAACAAAAAGATGCAAAAAAAACGAAGAAAGTAATGAGAAAAGCGAAAAAAATTGGTTGGGCCGAATACAAAAAAAATCACATTGAAACCGCATCAGCAAAATAATCTCTTCTAAAAATAAAAATAGCGGAATATGGATTTTGTGGATATATCATTTGTCCATACGCATATTGAAATTTTCTTCTATCACCCATTAATTTTTTAATTTTTTCAACTGTGAAATATTTTTTAATAACTTCATTATCATAAACATATGATTTTAATATAAAAGGTTGTTTTCTTATGTTAACTCTATGTAAAATAACATAGTGTTTACATACTTTTGTAATACTATCTAATAGTCTATATGTATTTGGGACATACGTTAAAATACCAGATGCTAGAACAATATCAAAAACTTTTTCAGGATATTTTAATTCGGTAGCATCTTGAACTTCAAACGCAACACCATCATTATGTTTTTTTGCTAATTCAATTGATTTTTCATTGTAATCGCACCCAACATAAGTTATTTTTTTATCGGGGTAATAATGTTTTATAACATCATAATAATAACCAGTGGAACACCCAACATCAAGGATGGATATATCTTTTAAATCTTTTAAGGCTTTATCTTTAAATAAAAGGTCTAGTGCTGTTTTTAAAGCTTCATATACTTCAAATGTTTTACCATTGTTTTTTAATTCATTTAGTTCAAAATCTACTATTTTTCGTTGTATAACAGGCATATTAGGGTTTTTCCATGATTCGGTATATGGATGTGTGTCTCGTTGTTCAATAAGTGTTTCTTGAACATTTTTTGTTTTAGATATTTTTTCAAATAATTGACCGTGAGAAGTCATTATACCAATATAAATAAAAATATATTTATATCATTATTGTTTAAACATATTGAGAGACCATACTAAACCAAAAAAATATAAAGGAATTACAGGCCTTAACATTTTTCTTTTGATGGGGTCTATTAATTCAAAATATGTTAAAATTGTAGAAGAAATTATTCGGTGAAATCCAAACCAATATTTTTGAACATTTTGTGAAAGTTTTAATTCTCTAGAATTAGGTTTTGTTTTTAAATAATAATAAACTACATAGGTCGGAATATTAGATAATTCAGCTATACCCATAACGGTAGGCCATAAGAATTTAACAGGACTGAGGGACATATAATATAATCCAGATATATGATGATATATATACATGCCGTGTAATAAATTCATTTTTCTATTTTTAATTAAATAAACCATATCAAATAAAAAATAACCTCCTGTATTTAATTTAATTAATGGAGCCATATAACTAGAACTAGTTATAGACCCGATTAACCAAATGAAAGAAGTAGTTGATGCATGAATACCAGCGGTGCAATTCATAGCGAGTTTTTTTGTTTGATACTTTTGAAGTATTTTATTCATTATAAAATAACTATAAAATCCAAATAAAATATTTCTATTCATTAGTATATAAATATTATTGTCTTTAAATTAATTAATAAATTGAAATCATTTAAATATAACGTTTCATGTAAGTATAATATGAAATTAGTAATTGTAGAATCACCCGCAAAATGTAAGAAGATAGAAAGTTATCTGGGAAAACCTTACAAAGTAATAGCAAGTTTTGGACATATAAGGAGTTTTAAGAATGGATTAAAATCAATAGATAAAAAGAAAAATTATAAACCAACATATAATTTATCAGTAAGTAAACAAAAATATGTGAAAAATTTGAGAGAAAATATAAAAAAAGCATCAGAAGTAATATTGGCAACAGATGACGATAGAGAAGGAGAAGCAATAGCATGGCATATATGTGATGCTTTTAATTTACCAGTAGAAACTACAAAAAGAATAATATTTCATGAGATAACAAAACCAGCAATATTATCAGCATTAGAAAATTCCACATATGTGAATATGGATAAAGTAAATGCTCAACAATCCAGGCAAATATTAGATTTATTGGTTGGATATACATTATCGCCATTATTATGGAAGCATATTTCAAGAAATTCAAAGGATGGTTTATCGGCCGGAAGATGTCAAACGCCAGCTTTAAGATTAATATATGAAAGAGAAAAAGAAATAAAAGATTCAACTGGGAAAATAGTTTATGATACTATAGGTAATTTTACAGTTTTAAATATAGATTTTAAATTGAATAAGCCAATTAATACAGTAAAAAAAATGGAAAAGTTTTTAGAAAATAGTGTAAATTTTGAACATATATTTTCAAAAACATCAGAAAAAACTGTAGAAAAGAAATGTCCTTTACCATTTACAACTAGTGTATTGCAACAAAAAGCAAGTAATGAGTTGGGTTTCTCTCCCAAACAGACAATGAGATATGCTCAAACATTATATGAATCTGGTTTGATAACATATATGAGAACAGACAGTAGGACATATAGTATTGAGTTTATTAATAAAGCAAAAAAGTTTATAAAAAAACATTTCAAAGTAAAGAATGAATATATCAACAAAAATATAAAAAGTATAACATCTGGAAAAGAGAAAAAGAAGAAAGATAATAATGCACAAGAAGCTCATGAAGCAATAAGACCTACAAATCCCGAAAAAACGTATATAGATCAAGTAGGAAAAATCGGAAATAGAGAGGTGAGATTATATAAATTAATATGGGCAAATACAATTGAATCGTGCATGTCAAATGCTATATATACAAGTATTACCGGTATTATAAGTTCTCCTGAAAATGGAAAATATAGAAATTCTGAAGAATTAGTGAAATTTCCGGGTTGGAAAATTGTAAGAGGATATGAAACAAAAAATGACAATTATCAACTTATTTTAGATTTACAAGAGGGTGTAAAATTAAAATACAATAAAATAAATAGTAAGATTAGTATAAAAGATTTAAAAAGTCATTATGGAGAAGCAAAATTGGTTCAATTATTAGAAAAGAAAGGTATAGGACGACCTTCTACATTTTCATCATTGATAGATAAAATTCAAGAAAGAAAATATGTATTAAAAACAGATGTGAAAGGGAAAAAAATGAATTGTAAAAATTTTGAACTAATAGGCGATACAATAGAAGATATTGACGAAGTAAAAGAATTTGGTAATGAGAAAAATAAATTAGTGATACAACCATTAGGAATATTAGTTTTAGAGTTTTTATTGAAGTATTTTAATACAATGTTTGAATATGATTATACGAAAAACATGGAGGATGATTTAGATTTAATAGAAAAAGGAGAAAAGATATGGCATACTTTATGTAAAAAATGTGATGATGAAATGATAAAGCAATCAAAAACCATAGACGGTAATAATAGAACATTAATAAGAATAGATGACGAACATGTATATATGGTAGGAAAATATGGTCCTGTAATAAAATATGAAAAAGATGGAGAAACGAAGTTTAAAAATGTGAAAAAGAATATAGATTTAGATAAGTTAAGAGACGGTGGATATGATCTAGATGAAATAATAGAGACAGGTCCCCAAAAAAATGGTACAATTTTGGGAATGCATAATGAACACGAAGTAGAAATAAAAAATGGGAAATTTGGTTTATATGTAACACATAATGGAAAAAATAGCTCAGTGAAGCATTTAATGAAACAAATAGATGAAATAAAATTAGAAGATGTAATTCCTATTTTAAATAAAAATGAAAATAGTAATCCAAATGTATTAAAGGTATTAAATGATGAAATGTCAATAAGAAAAGGTAGATACGGTCCTTATGTAATGTATAAAACAAAAACAATGAAAAAACCCAAATTTATTAGTTTGAAAAAAGAAAAAATTGAAAATGTGGATATAGATTGGGTAAAGTCAAAACTTTAAAAGTATCTAGCCATTTGTATATATTTTTTAGATAATCCGAATTTTTTATAAAAATCTTCACATTCAGGGTTACTATTTAAAATAACTTTATAACAATGGCTATTTTTAGCAACATCAATTAATTTTTCTATAATAATTCTACCATAGCCTTTTTTACGATAATTACGATGAATAACTATATCTTCAATGTGTCCAACATTTTTAAAATTATGGATGATTTTATTTTCAATTAATAGGGTTCCTGAAGCAACTATAATGTCATCTACTTCAATAACATAATGTTTTTGATTTTTATTACTATTTATTTCGCCACAATAAGCGTCAAATTCCCATTTTGCTTTTTCGTATGTTACACCAATTGATGATAATTGAGACATAAGTTTTAAAATGCCTTTATCAAGATCAGTATATTCAACTTCTCGCAAATTATAGTTATTTTTTATCATTTAATATATATATCTAAATGAAAAAAAAAGGTAAAAAAATACTCAATAAAAAAGGTGGTGCTCCTCCAGTTATAGATTCTCCTCCGCAGCCAAAGAAGCCAGAACCACATCCAATGGAAAAAGTAATACCAAAAGACACATTAAAAGATTTGAAAAAAATACAACAAGTAAAATTATATAAAGCCGGGAGAGATGCTCTAGATGAAAGAACAATAATATATTTTATTCAAGCAATAACAGTATTATCTATTATTAATTATATTGTATCAAGAGATTTTATGAAATATCAAAAAAGTGAAGCGATAACATATATAGGATTTTGCGCGTCATTAGCATCCGCTTTTGGTTTAATATTAGTATCTATAATTAAAGAATTTGCGGATAAAGAATTTTCTAGTGAATTAATTAGAGCATGGACAATAATAAAGGCGATAGTATCTAGAAATGTCATCGTATGGTATATAATCCCACAATTGATGTTTGCAACAGGATTGGTATTAGACAATTCTAAATTTTATTTCATAGGTAATTATCCAGATAGATTTAGAAATTGGAATAATTTACTCGTATTAGGTTTATTTATACAAGTATATTTATTTTTACAATCCATGATAAATACACTAACTGGAAAACCTATTAGTCAATGGATGATACCAATGGTATTGTTTTTTGGAGTATTAACTATAATATCAGAAGTTATGGTATATGTATTATTATATTTACAGCGAGTTGATGGTTAATATATAAAAAATCTAAATGTAATACCACATTCACTTGAAGTTGCCCAAATTCCCGAAATTTTTAATACAAACTTTTTATTTTTATAGTTACCAATTTTAACATTTTTTTCAACAAATATTTTTATAAAATTATTTTGTAATTGTTCTTCAATTCTATAAACAGGTGTACTATTAAAAATGCCACAATTTTTTAATATTTGTTTTTCAATATGTAATATCCTATTTACACATTCAATATTTTGTTTATTCTTTTCAAAACAACATTTTATTTTATCAAAATATTTTTCAATTATAATATTAGACAAATCAAAATCAACGAAGACCCCATTGAATGTAATATTAGGTGTAGAATAATACAACCTATAAAAATCACTATTATTCAATATATTATTTTTAATTTTATCGCTTAAAACCATATGGTCCTTATTAAAATTGTTTGTAGCAATGGTTAAATACATTTTATTATTATATGATAATATGTATTTAAGTCAAATTATTTATTTTCATATTTAACACCATCGTGTTTATTTTTTTTAATATTATATAGCTCCATATATTCTCTACCTTTATCTTGTATCATGTGTGGGGCTATACTTATTATACATATATCTGTTTTGGCAAATTCTTTTGTATCGGTGAAATTTTTTAAAGTTTTAAGAATAACATCTGGTTTTTTTTGTTTCTCTAATAACATAATACAACCATAAGGTGCCTTTACAAAATTTAAATCATTAAATTCAGGTTGAATAGCTTTAAATCTGGAATTTAAAATTAAAACTGATTTCATTGTATCAATATTATGATGTTTTCTACAATATAATCCTAATAAATGTTCGGGGTCACCTTTAATATTTTTCTTTTTACAATCATTCCAACAACTATAATGTAAATCTAAAAATAGATTATAAGACATTATTGATGGATTTAAAGCCCAAATATATTTTTGTCTTAAAAATCTAAAATTCAATAAAGATCTGTCGCCCATTACTTTAACTAAATTACTACATTTAACTTTAAATCTTTCTGATCTACATCTCCAATCATCTTCAATCCACGCAACCTTATGTAATTTATTATTTTTAATATTAATCATACCATAATCATAAATATATTGCGATAGTCTTTGACAACTATTCAAAAAACCCGGGATTTTTTTCGGAAGAAATATAACATTTATACCATTTAGTATATTTTTTAAATTTTCAACAGTTTCTTCATATGTGAAATGAAGTTTATCTATACAATCAATATTAATAATCCATATAATTTCTAAGTTTAATTCTTTCAAAAATATCAACCAATCTGGGATTATTTCTTTATGTAAATCAGGTCTATTAAGCGCTGTAGTTGCAATAAATAATTTTGGAGTTTCCATTATATTATTCATTTATTTTAATATATACAAATTGTTTATTATGTTGTTTCTTTTTTTCTATGTTTAAATTACTCATATATTGTCTTCCTACATCCATAGAACTATTTGCTAAAATAATAATATTAAATGTGTATTTTTCAATTACACTTAATTTTTCTTTATATTCAGTTATTTCATTTAAATCATTAATATATCTATTTTTATATTCAAAATAAATTTTTAAAAGACCTTTATTTAAATGTAATTTAACTAAAGTGTCATCTAATATTAGCATACTAACACTATTAGTTTGGTATTTTTTATCTATATACCAGCGACCAATACAATTTTCAGGGTCTTTGATATCATTTATAATAAAATGGTTCGTCCAAATATTTAACATTTCCTTAAAAATATTATAACCCAAAATAGAAGGTAAAAGTGCCCAAATATAATTTTTACGAATAATGGAATAATTAATATGACTTTCAAAAGATAATTTAGAATTTATATTTACATGCTTAATGTGTTTTTTTAAACAAACTTTTCTATTTAATATCCAATCATCTTCTAACCAAAAAATACTAACATTATTTTTATCAATATTATTGAGTTCAATGTAAGTATCAATTTGTTTGCTTACTGTTAAACAAGATAAAAAGAAATCGGGTTCTTTTTTATTCAATAAATGCAAATCTATATTATATAGATTAGTCATTTCTTTAAAATTTTTACAAGTATCTTCATAGGTGTGGGGTAATTTATCAATACAATCTATATTAATAAAATGAATTATCTTATAATTTAAAGTATTTAATAATTTATACCATTTATGAAAAACCGTTTTATGTAAATCGGGTCTATTCAAAGCAGTAGTTGCAATAAAAATGTGGTTCATATATATTAAGTTGAAAAAAGTAAATATAAGAAAATAATATTTTCTTTTGTTAAGTCATTTGGCATATTATCAATATTATCAAGCATGTTATTTATATTATTCAAAAAGGTGCAATAATTTTTTTCTTTTAATTCTATATATTCTCTCCAAACATTAACTATATTGGGGTATTTGTCTTCTTTTACTTGTAATTTCTTTTTAATTTTATCAAAATCCATTAATACATAAAATAAATAATATTAGTTTAAGTATTAAAAAAGTTTTAATATAAATAAATAATGAAGTATCACTCAACACGATTTGAAGATTATATTAATGAATGTAAAAAAAATAATTTACATGAAAACATGGTTAAAACATTTAATCAATTAACTAATGGAGAGTTTACAAGTGAAAATCATATGATATTTTTTGGTAAATCAGGAATAGGTAAATACACACAAGCTTTAAATTATATAAAAAAATATAGTCAAAGTGGATTAAAATATGAAAGAAAAATAAATTTTGCCTTATCAGAGAAAAAACAATATATATTTAAAGTGAGTGATATACATTTTGAAATAGATATGGAGTTATTAGGGTGTAACGCAAAAACCTTATTTAATGAATTGTATTATCATATTATAGAAATATTTTCAACTAAAGAAAATCGTAATGGAATTATACTATGTAAAAATTTTCATAAAATTCATAGTGAATTATTAGATATATTTTATAGTTATATGCAAACAATTAAACATAAAAATATAAATTTGAAATATATAATATTAACCGAACAAATAAGTTTTATTCCAGATAATGTTTTAAATAGATGTCAGATTATATCATTTAAAAAACCATCTAAAACAATATATACAAAATGCATCAAAAATGCTATAGGTATAAATAACGAAACCATACAAAATTTAACTAATATTAAGGATTTACAATCAGATATTAAAGATTTTAAAAATTATGGTGAAAATATAAGAAATAAGATAATAGATAAAATAGAAAATTATAACGAAATAAATTACCTAGAACTAAGAGATTTATTATATGAAATATTTATTTATGACCTTCCTTTTTCTGATACTTTATATAAAATAGTAAATCACTTTGTTAAAAATGATAAATTAAAATTAGAGGATATGGATAAGGTGTATTATAAGTTATATACATTTTTGAAGTTCTATAACAATAATTATAGACCCATATATCACTTAGAGAGTTTTATATATTATTTATGTATAATAATCAATGAATTGTGAAAAAGCTTGTGAAATATTAGAAATAGATAAAAAATACACTACCGATATGTTAAAAAAGGCATACCATAAATCCGCACTTAAACATCATCCAGATAAAGGTGGCGACCCAGAAAAATTTAAAGAAGTAAAAGAAGCATATGAATATTTATTAGCAAGTAACGCACCTTATCAAGGATTAGACTTTGATATTGAAGGGAAGAGTTACATAGAAATACTAAAGAAAGTTGTAGAGGAAATCTCTCCCAGGACAGAATGGAATACCGTATTTTTAAATACAAGTTTTAAAGATATTATAAAAAATTGTAAAGATATATCATTGGATGTATTTAAAGGATTACAGAAAGAAAGAGCTTACGAAGTTTATAGGATATTATCCAATAATTTAGAATTATTTAATTTAACACGAAAATTTAAAGATCAATTAAAAGAAATTCTCAGAGAAAAATATGAAAATGATAACAATAATATAATTATATTACAACCATCATTGGATGATTTATTAAATGATAAAATATATAAATTAGAAATAGAAGATGAGGAAATTTATATACCCCTTTGGCATAAAGAATTAATACTAGATGTTCCCAATACTAATTCTACTATTATAGTAAAATGTTCTCCCATATTGCCAAAAGATATTACAATTGATAATAATAATAATATTTGTAAAAATATCAATGTTGATATAAAACAATTATTACATAGTAAAGAATTATTAACAGTTAAAATTGGAACAAAATCACTTTGGATTAATTCAAATTCTCTTAGGATAACTGAAAAACCTCAAGTTATAAAATATAAAAATGCTGGCATATTAAAAATAAATAAAAAACATATGTATGATACAGAAAAAAGAAGTAATATATATTTGGAAGTAAATCTTAAATAATATTTTAGTCATAATATTATAATCTGAATGTTATATATAATATTATGGAAGTATTAAAGGAAACAATTAATAAAACATATCAAAACCTATACAATAATGAGAAAAAACAGGCAGAAGATATTATAAATAAACCAGAGACAGTTGAGTTATTTAAATTTATGAAACAATATATTTATGCTGAACATAAATACAGTGGTTATACTTTAAGACCTTTGAATATTGAAGAAGTGCCTTCTGTAGATAGCATGGGTTCACTTAGTAGTGATGGTAATAGTGACGATAATGAAATGGCACCAACCGAGAGTGATGAAAGTCTTGTTAGTCAGGATAGTCAAGTAAGTAGCTCCTCCGATGAACCGCCATCACCCCTAAGAACAGAAATTGATGATCAAACAGAATGTAGTCAAGTTGGTTCTAAAGAAGGAGACCCATGTGAGGGAGATAGTGGTAAGAAATGCGTAAGTGGGATAGGTGATGGTCAAAATTTATTTTGTGCAACTGAAGTTGAAGAAAAGGAGGTAGAAAAAAGACCCCCATTACCTAGTGGTATGCAAGATGAATTAGAAACAACAGTAGTACAACAAGAGGAAATGCGTGGTCAAAAAGAAGAACAGCGACAGAGAGGTACAGAATTTGCGGGTGAAGTAGCAGCGGCTGCTCAAAAAAAAACAGAAGAAATCGCAATAGGAGAACAACGATTAAGGGGACAAGAAGCGGCTCAAGAAGCGGCTCAACAAGCCAGTGAAAAAATTCAAGCTGAAGGAGAAACTAGAAGAGCAGAAGAACAACGAAATGCGGAAGAAGCAGCAAAAACGGATGAACAAAGATTGGCTGAACAAGTAACAAGCGAGGTCGCTGAAAGTGATAGTGATGAGGATACGACACCGACAACAGCAACGAGTGTTATTCCACCACCTCCATCAACCGGTACTCCTCCTCCAATCCCACCCGTGCCATCACCACCATCATCAATGTCATCGGTTGATGAAGGAATGACGGATGTTATGAGACAAGGAATAGAAGAACAAAGATTGGCATCTGAAGAAAGAGAAAGAGAACAACAAGCAGCTCTAGAAGCAGCTAAAAAAGCGGAAGAAGAAAAAGAAGCAGAAGAAAGAAGAGCAAAAGAAGCAAATAAAAGAGCAGCAGAATTACAATTAGATGCAGATAGACAAGCAGAAGTACAAGCAGAAGATGCAGAAAGAAGATTAGGATCCGCATATTTAAATGGTATTAAAATTAGACATGGTGGAGCTGTAAAAGAATTAAATAGTGTAGAAGCAATTAGTCATAAATTATTAAATCCAGAGTTGATTAATTTTGGCGTAGCAAATAAATTTCTTGCAGCTATAGAATGGAAAACAGCAGGTAAAAATATAAAAAAGGCTGGACACTGGATAGATTGTAAAGGAAAATGTTATGAAACACTTACAAAATATTTAAATATGGAATTTAAATTAACCGCCTTTATGTTAAGAATTTTATCTAAAAGTGTAATAGATATAACTAATGAAAATCCATTAGTTTTTCATATAACTGATGCCGCTAGATTAACTGGACAATGGGAACATGATAAAGAATTAATTGATATTGTTGAAGTAGAAGAAGGTAAGAAAAAAAGATTAATAATGGGATTTGGACCCAGTGCTTCAGGAAAAACATTCTGGACTGAAAATGTTATAAAAATGATGGATGAAGCAGATCCTAATTTTCCAAAAGTATTTATGTCAGTAGATGGTGGTATTATAAGAGAATTTTCTGAAATATATCAAGAAGTTGTAAGAAACACCCCAAAAATTATTTTAGGATTTAAAAATTTGACACAGGGAGAAAAAATGGCACCAACAAATGGAGCAAAAAAAGCAATGAAAAAATATTTATTTAAACAAAAAGAAAAGAATGATGGAAATAGTGTTATTAGTATTTATGTTCCTGAGACTTTATCAAAATGTAAAATTCCAATGGTTCCATGTAACAGTTATTATAAAGATTTTATGGAATTAACAGGTGATAAAGATAGTTGGATTGGGATGTATATATGGCAAGAACGAGATAAATGTATTGTGTCAGGAAAAGCTAGGGAAAAAAAAGAAGGAAAAAAATATACAGATAAATACTATCCTACTAGTAAAAGATATGGACTACAAGAAATGAAAAAAGGAATGGGAGGTAGAATAGATATACATAATAGTGGAACACGAGATGAAAAATCAACAATAACAGAACATCCGACTGGTGAAAGGAAATACTTACTTAATCCTACTATTGTAAGTAGATTTAATTCAAATTATCGGAGAGCCGATAAGGTAGGAAATATAATCAAAGAGAGGCGAAAAAATTTACAAACAAGAGTTGCACCTCAAGCAGAATTTGGACAAGATGAATTAATACCAAATCCTACGGGAAGAAATGTTACAAATATCCCACCGCCATCAACTCCTAGAGGACTTCCACCACGAACTGGTGATCAAATGGGAGATGCTGTAAGAAAGAAGAAAGCTGTAAATAAAGCTACAAGAAAACTAAAGAAGAAGAAGAGACCAGTAGCACCACCACGCAAACAATCATTAAAAGCGGATGTTAATAAAACTAGAAAGAAGAAAGAAAAAAAAGGAACGAAGAAGAAAAATAAATCAGGTGGAAGAAGGGGCATTCTTACCAGAAAGATGAGTGGAAATAGGAGCAATAGAAATATTACTAGAAGAGTTAGGTTTAGAAAATTGGGTTAATTTTTTTCTATTTTCATCAAATTTTTTATATTCAGGACATTTGTTAAAAACGTGTTCAATTAATTGATATGTTGAACACAAAAAAGTTTTCCTACAATGAGCACAAGTTCTAGCGACAGGCATTTATATATATATAATTAAAGTATTTTTAATTATATATTATTAACTATTTGTATTGATATGAAATACTTCATATTCTTTTGGTTGTAAAATAACAGAACAATTACTCCATAAATTATGATGAAAAGTAAGATCTCCATAATATTTATGTTCGGGTTTGAAAACAAATTCGTTATGTTTTTTTGTAAGATAATCACATATTTTTTTAGCTTTTTTATGACTGTAATCCAAATCAACACCGTTTTCAATCCAATATCCATTATTCCAATCTTCAGTAGCAAATGGTCCAGAAAAAAGGTGAGACAGATCAACACCCCTTTCATTGTTATGTTTATATATATATTTTATAGTCCATAGATTTTCTAAATAAGGCATTATTTCATACTGATAATGTTCGTGATATGTAGAATCAAATGAAAATATGTATCGTTGTAAATCTATTGGTAATTTGTTCATAAATTATAAAATAAAAAAATTTTATAATTTAATTATTTATACGAAATTACTTAAGCTTCAGTTGCTACTGCTTTCTTTTTACGCCTTACAACCTTCTTCTTCTTCTTAACTACTGGTGCTGGTTCGTCTTCATCATCTTGAACATCTTCTTGTTCTTGTTCATCATCATCTTCTTCATCGCTAACTTGAAATGACGGTTGCGCATCTTCTTCTTCTTTTTCTTCGGCTTCATTCAGTTTATTAAGTGTATCTTCATCATCGCTATCGTCCATAACCATACAAACGCTACTACCAGCAATGCGTTGTTGTGGCCTTACACACAATTGGTCAAGAGACCATGTAATACCACATTTACCACCTACGAACCAAATACCGCGACAAGAGATAAGACCAGTAACATGTGAGCCCTTAGAAATGAGAGTATGAGGAGAAGGACCTTCATAATCGTCGCTAGGAATATACAATGCCTGTGGTGGTTTATCCATAGTAAACAATGACATATTGAATTTATTCTTCCAAAAAGGCAATTTCACTTTAAGGGTTGGATTACTGTCATAATCAAAATCACCAGTATATTCACCACGACTATCTTTTTCTTTACGATATTTAAGAACGGGGTTGAAAAGAGCATCAACAACTTCACGGCTCTGATTTTTCTTACCAAACCATTCCTTAGAATTCCTAACACAGTCATCCTTCAACTTGTTTTCAAATTCTTTAAATTTCTCTAGCATAGCAGCTTGAGCAGGAAATTTTTCCGGTTCAAATTGTAGCGCCATATCATATTTACAAAATCCAGTGTTTTCATCTTGCCACTCATTGGCTCCCCATGTAAGCATAATAGGAACTTTCAATGTAAGTTTTTGTCCATTATAACTCAGTGCGACTGATTTACCACCGCGGGTATCAGTTTTTACTGGCTTGTAATTAACCTTAGAAGGTTGGAAGTTTTTAGTGTTTGTGATCATCATAGCAGAACTCATTACTCTATATAATACATATATTAGAGGATTTCTTTAAATCAATTTATTTAATATATTGGGATATTAATTATTTAATGTACACAACTTTAATGTAGGCGATTTTCAAATTTATTCACTTGATTTTTTATACCATTTGCTACGCCAATTTTTTTAACAGCACTTTTAAAGTTACGCTTAGGTATAGGCGGTTCAAAATTTTGGTTTTTTACATGCAATAATGGAGGTGGAGCCATAGGTGGTTCTAATCCTAATTCAGATGAGAATGTATTTTTATACCAATGTTCTCCCCCATTTGCTGATAGTGCGTTTTTCGTAGTTGGAGTTAAATCTCTAGGCATATTTTGAGAAAGTTTTACATCATAAGTAGGTATCTCACCACCTTTAAACTGTTTTTTTTGCAAGGTTTTGCTTAGTCTTTTAGTTGGACTTTTCTTCATAATAATAGGAGGGCTATTATTATTTTTAGGTTTAATTCTTCTATTAGTTTTTTTTGAATTAATTTTTGTATTATGTTTATTAATTTGTTGTGTATTTTTATGTTTATACAGAGGCTGTGGTATATTTAATATTGTTTTATTTATTTCTTCATTTCTCTTTTTATTCTTACAATTTATAAATACAAGAGTAATAATAGATAAAGCGAGCATTGAGCAAACTATAGTTAAAGTGATAATAATTGGTCCATTGTTTTCTATAGTTTGAATATTAGATTCATCTTGTTTGCTATTAAATTCTTCATACGTAATATTTTTAATAAAATCAGTGGTATGATTATTTTTTGGATTTATCTTTTGAGAGTTTGTAGTTGTCCTGGGAGAGAAAGTCGTTATCGGGGAAGATGGTATTTCAGTGGTAGTAGATGGTATTTCGGTGGTAGTAGATGGTATTTCAGTGGTAGTAGATGGTATTTCAGTGGTAGTAGATGGTATTTCAGTGGTAGTAGTGATATCATTTAAAATTTTAGTGAAATTATTATTATTTGTAATATTAATGTGGGATACATTTGATATATTAGATATATTATATTGGTTTGCGGGTGGAAAAGTAGTAGTTGAAAGTGTTTCGTCCGAACTGCCATCTGAATTTTCAATAAGTTCAATAGATGATGTGAATTGATCGTTGTTATTATATAATTTATATGGGTCATCAATACATATATAAATATTCATACTTGATAAGGTAATTTGATTAATTTTATTGGAAACACCCCATAATTTTTTACAATTATGAACTGTTTCAGATTGAATGCATAAATAAGGTAAAAACAGTAGGAAAAGTATTATTTTAGAGTACATTATATAGTAAAATACAAAGACAAATCTTTATATTAAAAACATAATCTATTTAAAAAAAAGCTAAAGAATAATAATATAATGACTAGAAATAAAGGGACAAATATGAATTATAAAAATAAATATTCTTTGCCAAAAGGCATCTCTCCCAAAACATATTTAAAAGAGAAAATATACGATAATATAATTTCATCAAAAAAGAAAAAAATAAAAATGACATCAGATGAGTTTTCAATACCAGAAATGAATGAGTATAATTTATTGTTAAAATACAATTATACGTGTCATCAATTATCGCAAATATGTAAATATTATAAACAAAAAGTGAGTGGTAATAAAAATGAGAAGATTTTTAGATTATATAATTATTTAAAATATTCAAATTACGCAAGAAAAATTCAAAAGGGATTGAGAGGTTATATGGTTAGAAAATTGTTTGAGATCAAAAAATTAGCTAGTTTGAAAAGTTGTATAAATGATACAGATTTTTTAACATTAGAAGAAATAAAAGATATAGAGTTGAAACAGTTGATAGTAATAAAACAGGTAACGAGAATAGAAAATGGGGGAAATAATAAATGTTATTATTATGCGTTTAATATATTATCATTATGGAATTTAATAGAAAATGCTAGAATGGAAAAAAAGAAAAAAATAGAAAATCCATATACAAGAGAAGAGTTGGATTATAAAAAAATACAGAAAACAGGGAGAAGAATATTTAGATTGACAAAGGCAATATATGGTGAAAAGATAAATATAGAATTTAAAGATGAAAATGAGGAAGTTGATAATTTAATGGATAAGTATAAGAAAGAGGCGGTTAATTTATTTCAACAAATGGATGCTTTGGGAAGTTTTATAACAGATTCAAATTGGTTACTAAATTTAGATAAATATTATTTGATTAGATTTTTGCGAGAATTGAGAGATTGTTGGGATTATAGACTACAATTAACAAATGAAACAAAAAGGAATATATGCCCTCCAAACGGAAGACCATTTGATAGTATAAATATAACATCATTGGGTCATAGACAGTATCCATATGTGCTAAGAAAAAGTTTGAAAATGATAAATAAGTTAATAAATACAGGAGTGGATGATAAGTCAAAAAATTTAGGAATATTTTATGTTTTAGGAGCTTTAACAATTCAATCACAAGAAGCGGCAAATGCTCTACCATGGATGTATGAATCGTTCGCGGTTCAAAACAATTAATTTTAGCATTGTTATGATATACGCTGTTAAATTAAATTAGTAATAATATATTAATTAATAAAGAACTTAAAAACAGATTATTATAGTATTTCATAGAATGCCAAAAGCTAAGAAGGTCTCTAAAAAATCTGCCGTAAAGGCTCCACCCGCACCAGCAGTTAAAGCTGAAGCACCAGTTCAAGAAGCTGCCCCGTCTCAACCAGCCGCCTTGAATGAACAATTTGCTTCATTGCTAGCACAATTGCAATCGTTGCGTAGTCAATTGACTACAGTAACTACTCAAGTCCGAACCCTATCTAAGAGGTATGACCGGGAATTGAAAACTGCTGCTAAAAATGGTCGCAAAAAGCGTAAGACCGGTAATCGTGCCCCAAGTGGTTTTGTAAAACCAACTAGAATTAGTAATGAATTGGCGGATTTTTTGAATAAGCCACAAAATACCGAAATGGCTAGAACTGAAGTAACTCGTGAAATTAACACTTACATCCGAGCACACAAACTTCAGGACCCAAAGAATGGTCGCCATATTCTAGCAGATGCCAAATTAAAGAAACTTTTGAAATTGAAGAAAGGAGATGAATTGACTTATTTCAATCTTCAAAAATTTATGAGTTGCCACTTCGCAAAAGCAACCAAGGCCACTCCTGCCCAATAATTGAGCTAATAAATAATCATTAAATTATTATAATTTAAAAATCTTATATTAAATTATAATAAATGAATTCTTCACCTGGAAAACAAATATATGATTTAGGATTAGAGGAAAATCCTATGCCACCTCCTATTGACCTAAAAAAAGTTTTGATTAAAAACAATGATGAACCAAATAGAAAAAAAAAACTTAAAAATTTACTTGAAACAGATAATATTATAATAGCACACGGATTAAAACCATTATTATATATAACTCAGTTGGCATTTTCAAAAGCTTTTCCTGAAGGGACAATATGTCACATTATACCATATTGCCCATCATATAAATATCAGAGTGATTGGATTAATATAAATAAAATTAAAATACCGTGTAATAAAAAATGGAAAGTAACTTACAATGGATTAGATAAAGCTTTAAAAGATACTACATTTCCTAGATTAGTTTTTTTTAATAATGCGAATAATCCATCTGGATGTATTTATAATAAAACTGAGCTTGGTAAATTAGCCAAAATATTTAATAAATATAAATGTATTGTTTTATCAGATGAACGATATGATAAATTAGTATATGAAAAATATCGTGAGGAATATGGGTCAATTAGTAATCATTATTCAAACACTATAATAGCCAATTGTTTGAGTAATAATTGGTCTGGTAATAATAAGTATGGCTGGTTAAAATTTCCAAAAAATATTATTAATGACGAATTATTAAAATTATATAAATTTTCATCGTCAATCACATCTTTAATATGTAATAATCCTAATGAAAAACTGCATAATGTAGCGGTTGAAGCATTATCATTAAGTAAAAATACAATAAATTATATGGAGTTTCAGAATAAAATGTTTAATGAGATCAATTCATATTGTCATGAAAAATTAGAAAATATGAAAATAAAATGTAGTATTACCAAATCAGCATGGTATAAGTTATTAAATTTCAACCATTATAAAAAAAAATTAAATAAAATTAATATTGTAACATCGGATGAATTATGTAAATATTTGTCAGAAAAATTAAATATTATCACGGTTTCGGGAAGTGTATTTGGTATAGAAAAACCATTAATTATAAGAATATCTTTTATAGATGTTAAAATAAATTATAAAAGTTTTTTAACAACCAGTAATGCGTATAATTATGTAAATGTAAAAAAATGTTTAGAAAAATTAGAATATTGGTTAAGTAATTTATAATATAAAGTTTTCTTTTTGCAAAATACTATATAACTTATTTTTATCGTAATTTTTATATCTGACCTTTAAATCTTTTAAAACTTCCGTATAATCTGTATTATTAATGTTAAACATATTATACGCTTTATGAAATTCATCATATTGAATGTCGTCTATAATTTGCTGTTCTTTCAAATAATCAATGAAACTTGTATTATTAATGTTTTTATATCTAGTTTTATATTTGATATAAGATTTATAATAATCAAATATTGTTGCATTTTTATTTTCATTAAAGTAATCACAGCCAGACAAGCAACATAGCCAGGTAAAATTAGTTTTATTAATATTTAAACAATCAAGTATAATTTTATAATCGTATAATAATACTTTATGTTTTAATAAACTTAAGTGTCTTAGAACTTTATTGCAACCATATGCAAACATATCCATATCATCACTTAAACACGCATCCACTTTCTTTTCTTGTAATAATTTCGCACATAATAAATCAGCCTCTCCATTGGCTGTTAAATATTTAAATCCCATTGAATCTAATAATTCTTTTACACAATTAATATCGTTTTTTGAAACTTTTATAGTTTGTCTTTTTAATCTGATTAACTCTTTTCTATCATTAGCATTATTTAAATCTAATCTATTTTTCTTTTCTTCATATTCTTCCAATGCTTCATTTCTTTTTTCATTTCTTTTTTGTATTTCATCATATTTTTCTTTTGGAGGTTTTCCATCAAATATAAATATAGGAATTATGTTATACTTTTTGAATATAATACTCATAAGATAAAATTTTTCTATAAGGCCGTCTTCACTTAAAAACTTATATATATATATCATTGTATCAATACATATTTTTTTCCCATAAAATTGAGATAGATGTATAGATTTGATTGCTTTTGGAGATTGAATGTTCAAGAATTTGTTTAATAGTTTTATTCCCATTTTTTTTCAGTTGATATATAACATTATCAATATATATTTATACTGTTTCAATTTATATTAATAATGAAAATACGGTCATACGAAGGTTATTACTAATAAATGGTGTAGTTTTCTTCTTTAAAAGTGTTTTTATATATTTGATGTCTTGTAAAAAATTCCCACTGTTATAATTTTTTTCTATGAAACTAAAAAGTTTATTATAATTATTATTATTATACTTATTAAATTTTATAATATTGATATTATTATTCCAATTCCATTTTAAAAATGAATTTGTATTGTATAAAAATATAGTTTTTAAAAAATAATAACTAAAAACATTACTATCTTCTTTATATAATCTTCTTATATTTTTACTAACTTTATCGTTCTCATATAAGCACTCGTAATCATCAATATCTAAGAATTTTAATATTTTGTTCATTTGAAATATAGAAAATGCCCGCTCAATATTTAAATGTGATTCAAAATATTCTAAAAAAGATTTGCTATTGATTTCGCCTTTTAAACTATAAAAGGATATAAAAGATAAATTAATAATATTTGCCCAAAATTCGGTATATGATTCTGCTATATCAAATGCACTTTTTATTTTGAATATATCTTTAATCTTTTGTTTTAAATTCTCAGTTCCTTGAGAATGAATGGGAGAGAAATCCAAACACATTGAATGCATTATTTCATGCATAAATACCTTATACCATTCTTCCAGTCTATAAATATATATTTCTCCATCTTTTGCACAAGCATACGTTACTGCCGTATTAGCATTATTTGAACCTATTATTTCTCTATTATTTTCAGGTAAATTTTTTTTTAATTTAGTTAGGTATAAATAAATTTTCAATGTTCCTTTTTTTTCAGAATATTGTTGTATAAATTTCAAATATATTATACTTTTTTTAATTATATTTTTGGCTTTTGTAAATGAGTTGTTATTTTTATTAAACATTAATACTTTAATAGATACATCTAACTCATTAAGACTGAAATTACATTCTAAAACTCCTTTCGCGTCTTCAATTTCGGCTAATATATCATTTGATACAAATTTACTTTCATATAATGATGGTTTCTCCACATTTTCAATAAATCTTATATTATAGTTTTCAAATGTTTTTTCCACTTCATTATTATTATTTAATATATCATTGTAAAATGTTAATAAAATCTTACTAGATAATGATGTTAGTTTAATATTATGTAAATTATTCATAGTAGGTAAAATAAATTTACAAACCTTCTCCGAATCTTTAGTATATAGCATATATAATATATAATATAAAGATTGATTATAATATTTATATTATTTATTTATTTATTTATTATCAATTAATTGTTTTCTAATTCTCATAGTATCATAAAAAGGAATTGGTGCTTTCATATTAGATTTCTTAACCCCCCTTTGTTTTACATAATGGCATAATTTTGCGTCTTTTGTTAATATCAACATTTTTTTGGCGTTTTCGTTTTGTTCATACTTAGCTTTTTGTGCTTCTTCCATTGCTTTCTCACCTTTACCACCTTCATTATAAAATTCCTCATCCATTACAATTTCTTTCTCTATATTTAATTTCTTTTGCATTTCTTTTCTAAAATTTTTACCTTTAACTTTTCCTGTTTTACCACCAGCACCTTTTGCCATACTAGGGTCTTTAGATATTGATGACTTACTATCTAATGAAAATAATTCCGCATATTTTGGAAAATCGTCAAATTTTCGGGAATGATAATAATGCTCTACCGTAGCCCAATTTTTATCATTAAGTTTAAATGGTGTATTAGAAAAATTAGATAATAATTTTCTCCAGTCTTTTATTTTATGTAATTCATCAAAATCCTTTTCTTTTTCCGATGGTATTTTTTCACCTATTTTTGTATTTTTCCCAGGTTTATGATGTGGCGATTTTGAATGAAAAACAAACACTATATTATCATCAAACGCGCCACTATCTGTATCATTTGGAGTTGGTATGGTTTCTGGTGCTTCTTCATCATCTACTTTCTCCGCCTTATTCGTAGCTTTAGTTTCTTCACTATCACCCACTGATGTAGGAACAATATTTAAATATTTATTGAATTTTGGTATATAATTATAAACACTTTTACCTTTACTTTTCATACAAGTTTCGGCAACTAAATTAACAATAGAATAAGGTAATTGATGAAATCTAAAAATTTTCCTATTACCATAAGTTATTAATTTAAAATGGTCATTGGGATCATTTTCATTATCTACAATGATATAATATTTTGGTTTAAATTTACCTTCATTCTCAATTTTAGTTGAAACCATATTACCACATTGCATAACATTACTATGTCTTCCAGTTTTATAATTAGTGCTATTTAAAACAATTATTTTTATTTTTAATAATTCTTCTAATCTATGTATTGCCGCTGAATCAGCCCAATATGTATTTTTTTTTATTGCCTTTTTAAAATCACCATATGTTTTAATATTTTTTACAAAATTTACAGTTCGCATATTTTCTTCTGCTAGTTCGGTTTCTTTTGTTAGTTGTTCTGCTTGTTTTTTTATATCTTTCAACTGATTACTCCATTCTTTATATTGTTCCGTTTTTTTTATATGTTCGGGTTGTCCAGATAGGCCCTGTTTAGCTTCTGTTTTTATTGTTTTTTTTAATTTAGTCCATCTTGGTTTTACTTCCTTAAATAATTTAACGGCAGTTTCTTTTTTGGATTTATTTTCTTTTATTTCATCGCTATACATTTCATACATCTCTTTATAATCAATAAATTGTTTTTCAGGAGTGCTATCAGATAATATTTGCCGTTGCTTACTGACCGACATTTTAATATCAATACTTTTGAAAGCTTCTTCAATAGTATAAAAAAAACAATCACCTCCACCTGCATTATCAATTAAGGAATATTTATCATTTTGAAAAAAAGTTTGAACCCAACTAGTAGTGGATAATTTTTTGAATTGTTTTTTAAATTTTTTATCTTGATTTTCACTTTCCATCTCACTTTCATGTTCATCGTCGCTATCGTCATCTATTTCAAGTTCTTTTAAAATAGTTTTATGTTTTTCTGTTTCATCTATATTTCCTTTTTTACTTCCATCATCATCTCCATCATCATCATCTTCTTGATCCGGAATATCATCATCGTCATCATTAATTAAACTGTAATCTGATAATCTAGTTTGAATATATTCTTTATTGACATAACTATTTAATAAGGGAGTTTCTAAGTTACTAATATCTATATCACCATCTTCATCTAGTAAATTAGTATATCTTTTTGATTCAAATTCATATAAACCAATTTGGTATATTTTTTCATCTTCTTCATTTACAATTAAATAAACAGGACATATGAAAATTTTTTTATTACTATAGTCTTGATTCACTTCACCTAAAGCTATTATAACATCAATATCAAATAATTTATATTCAAATAAAGCTACATCTTTATTTTGATCCATTTTATTAATTTTTTCACTTTCGGGGTAATTTAATGATTTAATAATTTTAGAATTAACCATGTGTCTTTAATTTATTAATAGAAATTTATTTAAGTAGCTATCCGATTTAATTTCTTCCATATATAACCATAATTCTTTTCTTCTTTCAACAATGTAAGAATTTTCAAAATTCAATTCAAATAAAACTATATCATTTATTAATTCCTCTTTCCTTTTTTTCTTTCTTTTATTATCTTTCAATAATATTTCATAATATTCAGAAATCATTTCCAAACCCCGTTTTAAAAAATTTTCTTTATAATGTAATGTTAAAACGGTGTATTCATTAGAAAATTCATCATTGTCGTATTCTGGTTTATTTACAACCTTTTCATGTGAATTTACATCATTTAATATGTCATCATAACTGAAGCCCGTTTCGTCATCATTATTCTCTTTAATAGAATAATTAATTATAGTATTTTTCATTAATTAATTATTTGAACATGTTTTTATACCAATTTTTTTAATCATCATTACTTGAACTGTCGCTATCGTCATCATCATCGCTATCATTATCTTCCAGCTCATCTAAAATATCATAACATTTGAAAGTGGTTTTTTTAGTTAAACCCCAATGCTTAGTATTTGCGTATGTATCAATGTGTGCTATTACTGATGTCCAACTAGCCTCATTATGTATTAATTTTTCTTTACCCTTTGTTATCAAAATAGATAAATTTTCAATAATTTCATCATTACAAAATAATTTTGTTTTATCGTCTTTATTATCTTCAATATTTTCTATTAGCGTGTATATTAAATTATACATATTATCTACATTTATGATGCCACAATTCATTAAGTGTATGAAAAAGCTACTCATAGATCTTCTTTTTTGATTAATTTTATTAGTTTCGCAAAATTTATCATAATCTTCTTCCGAGTCATAATTTGTAATGTTTTTGAATAAATCTAAAAAGTTTGTGAAGTTTGTTTTACAAATTTCTCTCATTATTTCAAATTTTTCAACCAATTCTTCGCATAATTTGGCATACATTTCAGACCAAAAAGAATTCATACTTCCTATTTCAAATATTGATTTACATATTTCATTGAGGTTTTCTTTATTATCAATATGCTTTTCAATATTGTCTGATATCTCTATTTTCAAAGTATCGTAATTTTTACCAGTAATTTTATTCAATAAACTTCTAATCGTATCTATTTCGGCATTTAGAGTTCCTTCTTCATTTTTTCTTAATTCGGTTATTTTAAAATTTCTTAATGTTTCCCAATCTTTATTTGATATTTCATCCTTTTTATCAAATTTACGGGCTCGTTTTTGTTTAAAAATGGGTGTTTTCTGATAATTAGGTGCTCCTACTTCTGCTGCTAATTTATTGATAAGTTGTATAATATCATCTGGTAGTTCAATATTGTCTGTTTTATAATAATCTTGGAGAGAGTAAATTTTCGTGGATTTTACTAGACTAGACATGTTAATAATTATTACGCAGTATTTATTTATATCAATTTTTTAGAGATTAATTAAGATTAATTAAGATTAATTAATACAAATTAAAGATAAATTAAAGATAAATTGATGAGACTTAAAGATATTTTATGATATATAAATTATGAGTTCTTTAACAACGAATCAAAAAAGAAAATTTGAAGAAATATCTTCATGGGAGGATGACGCATTAGACTTAAAACACGGGTTATTAAGATCAATATACGCGTTTGGTTTTGAAAAGCCGAGTCCAATCCAAAAAAAGGCGATAATGCCTATTGTCAAAACGGATTGTGATATTATAGCACAGGCTCAATCTGGAACAGGCAAAACGGGTGCGTTTACGGTAAGTGTTTTACAAAAGATTGATGAAAAAGAAAATAAGTCAATGGCCCTGGTTTTAGCCCCTACACATGAATTGGCCGGCCAAACAAAACAAGTGTTTGATGCTTTGGGGAAATATCTAAAAATAAGAACTTTACTTTTAGTAGGAGGAACCTCGGTTGAAGAAAATAAAAAAGCCCTATTAAACGAAAAAGAAAAGCCGCAGGTATTAATTGGAACACCCGGAAGAATACATGATATGCTTCGTAGAAGATATATAAAACCGGGAGATCTAAGAATGTTAGTTATTGATGAAGCCGATGAAATGTTATCTTCTGGGTTTAAAGACCAAATGTACAAAATATTTCAATACATGCCGGATAATATTCAGATTGGTTTATTTAGTGCTACAATGCCTGACGAATTGGAAGAATTAACGAAACAATTTTTGAGACATCCTATAAAATTATTGGTAAAGGCGGACCAATTAACACTAGCTGGTATAGCGCAATATTATATAAAATTAGGAAACGATACGGAAAAATACGAATGTATTAAAGATATATATAATGGATTATCTGTTTCACAATCAATTATTTATTGTAATAGTTGTTCTAGAGTGGACGACTTAGAAGAAGCAATGTTAGGTGACAATTTTCCTGTTTCAAAAATCCACGGAAAAATGCCTGAAGATATTAGAAAAAAAACATATAAATCTTTCAAAGATGGCGAATGTAGAGTTTTGATTACTTCTGATTTATTTGCCAGAGGTATTGATGTTCAACAAGTTAGTATTGTTATTAATTTTGATTTGCCTAGAAGTAAGCATACTTATCTACATAGAATAGGTAGAAGTGGTAGGTGGGGTAGAAAAGGAGTAGCAATTAATTTTATTACAAAACACGATACACTAACATTGAATAAATTTGAACAACATTATGAAACGGAGATTAGGGAAATGCCAATGGATTTTACATCGCATTTGGGAAAATTGTGTTAAGCACCTATTTATAAGTTCAAAAATATTAAAAATTTTCTTTATTGAATTCAATGTTGAATAAAGAAAATATAAATAATCATTTTAATTTACCCATTAAACATTTACCAGAAAAAAATATCAAAAATGTTAGTAAAAACTTAAAGGCCGATTTAGAATTAACTAAAAGTTCTTCCAAAAAAAAACCAATATATGATGTGGTTTTTCAACCAAAAACAGAGTTAGGAAAATTAAATATTGAAAAATTTTCCGAGCACTTCACAGACAATAAACAATTTTTAAAAGATAGTCAAAAATTATATAAAAAAATTAATATTAATTTGGAAAAAGATAAAATAAATGATATGATAAATTGTTGGAATACCATAAAAAATAATGATAGTTTTAAAGATAAGTATCAGTATATTGATTATGATAAATTAGACTTTTTAAATCATTCTTCAATATTTTTAGCTATTTTAAGTTTTTATAATTTATCATCCCCAGTTTTAAACTTAATGGTGCCTATATTTGTCTGCATAATACCATTTTTTTTATTATTTATTGTAGGAAAAAGTGTATCCTTTTCTGAATATAAAATATTATTGTATGCTGCTTTAGAAAAAATACCAATAGGTAAATTAATGAAACAATTTAATACCCCAGATGTATCACTTAATCAAAAAACATATTATCTTTTTATTATTGGTATGTATTTTTTTAACATATATCAGAATATATGTTCTTGTATTAAGTTTTACAATAATACATATTATATTACAAATCAATTTATAACAATAAAAAACTATTTAGATCATACAGATAATAATATTAACAAATTTTTGAAAATAACTGGAAAAATGAAATCATATCAAAATTTTAACACAGAATTGATTGAATATAAAGATAGGCTCAAACATTTTAGAGAAAATATAGAGTTTATTCCAGAAAATCCAATGACATTAAGAGGAATAATTAAATTAGGAGGAATTATGAAATATTTTTATACAATGCACTCAACATTAGAAGTGGAAGAAATATTTTATTATTCTTATGGATTTAATGGATATTTAGATTGCATATGTGGTGTTCATGATAATATTATAAATAAAAAAATAAATGCTGTAAAATTTAGTAAAAAAGATGTATTTAAATTAAAAAACCAATATCACCCTTTGATAGAAAATCCAGTTAAAAATAATATAAATATGAAAAAAAGTAAAATAATTACAGGACCAAATGCAGCAGGTAAAACAACAATTCTAAAATCAACAGTAATTAATTTATTATTAAGTCAACAAATAGGTTATGGTTATTATGATAAAGGAAACTTGAACCCATTTCAATTTATACATTGCTATATAAATATACCAGATACAAATGATCGCGATAGTTTATTTCAGGCCGAAGTAAGGAGATGTCTTGATATATTGGAAAAAATTGGTTCTAATTCAAATTTAAGGCATTTTTGTATATTTGATGAATTATTTTCAGGAACAAATCCATATGAAGCAATATCAAGTGCTGTTAGTTATTTAGAATATATTAATAAATACAATGTTAAATTTATATTAACGACACATTACATTCAGTTATGCGAATTAATGGAAAATAACAAAAAAATAATAAATCAAAATATGAAAACTGATGTTAAAAACAATGTATCTCAATATTTTTATAAAATGATTAAGGGTATATCTAAGATAAAGGGTGGGTTATCTGTGTTAAAACAATTGAATTATCCAGAAGAAATAATAAAAAGATCAGAAAATATAATGGAAAATGTTCGTTAAAAATAAAGAATTATTTTATTTTAAATTAATAATGATAACTAGGAATTTAGCCATTTGTTTAGGTGTAACTGGATTAACTTCTGTTTTACTTTTTTTGTATTTTAGACATAGAGTTGGACATGTAGAAGAAAAAATGGAAGCATTATTTCAATTAATTCAAAAAGAAGCCAGAGATTCAATGAATGAAAGAATACAATTTAATGAAAAAATGGGGGCCACTCCAGAAGAAAACGATATTGCTCAACAAGAGCAAATGAATTTAACACAACAAAGGATTGAGGTGTCTGAAGATGAAGAAAGTGAAAGTGAAAGTGAAAGTGAAAGTGAAAGTGACAGTGACGACGAAGGAGAAAAATTATTAATACAGGAAGTACCTGGACCACAAATAGCAGAAGTTTTAAATGGTCAAATAGAGGAAATTGAATTAAAGCATGATGTAAAAGAAGAAGTGAAAGAAGAATTGAGTGATAAATCCGCCGAAGGTGAGGATGAGAATAGTTTAGATGAAGTAGACTTAGATGATTTAGAAGAAGAAGAAAAAACAGAAATAAAATTAGAACAACACGTTAGTTACGAACAAATGAAAGTTCCTGAATTGAAAAGTCTAGCAGCAGAAAGACAATTGACGGGATATTCTCATTTAAAAAAAAAAGATCTAGTGGAATTATTGTCACAGAACCCAGTAGCACATCAATAATGAGTTATTTACCTAGAATAAATTTTTGTATGATTATATATATATCATGAGTTGGGCTACTTGCTATTCCGCAACAAATAATAATCATTATGATAAACCTGCTATGATGAGTGACAGTAGGTTTTTAACAAATTGGAAATCTAATTGTGAAGTAAATAATCATTTAAAACACAGTGCTAATTTAGTTACTAATTACGATTATAGACAATATTTGATAAAAAACGCACCCGAAATAATTGGTTTTAATCAAAAATTATCTGTTATGTGCACAAGTAATGCTGTTTTAGGTAATAAACCAGAATATGCTAATAATGGTTCTGATTTAAAAAATTTATATTTATCTAGAAAAGAATTACAAAATAGATTGGTTGCACCTATAATGACACAAGAAGAATTGTTAAAGAAACAGAGTTGTAATAAATAAATATTATTTAAAAATACTTTATAATATTTATATATGAAACTATTATCAATAGATGTTGGTATGAGGAATTTAGCAGTATGTATCATTGAGACTTCTCTCCCAGATGCACATAAGATTTCATTTTGGGAAGTTTTAGATTTATGTGAAACTCCGGAATATAAATGTAAAGAAATGAAGAATAATAAATCAGTATGCAATAAAAATGCTAAATTTTTTAAAGAAAATAAATATTATTGCAAGCTTCACGGAAAAAAACAAAAATACAAAATACCAACAAATGATTTAAAAATTAAAAGATTAAAAAAAAGAAAAATAAAAGATATAAAATCAATAGCACAAAAATATGATTTATCATTCAATATGAAAGATAAGAAAGACGCATTAATAAATAATATTATATTGGATTTATCAAATAATTATTTAAATTTTGTGGAAATATCAAAAACTCAAGATTTTACTTTGATAGACTATGGTAAAAGTATCAAAAATATTTTTGATAAAACATTTTTAAACATGGAAATAGATTATGTATTAATAGAAAACCAAATAGGACCTTTAGCATTGAGAATGAAAAGTATTCAAGCAATGCTGATACAATATTTTATTGACAATGGTATAACAAATATAGAATGTGTTAGTTCAAGTAATAAATTGAAAGAATTTATAGGAAATAAAGATACAAGTTATAAAGAAAGAAAGAAATATGGAATAGAATTTACAAATAAAATTTTATTAAATGATAATAATTTAAATAAATGGATACAAACCTTTAATGGTCACAAAAAAAAAGATGACCTAGCAGATTGCTATCTACAAGCAAGGTGGTTTATAAAAAATAGATTAAAAGTTTAATTAATATTAAAATAATTAATATTAATGCGTCTTAACTTAAAATTAAAATTGGTAATATTAATCATATGAGTGATTTAAAAATTCAATTTGATGAAGTAACAGAACCTAAATTAAATGTTATTGATGCGGCTACGTCGGGTTTAAATATTGCAGGTGGAAAACCCAGAGTAAATTTTGGACCGGGTGCAGATTTGTTGATGAACCCATCTGCTATGAAAAAAGCAAATTCTCCAAAAACAGATATAGCTTTAGGTGATTTAACACAATTAAATTCAATGGATATTAATTCGGGTAAAAGTTCAATGAAAGATGCAAGAAAATCATTATTTTCTATAGCCGGTATTTCGGCTCCAAAAGTAGAACAATCATCTAATATTAAATTAGCACCCGACCCTACAATAATGGGCGATACAAATCATATTTTTGATAAAAAATTAAATGAAGACCCAATATTACCAAATGCATCAGAAGCAAATGCTAAAATGGAAAGTAATGATGGATTTAAACAATTTAATGAGATACCAGTTAATCCAGAAGTTAACGCATCAAGTGAAAAACCCTTAACACATAAAGAAATGCTAAGAGTAAAATTCAAACTATTGAGACAATTGGAAGCATTAGAAGAAAAAGGTTTTAAACTGAGTAAAAAGTATTCAATGGATTCTTCATTGGAAGAAATGAAAGGAGAATATGAATTAATTAAAAACGATATTGAAAAAAAAAGTAGTGTAAAATTTCAGGGTAAAATGTTAATGGCGTGTGTTTCGGGATTAGAATTTTTAAATCAAAAATTTGATCCATTTGATATAAAGTTAGATGGTTGGGCTGAATCTGTTAATGAAAATATTGATGAATATGACGATGTATTTGGAGAATTACACCAAAAATATGCTGGCAAAGCTAAAATCGCACCTGAACTCAAATTATTATTTATGTTAGGAGGAAGTGCTGTTATGTTACATATGACTAATACTATGTTTAAAAGTGCTATGCCTGGAATGGACGATATCATGAGACAAAATCCCGAGTTGATGCAACAATTCACACAAGCAGCGGTTCATAGTATGGAAGGACAAAATCCGGGTTTAGGTGGATTTATGAGAAATATGATGCCACCAGAACCACCTAGAGGTTCTCCGCAAGGACCTCATGATAATTATAGAAGAGAACCTCCAAAAATGAACTATCGTGGGGGACCTAGACCAGATTTTGCTGCCGGAAGAGGAGCTAGTTTTGAAGACGCTGAAAATATGGAAAACAGTTTTGCTTCGCCAAATAGACCCCCTTCACCATCAAAAACTAAAAGAGTAGAAATGAAAGGACCAGCCGATTTAAGTGATATTTTATCGGGACTTAAAACAAAAACTATAAATTTGAAAGAAGAAGATAAAAAATCTACTGTAAGTATTTCCGAAATTCAAGAACTAAATGAAACAGATTTTAAGAAACCAAAAAGAAGTAAAAGAAGAAATAAATCGGAGGGTAATTCAATTACATTAAATATTTAAAATTATTTATTATTATATAATAAGAATGGTATTAGGATTTTTATTATATGAAGCAGTTGATTTAGCTTGGCATTTCGGCGGAATGACATATAGGGGTAGCAAATATGTATATGATTGGTATTATGAAATACAATCAGCAGATGAAATAGAAATAAATAAGTTACAATTATTAGAAGATAAAGTAACACATCTTGAAAAATTATTAGAAAACAAGTAATAAATATGTATTTTTATTTTTCATTTCTATTTACATATTAGCAATGATAAAGAATAGCTTATTCAAACAAGTTGAAATTCAAATAAAACGCACAGCTAAGTATACAACCGTTTCAAAAAATATAGTTGATATGTTGAAATATCCAAATAATGAAATAACTGTTAATTTCCCGGTTACATTAGAAAATGGAGAACAACAAATGTTTACTGGTTATAGAGTTCAACATAATAACATTTTAGGCCCTTACAAAGGTGGTCTAAGATATTCACCACACGTTAATTTAGATGAATGTAAAGCTTTAGCTACATGGATGACTTTTAAATGCGCTCTTTTAAATATACCTTTAGGTGGCGGTAAAGGCGGCTTAAAATTTAACAAAAACGATTATTCAAAAAATGATTTGAAATTAATTAGTGAAAAATATAGCGAAGCGTTATTTCCATTTATAGGTCCATTTAGAGATATACCAGCGCCAGATATGAATACAAATAGTGAAATAATGGATTGGATGACATCCATAAATTTAAGAATGTCTAATCATAATCCTTTAAATATAGCTACCTTTACAGGTAAATCTATAAATAATGGAGGCAGTTTAGGAAGAGCAGAGGCAACAGGATTTGGCGTTAGCGAAATGTATAAAAATTATTGTAAAGTACATGATATTAAACCAGAAAATACTAGTTATATTTTACAAGGTTTTGGAAATGTAGGTTCAAATGCAGCAATATTTTTAAAAAAACAAAACGCACAATTATTAGCAGTGGCAGACCATACCGGCTTTTATAAACACACAAAATCTCAAACTATATCCGAAATTGATGAATTGGTTGAATATAATAATAAAAATAAATCATTAAAAGGATTTCCTTTATTAAAACAAATTGATGATAAAGAATTTTGGTCTATAAAATGCACTTTTGTTATACCTGCTGCTTTAGAATGTCAAATAACGCTAGATAATGTTGGGTTATTAGATTGTAAATGTATAATTGAAGGTGCGAATGGACCAGTAACAAGCGATGCTGAAAGCCCTTTATTAGATAGATATATAGATATTATACCTGATATCTTGGCCAATTCTGGTGGTGTTTTAGTGTCGTATTATGAATGGATGCAAAATACTAAAGGCGAGCAATGGTCTCGTGAAAAAGTTTTAGATGCGGCATCTAATAAATTAGAAAAAATATTTAAAATGGTTCATAGTTATGTGAGAAGTTCAGATGGATTTCATTCATATAGGGATGGTGCTTATAGTATAGCTTATAAAAATATAGAAAAAGGATTAAAAAAAAAATAAATTAAAAATTTGGCATTAATAATAGTATTAATGTTATTTATTAAAATGTTTTATAAATTTCTAATTTATAACACATGTTCATTAGTTTTTATATATACATCTGATTGTATTTTATGTAAGATATACAATAATAAAGCTAGGTGGTTTCAATTACATTTTTTTATAAATATGATTATAAGTGGTTATACGATAGGAGATACATTATCTATAATTCAAAATCCTTGTAATACTCAATATAGCGTTACAAATTATGAAGGAGGTGCTTTATCATTATCTTTACATATTTATCACACATTATTTTTTAAACTAACCGAGATTGATATATATCATCATGTAGGGAGTGTTTTGTTTGCTATACCCATAAATATTATATATGATAAACGACCAAATTCAATGTTTTATTTTTTTTTAACAGGAATTCCCGGTGGTTTAGATTATTTATGTTTAACATTAGTTAAAAATGATAAGATGAATTATATAACTCAAAAGAATTTTAGTTCAAAACAAAACACATTTATTAGAATACCCGGGGGAATTATTTGTTGTTATTTAATATTCTATTCAATGAGGTTTTTACATGGTTACGCGGAACATATAAGCTCTATAGCGTTATTGCTAATAATATTTTTAAATGTTACTATGTTTGGTAAAATGGCTATAGAAAATTATGCTGTGAGAAAATATGAAAGGGATAATCCAAAATATACACAATTTCAACAATTAGCTGTTATTGAGTATGCGACAAATAAATATTTAAAAAAACTTAAGTAAAGTTTCATTTTCTTCTTTTGATAAGAGAGATAATGAAAAATTCATTACACTATCGTCGTTTTCGTTTATTTCATTATCAAAATATTCAAACCATTTTTGTATTTCTTCTTTAGTGAGACCACCACCTTTTTGTCTTGAAGGAAGAGGGTCGTCACCTCTGCTATCTTTTCTTTCAAGTTCCGTTCCTTCATCGTCATCATCCCTTTTCTCAGGAATGTCGTCTCCTCGTCCATCCCATTTTTCTTTAAAATTCTCAGTAACACTTTTAACACCATCTTTATCTCGTTTGTCATTTTTGGGAGTATGAAAAGGGTTGACGCAACTTTCTTTGTGGGACAGGTTGCACCAACCTGGTCGTTTAAAAGGGTCGTCATCATCATTTTTTATTTTCCATTTTGGTTCTGGAGCAATCAAACTTTCAATCCCACCTAAAATGTCCTTATATACGTCTTTGACATCTTTCTTTAGTTGTTTTTTTCTACCGCGACAATTTAAATGACTAGTGATATTTAATAAAATATTTCCGGGAACAGTTGTTAAATCTATTCTAATTAAAACATCAACATTTTTATGTGTTTTTTTCTTATTCCATTTAGGTACGCTATGACTAATATAATTGGTTCTTAAGATTTGGAATTTATCTTTTTTTTGTGGTTCTATATAATTATCTAATACTAGAGTTTTTTTACTTCTAGTTTGACTGTCTATAGCTAATATTTGTTGAGGTTTAAAAGGAGTTCCTTTTGTAAAATGTAAATTAGTAAATCTAGAAAGTTCATCTTTTAATTTATCTTCTAGTTCGTAATGGTTTGGAATACATTTGTAAGTTTTTTTAACATTCATTTTTTTTAAGTATTTTCCATCAACATCTTTTGCGTGTTTTACTCGTTTTAAATTAATAACAGGAGGATGAATAAATTTTAAATCATAGTATTTTGATAAATTTTTATTTTCTTCAATACCTTTTTTTTTAGCTGCTAAGCCTGTAATAGCTTTAGTTACTTTTTTAACTTTTGCTTTAATACCATCATTGGGATGTCCTTTTTTATTTAAAACAACTATATCTCCTGGATATATGTCTTTTTGTTTAGCAAATTTTTTTTGGCCGAAGTCAATTTCTTGTCCTGTAAAATGAAATTCTTTAGATCCAGATTTATTAGTTACATATTTCCATCTAATTTTATATAAACTTTGTGGAAATTTTTCATACATACCATCTGCGTTTAGTTCTTTTCTTCTTCCACAAAATTTTGGTTTTATTTTGCTTTCTCTATAAGGATTTGGTTTTTTAATTTCCATTAATATAAAATAATGAGAAATTAAAGTGATAGTTTAAAATTATTCATATTTTTTAAATTTTCAATATTGGGATTTTTCATATTTCTTAACATTTCTCTTTTTTGATTTTTCTTTTTTGCTTTTTCAAGAATGTCTTTTGCTTTTTGTATTTCTTCTTCACTTACGATACCATCGCCATCTAAATCTAATACTTCTTCAAATTGTCTCCAAGAGTTAGGTATTATACAATATTGACTTTCTTCATTTAATAAATGATTTGCTAAAACATGAAATACTGCGGTCATTGTAAGTGCAATAACAACATCTTTAGTTCCCATCCAAATGATAGAAAAGATTAAGACTTGTCTAGCTACATTATGTTTCAAAAATCTTTCTTGTGATTTTGTTAAATCTATTTTAATATATTTAGAACCAATATTTAATAAAATCATAACTAATGCAGAAAAATATTTACTATTATTTAAACCAGCAAAAGCCGAACCAATACTACCTAGAAATGATTCTTGTGTTTTAATTTTTGTCATCTATATATTAATCATAATATTAATTTGTAAAGCCATTTGATTGTTTAGAAGAAGAAAATTTAGCTCTTTCGCCTTTCATTTTAAAATTTCTATCTTGGTCTGTCATATTTGAAGCACTGATACCAGATGGACTTAATGTATAATTAGAAAATGCTTCTCTTTTTTTATTTTTTCTAAATTTTTCATTATTGGACATCCCTTCACCAATGCTGAAAGATGCATGAATTTTTGGTAGATTTATGAAACCTTCTTGTAACTGATATAAAAGAACAATAACAATTAAAGCGGCTATTAATGCTGTCTGATAACCATATTTATCGTATATTATAGCACACGTACATAATAATATTAATTTGCCTATTGTGTTATCAATAAAATCCATTAAAAATTCTGGAACTTTATATAATAACACAATTAGCAATGATATCAATCCCATTTGAACATATTTTTTCATATCTTATATAATAAATTAATAAAATTATTCAGGTTTGATAAAAATAAATAAAAATCTATATTTATTTTAATTATGGCAAGTAAATTAGGATACTCTGAATTTAATAACGTACCGGACAATTCCAATAAACCAAATAAAAGAAAAAATAAAACCGTTAGGAAGAATAGACTAGAAGAGCAAGCACCAAAAGTCACAAGTTTCCTAAAGGCTATGGAAGATGATGGAAAAGAAGAATCATCTGATGGTTTAGCAGATTTTAATCCTCCGGGAAATCCCGAATTAACAAAGCAACCTCCACCTGTACAAAATGTTAAAAACAACGATGACCAATCCCTAAATATTAAAGCATTTGAAAATTTAGATAATTATGCACCACAAAGAGAATATATGGACTCATATATACCATATTATACAAAAGCAGCTAACGATGCTCACGCTTATGGGAACAAAGAACCATTATTAGAAAAGCTTAATTACTTAATACATTTAATGGAAGAAAATAAAGATGAAAAAACACAAAATGTCACAGAAGAATTGGTATTATACATGTTTTTAGGCGTTTTTGTGATTTTTGTGGTTGATTCATTTGCAAGAGCCGGTAAATATACTCGCTAATTTAAAATAAATGTGTCATTGCTAAACTTCGGTATGTAAGCAAAATTGTAAAAATAATATGATGATATAGTTGTAAATATAGGACTATATTTTCTGTGTAAAACATTAATAATAATGTCATTATTAGACAAATTTTCTATGATTAATTTATTAAAAGGTTTAATTTTGTTGATCATATTTATACATTTGAAAAATCCAACAGTAAAAATCTCATCACTTGTATTATTATAGGAATTATTAAATTCCATACTATTCTCTCCATCATAATTTGTATATGTATCTCTAAAGACATACAATGCCTCTATCTTCTTATTTATCATTAACCCAGTTATAAATAAATGTTGTCGGTTGCATAACTCCAATAGATTTGTAAAATTCGGAACTATATAACAATCAAATGAACCTTTAATATCTTCAAATAAATCAACAAAAAAATGATATGTTTGTTTTGATAAAATAAGTGGTTCTATTTGAGGTTGGTCAAACTCAACTTTCTTATCCCATCTAGATATATCATAAATATATGATTTAAATATTGTTAATGGAACTATTAGTGTAACTTCACCTTCTCGTTTAAATAAAAATACTATATTGTTATGCTTACTTCTATGATTTACATAATGTGTATATATAGTTTTTGGAGCTACTCCTTGTTTTCTATGTTGTTTATGAACACATAAATAATCTACATAATACAATTTAATTTTTGTTTTATCTATTATACAATCTAATGGTCTAGTTGTCATTATAGCCTTTAATCCTTTATTATGATAGTTAAGTGATACATAACTTTTATCATTATGAAATTTAAAATAATCCAATATTGCGTTTGATGTTGGAACATATTTCTCATTTTTATTTAATAAATAATTAGATTTGATAAAGGATGCTAATAGTGTCTTTTTTTCAGTAGGTAATGTTGCTATTTCATGAAATTTTATTTTTATATCATAATACTTATCAAGTTTCGGTTTGTTTTGTTGTATTATTCCTGGAGGAAACATCCAATACCATAAGTTATGATAATGAAATACAGGTTGTCTAGACCAAAACTGATATTTATATTTATAAAATAAGTATAGTAATAATAATATTACTATTAATATTAATAATATGTAAATAATCATATTATTTATTAAGTTTTTTATATTTGTTTCTTAACTTACTAAATAATTTTTTATATGGTTAATGTAAATGAAAGAATATTTTCAATATGTTATTCCTTTGGGGTATAATTGCACTCCTACAAATTCAATAAGAGATGGGAAACTCAGACTAGCTTCTTATCCATTTGATTGGAATTATACATCCATGGAAAAAATCGCAGAATGTTTTACTAATGAATTTAAAACTTTTTTTTTAAAAGAAAATTTTAAAAGGGCAAGATGGTATGCGGGCAAACCAGCATATGAAACTTCAATTAATTCTCACTTAGAGAATGAAAAAGCTAAAATTATATATGTACATGACGGTAGTTATAAAGAATTAATGAACAATGATAATATTTATTTAAAAAATAAGGAAAAATACTCTAGAAGAATTGATAGACTACTAGATGCTATGAATTCAGGTAAAAAAATATTATTTATACGATATGAAAATAGTAATAATGATTATCAACAGTTAATTAATATTATGGAGTTAAAAGATATAATTAAATCTAAATATCCAAAATGTAATTTTAAGATTTATATATTCACCAATAGTGAAAATAAAAGATTGATTGGATTAGATACAGAATATTATAAATTTATAAGATGTGTTCCACAAAATTTTCAAGGTTCTCAAAACCCATATAGAAGATTTATAGAATATTATTTAAGAGACAATATACTATATAATAATTATTATGATATGAAAAAAGATTATAATGAATAATTATTCTGGTTTGATTAAATAATATAAATATTGATATTCATACATACAATTTACCATATCAGATTTTCCATGAAATATAAATCCGGCTTTTTTAGCCTTAGCTAATATTTCTTTTTGTGTTTCCATATGTAAAACATGTTCATTTTTACGAACATTGTTTGTTCCATCATCTTTGAATGTCTCTGAAAATGTGCCTCTATTATTTTTAAATTCAAAATTTGCTTTATAAGTAAAATCTTTAAATTTAACAATAGAATTCGTAATTCTTTTGGGTGCGTATTTTTGAACAGATACCATGTGGACGGGATTAGATGTATTAATAATTGGGTCAAATTTATTTCTATTAACTAAATGAAGAACTAAATGTCCACCAGGTTTCAGCCATTTAAATGCGTTTTTAAAAAATTTCATTTTATCTTCAATATAGTAAGTAGTAAAATACAATGATACTATATGCGAAAACTTATTTTGTTTAAAATGCATACTATCTAAAACATCACCGTGTTTGTATTTACACATTGGATATTTCTTTTTGGATAAATTTATCATAGCTTTGGATTTGTCTATACCAATTGATTCCGCACCCATATCTTTAAAATATTTAACGTGGTGCCCCCTACCACTCCCTACATCTAGAACACTACTTTCTTTAGATAATTTTGAAATATATTTTAATTCATCCAATTCAAATTTATTTTTTGTTGTATCAAAAACTAAATCATCATAAATAGAACAATAAAAATCATCATAAAGATTATTGTTATTCTTTGTGACAAATTTTGCTGACTGGGAAAAACCTTCTACTTTTGGCTTATGTTTATTTGCAACTATCAAGATAAATAAAATAAGACTAATATATATTAAAATTTTACACCATAAGCTAAGTTCTGAAAAATGAACTGTTGTTCCAAATATTTTTTTTATTTTTTTTAAGAATTTCATACTTCTATATGTATTAATGGTATTTTTTTTATGTTAAATCTTATATATTATGAACCAAAATGAAATCAATGATAAAAGATTACAAGCCGACTTTAAAGGAATTACTTTTTCTGGATTTAAAAAAAATGCTGCTAAAAAAGAATTACTAAATAATCTTCAGGCTGGTAATATAGAACCCGCTTGTTATTGGTCAGCTGAATTTATATGTGCCGGGCATATATACGACTTATGGGAATTCATATTTTTATTTGTTAGCAAAAACATTCATTTAGGTAACCCAAAATTACCTATATATATTGATTTAAGATATCTATTAATTGATAATATAATATCTGGTGGTTATGAAAATAATGAATTCAAATTAAGAAATAATATTAAAGTTAGAGAAACTATGTCCGAAGTAATTGCTGTATTATGTTTATCAAAAAAAAAAAAATAAATATAATCCTATCAAAATTAAAGAAGAGTATTACAATATTACAACAATATCTTATAGATTGAAGGCCGATTCAATTAAATATGCAGAACCAATTTTTAAAAAAGAAGATCCTAAAGAATTATTTATTGCAATCAATGAATTTATTTATAGTATAAATTTAGCAAATAAAGATTATAATGCGGCTTTTTTTTGGTTAGAATGGATAATTGGCTATGAAGATTTATGTAAAAAAAATGGTTCCAACTCTTACATATGTGCAAGAAGAAACTTCCCCGTTGATTATAAAATACAAAAAGATACAATATGGATGTTATGGGATTGTTTATTTTATGAATGCAAAACGAATAGAAATGATATGATTTATAAAATATTATTAAGTCTTCAAAACTTATTTTGCTACAAATACAAACCAGGGTCAAAAAAAAGAAGAAAATATATATTATATTTCAGCATTTCTTTATTAACAGAAAATTTAGCAAATATTCAAATTATTAATGATGATGATAAATCTACCGCTAATAGTATTAGCAAAAAAGTAAATATAATATATAGACAAATAAAGAAGAATGAACAAAAACCTAGTACCGATTATCTATTTAATAATAGTATTACTAAAGGAAATTTAGAAAAAACAATTGATAGATTAGACAAATTAAATTCCATGACCGGTATAGTTCCGCGAAATAAATAATGTTTAGATAGTATATAGTATGCCAAATACAGTTCGTAAACGTCAAGCTATGCGTGTAAATCAAGGAGGAGGTATGAAAAAATACGGTGCACCAGACAAGATTGGAAAAAGTTTACATTCATTCATTTTAATCCCAAGAATTAAAGCTGGGTGTAGGTGTAATACTGTTCAACAACCCGCACAGCAAAATTCGTCGGCTTAGATAAATAAATTACACATAATAATTTATTTATTCATGCGTTACATACTTTAGCAATTTAAATTCTTTTTTTTCTTTATTTAGTATATAATGGCCAAAAGAAGAACTAGATCTAGAAGAACCCGAAGACGCAGAACTAAAAGAACTGGTGGCAGTAAACGCCGTCGTCGCAGTAGTTCCCGCAGACGCAGACGCAGAAAAAGAACCAAACGCAGACGAAGAAGTCGCAAGCGTTAAGTAAATCAAAAAATTTATTAACTTATAATATCTAATTTAATAAATTTAAAATATTACAAACCTAATAGCAGATTGGTGTTGGGTTAAAGTACAAGTAACGCTAGGCCAAGTTCCTGGCAAAATTTCATAAAATCTCATCTTTTTTTTTTTTCCAAATTTTTTAAATTTGTATTTTTTCAAAATGTTTTTAATTTTACATAAATCCGTGTCATTTACAACGGCAAATCCCGATGTAATATGTTTTGTATGAGTATTATTAAACCAATGTTTAAATGATGCGGATTTATAATTCCCGTGGTAACATTCAAATCTATTATATTTTGATATAAAATCGTAAACATATTTATAAAATAACATTTCTGTTTTTTTTTCTTTAATTAGATTATTAAAAGTTTTATTTAATGATGCTACATCTATTATGTCATTAAATGATTTTAATCTATAAGTTAATATATTATATATTAAAATTTCTGGTAAATTGTTTTTAATTGTTGTCATTTTGAAGTATTTTTACATTTTATATATTTAAAATTTTCATATCAATTTATTTAAAATTTAAATAAATTATATAACCAATTATTATATAATGAATGATTTGCCCCCAATGGAAAGAACAATAACACCAGTAACTGGTAATCCAGAAATACCTACATCAAATAATTCAGAAGGCATGGGAATAGGAAAAATGGTACAATGGTTTTTTATAATAATAGTTATAGCAGCTTTAGGGTTTAATTTATTTTTATATGCTTATGAAGGAACTGATATTATTAGTAAATATTTCAAATCTGGAGTTGGTAAGACGGTTAGTGCATCAAGTAAAACGGCTGTATTTGGTATTAAAATGCTAACAAAGTCATTACAAGTAGTTAGTAATTTATTTTTAGACAAAGATACAGATGAGGTTTTAGAAAAACCTAAAAAAGAGAAGAAGAAGCCAAAGGGTAATAAAACCAATGATAAAATCCAAAAAGCAAGGAAACAGGGATATTGTTATGTGGGAACATATGATGGTAAAAGAAAATGTATTGAGATTACTGAAGGGGATAATTGTAAGTCAAAAAAAGTATTTGATACTCTTCGCGAATGTAAAAATATTAATTAAATTTTAATTATTATAATTTAATTAATTATTTCATAGGATCTTTATCGTCAAAGTCTTTAAAGAACCACCTCAATGAGAAGTATGGTGGGAATATATTCATAGATTCATCCGCTGTCATATTAGGACCTTCGTTATTCAATTGTCTCACTTCAGAAGCGGATAACGCATAAGAAAAATATCGCAAACTTGATATTAAACCGGAAAATCCATTATTCATATTAATAAAAACATCACCATAATTTTGTTTTGGGGGGGACGACATTACATGTCTAACAGATATTGTTCCATTTATAAATACATCTAAATTTCTACCAGTTTGTCTCATAATTACACTAATCCATTTATTCATTGGAATATTTGGAACAGCAACTTCTTCAATTATCTTATCAAATGTATTCATTACAACTATCAATTTATTGTCTGTTTCGTGTAAATATAATCCGGGTCCATTATTTGGAAATGCTAAACCATTAATATCTTTATCATTCCAAGTCTTTCTATCCATTTCAGCGGAACCTTTATGGAATATATGTTTCTTTTGCCCCTGTCTATATACCATATCATCTACAAATAACCATACTGCCCAAGTAAACTCAACGCCCTCCGCCTCATTTTTGGATCTTAAAATTGGTTTAGAACTTTTTATTCTGGGGTCTTGTATTACTCTTAAAAATTTCTTTCCATTCTTTAAACCATTTAATAAAATTGGATTTTTTTCTGGTTGTGACATCCAACTTAAAATTCTAGCCCCTACTCTCATCAATAATATAAATATTAATACAACAAGAATAAGAAAACATATTTTTGCAATAAGTGAGTTTGACCATAAAAAATCTGTAGCGCCGGCTACAAACTTGTTATTCCTAAATGCTGCAGCCTGAGAACTCACATATCTTGAACTGCCCCCTAAAGCCCCGGCTGCCTCAACGACTGGATTTTTATAATTAGAAGAAAACCCTGAATATGACATACTTATATATATATATAATTAAAGAATTTTACAAATCAAATTGGTTAATTATGTTATTATCTTTTGAAAATGCAACACTTAATTTATATCTATTCAGGGCGTCTCCAAACCAACTAGAATTGTAACCTTCTTTATAAATTTCATATGCTTCTCTAGGATTAACGGCCCTAGAATAATATCTTAATCTTGATGTAAATCCAGAAAACCCACCATCAGGGCACAATTGAAGTGGTGCTTTAGGGTCCATCTTTGCTACACCCGGTAATAAACATGTTTTTACCAATTTACCATCAATATATACATCTAAAGACCTTCCCATTGTACACATCAAAATATTTGTCCATTTTTGTAAAGGAATATTTTTTACAGTGCAATTATGAATTTGAGATGTAGACACTTCCCCACTATTTGGGTAGGTTGCCATACTTATTGTTAAATTATTAGTTCCAGTGCCTAAAGTTATTAACGGACAATGATCTCCCGCGGCATTTGTTCTTCGGACTATATTCTTAACTTGTCCATAACGATAATTCCATGTGTTTATATAAATCCAAACTGAAAAGCAAAAATCATTAGACCCCTTTGCCCCGGGCAACCTCTCCGGCTCAATATCTTTTACTAATTTTGCGTTGTGCATTCCTACTAAATCTGCTACAGTTGGATCAGAAAAGAAATAAGTATATACTAAATATAATATTAGAATAACAGCTACAATTAAACCTACTTGTTTTATATCCATATTTATATTATAAATATAGAAATAAATCTAAACAACTGGCGGACTTTTATTTTTTAATAGTGTATAATTTGTCTCTATTCTAAATTTTGACATATATGACGGTGAGTATAATATATTACATATCCCTCCACTCACACCTTTATCTTGTCCCGCTACTACACTATCCACTTCCATATACGGAACCACCCCCGTATATGTATTTTTTAATTTACTATTTATGAATATATCTAAGGTTCCCTGTTGATAATTTAAAACTATATTATTCCATTTCTGCATCGGAAAATATTTATCTTCAAAAATTATTTTTTTCTTTTCTGATTTTTTCCCATTCACCATTGTCACTCTCAAAGTATTATCCTTAACATTATAACTTATCTCTGGCTTTCCGCTATAATTCAATATTGTACAATATTTACCATCCATATATTTAAAATTTGTTGGATTTGAATGTATAAACACCCAACATGATAAGGAATAATTAAAATTATGAATTCCATCTGTCGTTGTTCCTCTTGGTAAATTTTCAAATGTACCTACTGTTTTTGCTTTATTTAAATATATTGGTTCGCCTACTAATATTTTACTTGTTAAAAATGCTGACTTATTTTCATTATAGTCTTTTGTTTCTAGTTCTAACTTTTTTTCTACTTCTATTATTGATACTTTTATTCTATTAATTTTTGGAGCCTGTGTTTGTATATATTGGACCATATCTGTAAGTAATTTTTTTCTTTCATCTTGACAATCTTTTATTTTACTAGCCTTAACCGATTTTTTCTCATCTTTATTTTCATCTTTACAATTCTCAGGATTATCTAATCCCAATTCTATTAAAAATGATATTAATTCTTGTTTTTTATTTGGCGCATTTAAACTATTTTGTAATAATTCATCCCAATTCCACTTAGTTAAATAATCTTCATATTTATCTGTCATCTTTCTAATTTTCCTGTTTAAATCGTCTAATTCTTCCTGTGTTGTTTCTACTTTTTGTTTTAATATATCTCCTGAATTAGAATCGGCCTTAGATTTTGTATAAACTATTTTTTTTATTAAAGGTATTATTATTAACAATATCACCCCAATTATTTCAGCCATTAATACATAATATGCCGATTTGGGTGTATGTTTCAATTCTTTGTATAAATATTCAGCCAACATAAAAAAAACACACGGTACTATGAATAATATATTAAATAATATTCTTCCATATTTACTTTGAAAAAATTTGTATTTCTTTAATATAAAATAACCCGCAAACATTAATGTAATAGTTCCCGCCGTTGTCATAAAATAATTAGTTAGTATTGCTACCGTATCTTTATACATAGCATAATATGCTACTAATCCTATAATAGCAACACATAATCCAACTATAATGGTAACTTTTAAATGTTCTTTTGTTTGATGCTTCACAAACTTTTTTTGAATTTTTGGCAGGTCTTCCCATTTTTGCTGCTTATCAAAATCTGGTGCTTCTGGAAAATCTTCTGCTCTACCTATAAAACTTACAAAACTCGCCATCAACAATATTATTGATCCAACTGATAGTATTCCAGTAATCCATCTACTATAATCTATCAGAAATTTATATTTCAATGTGTTATCTGTATCAAAATATACCCAATAATTTATGGTTACTACAACCGCAGTTATTAATAACAATATACTTCTTATTCTATTTTGACGATTGGGGGCATAAAGAATTAATATATCATAAATTAAATATTTTAACACTTTAAATATCCCTATTATTGGCCATATAACAAATAGCGCCGATTTAAGTAATTGATCGCGGGTAATATACCATGAAGGTGGTAACTCTCCGTGATCTATTTTATGTTTCGCACCTTTACCTAAAATATACAAAACATATATTGATACTAATATTATTGGTATATATATAAGAAATTTAACAATGCCATCAATATCATCTAATATTCCCATTTATCTTATATATATATTAATTATTGTATTTTTTGAAGCAATCCTTTTTTACCATGACAATTTCTACATACGGCAAATAAATTTGTTACGTGATTTGACCCTCCAAATTGTAAATCCAATTTATGGTCTACTTCAAATGTAGCATCTAACTGAGAACTACAACCGGCACATTTCCATCCTTGCTGACTAGCTACATATTTTTTTTTTTGTTTCACTTACTGACCTTTTATTTGAATTTAATCCTGAATTCACCATTCTTTTCATTTGGGGTGATTGAACCGGACGAGAAAAATTTCTAAAATCAAATATAGGTGTTAATATATCCCCAGCAGCTGTATCTATTGGCATTTGTTTAACTAAATCGGATAATATTCCAAATGTGCTACCAGATTCTTGTGGATGCTTTCTTATAAATGTCCATAACGATAATCCAGCAAATCCTATCATTGCTATTTTATAATACTTCCTCCAACCCATTATCATTTGTGAATATCTTCCATCGTAGTATGTATCAGCTATAAAAAATAATGTTATTCCCACTATCATTAAACCTATTTTCATATATATTAACTTAAGATTTTAACCATACCGCTCTAGTGCGTTTTTTTCGGTACCTCTTTCTTGTTTTGCCATTTTTCATTTTTCGCTTTCTTGTTTTGTATTTTTTTTTTGATTTCGCAACTTTATCTAATCTTTCACATTCATTTACATATTCTTTCAATTCTTTTATATTCATCTTAAAAAATGGTTTTTTGGGTTGATAATTCATTTCTTATAATTATAATAAATACTAAATATTACAATTAAACCTACTACAAAATAATAATATTTTTCTTTCAGTTTTCTTTGTTCTTCTTTTTTCATTTCTTTTGGTTTGTATTCTTCATAATATTTTTCTAAACTTTCATAAAATGTTTTTTCAGGTTTCTCCATTTGCTTGTCTATTTTATTAAATATATAATGCGTCCATCTCATAAATGATTCTCTTGAATCTAAATATGGAGTTACTGGATACTTATCTAATAACTTTATAAAATTATTTCCAAATGGATATATTGGTATAAATATAGGTAAATTTTGAATAAATTCATAATATTTTTTTTTTGTTACTGTATTTGGTTTTTTTGGATATGTAACTGCAACTGTTTGTAATATAAATTCTAATTTTGGTAACCAAACGTTATTGTTCAATTTCATCCTCATTATATATACCAATTATGATATAAAAACAATTTGATTTTAACATATAACATCTCGTAATGAGTAAAAATTTTCAATTTTGTAATAATTGTGGAAGAAATGGTCATTTATTTCATTCATGTAAAAAACCAATCAGTAGTTTAGGGATTATTTGTTTTACTTTCCACGATAATAAATTAAAATTCCTATTAATATGTAGAAAAGATAGTCTAGGTTATGTTGATTTTTTAAGGGGAAAATACCCCATATATAATAAATTATACATCCAAAATTTATTAGAAGAAATGACCATTAAAGAAAAGAATAATTTACTTACCAGGAATTTCTCTGATTTATGGAATGAATTATGGGGTGGTTTCATTGGAAATCAATATTTATCCGAAGAAAAAATATCAAAAAATAAATTTAAAAATATGAAAGAGGGCGTAATTCTACAAAATAATAATTGTTATAATTTAGAAGATTTAATACATCAAACGGAAAATGAATGGGTTGAACCTGAATGGGGATTTCCTAAGGGTAGGAGAAATTATCTTGAATCTGATATTAATTGTGCCATCCGTGAATTTACAGAAGAAACTGGTCTAACATCTAAAGAATTTACTATTATTAAAAACATAATACCACTTGAAGAAATTTTTATGGGTTCAAACTTCAAATCTTACAAACATAAATATTATTTGGCCTATATCAAAAATATAAATGATATCACCCTTGAATACCAAAAAAGTGAAGTTAGTGATATTGGGTGGTTTGATGTTTCAGACTGTAAAAAAAAAATTAGACCCTATAATTTTGAACGTTTAGCCATGTTTGATAAAATATGTAAAGTTATTAACACATATAACTTAATCTAATAATATATTATTATTATGCCATCCAAAAAAATGAAATTTCTTGATAATAATAATATATACAAAAAAAACGAAAATTCTAATAAAAAAAAATTTAAAAATGACGAAAATGAATTTTTATATCCACATTTAGATGACCCCAATTTTAATATTAAAATTACAAATAAAAAAGAATTTGATGAAACTCAATTTCCCGAAAAAACCAAAAAAGATTTTAAAAATATAAAAAGTATTTCCAATAAAACTTGTAAAAATAAAGAATTTGAACTTTCTACTCAACAAATGTTCGTCAGAAATTTCATGTCATTTCAAACACCTTATAATAGTTTATTAATTTATCATGGTTTAGGAACTGGTAAAACGTGCTCATCTATTAATGTATGTGAAGAAATGAGAAGTTATTTGAAACAAATTGGTATAAAAAAAAAAATTATAATTGTCGCTAACATTAATGTTTTGGAAAATTATAAATTACAATTATTTGATGAACGAAAACTAGAATTAATTAATGGTTATTGGAATATTAAAGCTTGTATTGGTAATAAATTTATAAAAGAAGTTAATCCCATGAACATGAAAGGTTTAACAAAAGAAAGTGTTGTTAAACAAATAAATAAATTAATAAAACAATCTTACACTTTCATGGGTTATACCAAATTTGCTAATCATATTGATAGAATTATTAGAAAGGTATCTATAAGTAAAGATGATGACGCAACCTCCAAAGAAAAAAAAATTAATGCAATAAAAAACGAATTTTCTGATAGACTTATTGTTATTGATGAAGTTCATAATATAAGAACTGCCGAAAACGACCTTAAACGAACATCCCAAAATTTTATTGACCTTGTTAGATATGCCGAAAATACAAAATTATTACTTCTTACAGCAACGCCTTTATATAATAATTATGATGAAATTATATGGCTATTAAATTTAATGAATGCGAATGATAAAAGATTTGAAATCAAAAAAAATGATATTTTTAAAAAAAATGGTGATTTTGTTGAAGGCGGTAAAGAATTATTAATACAAAAATCAACTGGTTATATTAGTTATGTAAAAGGAGAAGACCCTTTCAGTTTTCCTTATAGAATTTATCCTTTTGATTTTAATGACACCAACTCTTCAAAAAATGATAATTTCATATACCCATCTACACAAATAAACGGTTTAAAAATTGATACACCCATTGAACATTTAGATTTATGTATTCTCAAATTAGGGGATATACAAAAACATATTTATAATAAATTTATTGACTATCTTAAAAATACAAAAAGAGGTAAAATTTTAAAAGAAGGTAAAAAAGGAATTGCTTATACTATATTGGGACCTCCAATACAGCTATTAAATATTGCTTATCCTAACAAAAATTTAGATAGTGATAATTTTTCAGATTATAAACAATTATATGGTATAACTGGCTTAAATACAATAATGAAATCTGATAAAAAAACTAGAAGAAATTTTGAATATAAAGAAACAACTTTAAAAAATTATGGTAAAATCTTTGATGAAACTCAAATAGGAAAATATAGTAAAAAAATTGAGTACATCATTAAATCTATAAAAAAATCAAAAGGCGTTGTAATGATTTATTCGCAATATATTGAAGGTGGTTGTATTCCCATGGCTCTGGCTTTAGAATCAATTGGCATTACAAGATATAATGGTGATAATTTACTTAAAAATCCTCCTAAAAGTATAATGAAATATACAATGATAACGGGTAATAAATTTTATTCTAAACGAAATAAAGAAGAATTAAAAGCTTCTACTCAAAAAGGGAATGAAAATGGTGATTTGGTAAAAGTAGTTATTATTTCCAAAGCTGGGTCTGAAGGTCTGGATTTTAAGAATATTAGACAAATGCACATCATTGACCCATGGTATAATCTAAATAGAACTGGCCAAACTGTTGGTAGAGCTATTCGTAATCAAAGTCATTGTGATTTACCCTTTGAAGAAAGAAACTGTCAAGTTTTTTTGTATGCTTCATATGTTGATAATGTAGAAACCGCAGATTTATATATGTATAGATATTCTGAAAATAGTGCCAAAAATATTGGTAGGGTTACTAGAATTTTAAAAGAAAATGCGGTTGATTGCTTGTTGAATAAAAGCCAAAATTATAATACTCAAAAAAAAATTGAAATTACACTATCCAATGGTGATAAAATGAATTACTCCTTAAAACAAAAAGATTATTCTGTAATGTGTGATATGATGGAATGCGAATATAACTGTAATGTAAAATCTTCATATAAAATTAACATAAACGATAACACTTATAATTCTAATTTTTTAAAAATGAATATGGATAGAATATTAGTTAGAATTAGAAGTTTATTTAAAGAAAAATATTTTTATAAAAAAACTGAATTATTTAAAAGGATAAGGGCAGTGAGAAATTATTCTTCATCACAAATAATGTATTCCTTAGATATTTTAATAAATGATAAAAATGAATTTATTAAAGATATGTTAGGTAGAAATGGTAGATTGGTCAATACTGGTGACTATTATTTATTTCAACCAGTTGAATTAGACGATAAAAAAATAACTATTCTTCAAAGAACTCAACCAATTCCATATAAAAGAGAAAAATTATCTTTTAATATACCAAAAAAAAATAAAACACAAATTATAGAAGATAACAGTGAAATTAATAAAATAATTGATATTTATCAAAAATTAATAAGTGATAATATTAATTATGACTTAACTAATAATAAAAATTGGATTGAAAATGCCATTGTAGTTATTAACAACTTAAAAAATAGAAATAATATGGATTTAAATTTATTAGTGAAATATTGTATATTTCATTCAATAGATGTATTAAATTATGAGCAACAGGTGTCTTTATTTCAAAGCATTCAAAGCATTACTATAAAAGATAATATATATCAGTATATTAATGAATATTTCAATAATTACAAACTTAATGATGAGCTAATTATCTTACCAGACCATTTCGGAAAAAAAAATAACTTTCATATATTAGAAAAAATAGATGGTAAATGGGATAAATTTAAATCGGTTAATACCGCAAATAAACTATTAGATAAAAAGTACAAATATAAAGAGCTTATTAAAGACTGTAATTTAATAGTAGGTTTCATTTTTTCATTTAGAAATGAAGAAATAGTATTCAAATATAAGGAGATGAAATTATCAACAGCAAAAAGACCTAGTAAGGGTAAACAATGTGATAGAGGGCCAGCAAAAATAGAATTAATTAAATATATAAATAAAATTACGAAAAACTACTATAAGAAGAAGAAATATGTTGTGAAAAAAAATAGTGTTACTTCTATTTTTGGTGAAGAACCACTTTCACATGAAATAAAAATATCACCAACAGAATTATGTATAGAATTTGAATTATTAATGAGATTTCTACAAGAAAAAAATTTTGAAAATCAAAAATGGTTTTTTGATAGTATAGAAAGTATTTTATATAACGTACCATATTTACCTATTATTAATGGCGATTTAACGCAAAATTTAATAAAATAAATTGATAATAGAATAAAGATAAAAATATTATAGTATTATAGAATGGCCTCAATTCCAAGTAATAGTAAAAAACAACAGAAAAAAAATACTGGAATTTATATGTTAAATATTTTGACTAGAAAAGTTTCATTAAGATTTAATACAGTAGGTAGTAATATACAAGAACATATCAGTAATAAATTAATAATGAATTTAGAAGGAAAATGTTCTAAAGAAGGTTACATAAAAAGAAATTCTGTTAGGGTTTTAAGTTATTCTGCTGGAGTAGTACAATCAAATAATATTGTATTTGATGTTAGTTTTGAATGTTTAATTTGTAACCCATGTGAAGGTCAAAAAATTAAAGTTATTGTTGAAAATATAACAAAAGCGGGTATTAAAGCCAATTATTATAAATTAGATGAAAGGCCTATTATTGTATTCATAACAAGAGACCATTATTACAATGATAGTAATAACATATTTAAAAATGTGAAAGAAAATGACGAAATTTATATTAAAGTAATTGGTTCTAGATTTCAATTAAATGATAATTCAATATCAGTTTTAGCCGAACCATTAAAACAGAAATTTAAAAAAGAAGAAAAAAGTAAAAGAAAAATCAAGATTGGTTTGAACACTTAATAGTTTAATTTTATTTATACTTAAATATAATTAAAGTTTTTCTAATAATGAGTGTAGCCGATTTGAATAATTTAAAAAAAAATATTGAGAAGATTGATAATTCGCATCATATTGAAATTTTTAGAATTTTTCAAGAAAATAATATTAGTTACTCAGAGAATAGAAATGGTATTTTTATTAATATGAATAATATACCGGAAGAAGTATTAATAAAAATTAATAAGTTTTTAACATACATTAAAACTCAAGAACAACATTTAGATAATGTTGAAAAACTCAAATCGGACTACAAGGATAATTATTTTAATAAACATAATAAAGAAACAACGCCTATGTTATATAAATGATGCATTCACTTAACTTTCACGATTTCAATAAATATTCATTAAAAAAAGATTTTATAATGAATATTTTAAACAATATTCCCATAATAAAAAAAGATAAACAGATCCTAAAAAAGGAAACAAAAAAATATGAAGAACAAATTAATGATATTTTTTTCTATCCAGATAATCATTTTAATGATAGCTTATTTTGGTGTTATCATATTTTTACTAATGGATTTAAAGATTATGAATATTCTAAAACGAATTCTTATATGGTAGAAAAAACACACAAAATATCATTATTAGAAACACTAAAAAAACACAAAATTATATTGAAAGAAAATAAAATTAAACTAACTATTTTAGAAAATGAATTAATTCAACAAGAAAAAATTGGTTTGTATTCTTTTAATGCTCTGCTTTTAATTAATAAAATTAATATTGTATTTGTTGATAATATGATATATTATGAAAATCTTAGCTATGGTGAAAACAAAATATGTTTTATAAAAAAAAAGAAAGATAAATATGGAATTTGGTTAGAGAACACAAATCCTTCAATATTTGACCTTAAAAAAAATTTAATCGTTATTGACGAAATTAATAAACCATTAAAAGCCATTAGTAATTATAAAATTTCCGAACTTAGAGAAATTTCAAATAAATTAAAAATTCCTACAAAAAATCCCGAAACAGCCAAAAAATATACAAAAAAAGAATTATATATGTTTTTAAAAGAAAAATTAATATAAATTGATCTACTTAAAATAATATGAATATTATATATATTAATGAGTGACAATAAAAAAGAAAGAGATAATGATTTCAAAAAGTATATTTTGCGTTGCATTTCTACTCCAATTGAAAAAAATAAATTTGGAGATATTCTTACTAATCCAGAATTAGAAATTAAATTTGGAACTAACTGGGATAATCCAATTACTAGAACTACCTTTGAAAATTGTATCAAAAAGATTAAATCTTTAGGTTGGGTTGTTAATAATGAACAATTGTATTTAAACATTCAAAACCAATTTTATGATAAAAAATCCGGAAGAAACAAAATGTCCAACATTAGAACCACAATTGATGGATTAAGTAAAATACAAGCTTATTGTAAAAAAAATATGTTAAATTTAGAAGATGTAACCGGCGATACCGGTTATTACAAATTCTTAAGAAAAGATAGAATTAGAGACGATAGTTCAATTGAACCTATATTTTTAAATGGTATATTTTATAAAGATTTTCAATTCAAAATTAATTATAAAAATGAAAATACCCTTGGGACCAATCACACGCTAGTTAAAATAATGCTTAATCAGTGGCAGGATACTAAAAAAACTTTTAGACTAATCAAAAGATATACATTTAAACATACATCTTTCCCATTTCTATTATCATTCAGTATTATCAAAACATCTAAATCAAAAAGAGACAAAAATAATTACATACCTACTCATACCATACAAGAATCTAATGTTTTTCAAAACGCTGAAAATTATGAAATTGAATTAGAATATGATGACGATTTAATGAGAAAAATACATCCAGATATGCCAACCAGTTATGCTTTGAAAGTTCAAACTATTGAAAATCAATGGTGTAAATTAATACATAAATATTTTAAAACTAATATTAAAGCTGTTTTATCAGGTATCCAAAATTCTAATTTTCCAATTTCATATGATGAACAATACGATGTGCTATATAGATATATTGATTTAATTATTCCCGATAAAGACATTAAAAAAAGAGAAATACTTGAGGGCAAATTATATAAAAGAAAAAACAGAAAAAATTTTGTTGGTCCATCATCTATCAGTTTAGAAATGAAAAATATTATTAAAGATGGTGGTTATGATACAATATATACTCCATACGCGGTTACTGATAAAGCCGATGGAGAAAGAAGACTGATGTATATCCCAGATAGTGGAAAAATATATTTAATAGATATCAATATGAATATTACATTCACCGGGTCTATTATTAAAACTACTGAACACAAAAATTGTATTTTTGACGGAGAATATGTTGGCCACGATAAACACGGTAAATATATTAATAACTATTTAATATTTGATATATACTTTATTGATAAAGAAGATGTTAGAAAATTCCCTTTAATCTTTAAAGAAGGTTTCAAATATGAAAAAAAAATGGAAAATAAAGGTAGATTAGAAATTATAGCAAAATATATGAAAGATTTTAAACCTGTATCCATAATTAAAAATAAAAGTAACTCAATGATATTCAAAACTAAACAATTTCACGCCAATATACAAAAAAACGACGATGGTTCAGATAAAACTATATTCCAATGTTGTCAAAAAATTTATGAAAAAATAGATAATGGTGGTTTTGAATATGAAACAGATGGATTAATATTTACGCCTATTGATAAAAGTGTAGGCGCGTATTCATTGGGAGAACCCGACAACAACAAAACTTGGACATTATCATTTAAATGGAAACCTCCTGAATTTAATACAGTAGATTTCTTAATCACTACAGTTAAAGATGATAACAAAAATGATATAGTTAATAATGTTTATGAATCTGGCACTAGTCTTACAAAAAAAACCCATATCAAACAATATAAAACATTGGAATTGCGAGTTGGTTTTGACCCTGAAAAACACGGATATAAAAATCCTTTAGATACCGTGTTAAATGATGATATAAAATATGATAGAAATTATAGATGGAATAAATACAAACCCGTTAAATTTATTCCCACCGAACCCGCTTTACCCTATGAAGCTCACTTAATGAATATAATGATTAAAAGAGTTGGTAATAATAATTTCATTTATACAGAAAATGGTAAAGAAGTTATTAATGATGAAACTATTATTGAATGTAAGTGGGTTAATGATAATGAAAAATATTGGCAATGGATCCCCATTAGGGTAAGACACGACAAAACTGCTGATTATAAGAAGACTGGTAGAAATTTTGGCAATGCTTATCATGTCGCACATAGTGTATGGAAATCTATACACAACCCAATAACTAAACATATGATGATTACTGGTAAAGGAATATCAAATATTGTTAATGATGACGATATCTATTATAATAGTAAAAATAAAATATATAGCAACACAACTGGTATGAGACATTTCCATAATAGATATGTTAAATTTAAATTAATAAAATCCGTATGTCAAAAAAAAGGAACATTAGTTGATTTAGCCGTCGGTAAAGGCGGTGATTTACATAAATGGTTATCTTCTGATTTAGGATTTGTTATGGGATTTGACCTATTTAGAGATAATATAGAAAACAGTATTGATGGTGCGTGTGCTAGGTATATAACAGAAAAAAGACAAAGAAAAAGCACTACTAGTTGCTTATTTCTACAAGGCGACAGTAGAAAATTAATAAGAAACGGAGATTGTTGTAAAAATATTAAAAGTAAATATGTGATTAATGCTCTTTTTGGTTATGGGTCTAATGACGCAGACAAAATAGGTAAATTAGCCAATGATAATTACGGATTAGTTAAAAATGGTTTTGATGTAGTTAGTACTCAATTCGCCCTTCACTTCTTCTTTCAAACAAATAAAATACTACACACATACTTAAGAAATGTTTGTGAAATGTGTAAAGTTGGTGGATACTTCATTGGCACTTGCTACAATGGTAATAAAATATTTAAATTACTCAAAACAAAAAAATACAACGAAAGTCACATCTTCAAAAAAAAAGATAAAAAAATATGTGAAATTAAAAAATTATATGAGAATGATACATTTCCAAATAATTATAATAGTGTGGGTTTGAAAATTAAAGTTTATCAAGAAAGTATTAATGATGAAGGGTTTGAAGAATATCTAGTTAATTTTGACTATCTAAAATTAGTATTAGAAAAATATGGTTTCAAATTATTAAAAAAAGATGAATTAAGAGAATTTGGTTTGAAAAAATCTGTTGATTCTTTTGAACAAATGTATTCATATATGAAAGACGAATTAGATATGGGAGTTATCAAAAAAAATTTTATAGGAAATGCTTTAAATATGAGTACTGCCGAAAAAGGTTTATCATTCTTAAACAATTATTTCATATTCAAAAAAATTAGAAATGTTAACGCCAAAACGCTCAATGAAAGTATTTTTGAAAAAATGAAAGACAAAATTCACGACGATATTATTAGTCATTCCAGCTCAAAATCAAAAAAGAAATATAGAAAATTAAAAATACGATTAACTTTACCAACACAATAAAAAGTATTTAAATATAACATATGTTATTAATATAATATATGTTATATTTTCTATTGTATCAAAATAATATCAAAATATCTGAAAATAATCTAAAACTTGTTATAAGAAATAACGAACAGGAACTTGAACCTATAATTAGTTTTAGCATTAGAAATTATTTGAACAATTCTAAAAAACTTATTTGTGATTATTCACAACAATGGGATACTTTCAAAAAATATACTAATCCATATGAATTTATACATACCACAATCCCAAATTATAATATTTCCATCAGCAAAATTAAACCTGTTTCTAGATCTTATTTCAAAATGATTGAAATATGTAGAACTTTCAATTTACTATATAATGATTATAAATATATAAATACTTTTCATTTAGCTGAAGGACCCGGTGGTTTCATTGAAGCTATGGCTCATCTTAGAAATAATAAAAATGATACATACTATGGTATGACACTTATTGATAACTCCAATCATTCTATTCCCGGATGGAAAAAAACTGAAAATTTCATTAAAAAATATCCAAATGTTGTTTTAGAAACAGGTGATACTGGAAATGGTGACCTTTTTGATGAAAATAACTTTATTTATTGTAAAAATAAATACGGAAATTCTATGCATCTCGTTACTGCTGATGGGGGTTTTGATTTCTCTGCAAACTATAATGAACAAGAAAATTTAGCCTTTAGACTAATATTTACACAAATCGCATATGCTCTCATTTTACAAAAATATAATGGAACTTTCATTCTTAAAATATACGATGTCTTTCACAAAACTACCATTGAAATGCTTTATTTTCTTAATTCTTTCTATAAACAAGTTTATATAACCAAACCTAACACTAGCAGATATGCTAACTCTGAAAAATATATCGTATGTAAATTCTTCAAATTTAATAATATTGAACATATTTCTAAAAAATTATTTAATATACTTAAATTATTAAATAACATTGATTTCAATAAATACAAAATTCATAGTATGCTTGATATCAACATTTCTCTCTACCATAATACACAACTTGAAGAAATAAACTCCATATTAGGAAAACAACAAATTGAAAATATTCTCAACACTATTAAACTTATTTCATATAAAGAACGAAAAAAAGATAAATTAGAAAATATTAAAACTCAAAATATCCAAAAATGTATTAATTGGTGTATTAATAATAATGTCCCCTATAACAATAACCTTGAAACTACTAATATTTTTTTAAATCGCAGAAATCATTGAGGACCACTAGACTGAGCCCTACTAAACGCATTAAACCCCTCCGCCGGGAGAAGTGTTTGATTTCTTCTAACTAATCTCGGTGGTTCCAAATCTACTGGAGGTCCTATATGAACATCATATTGGTCATTCGGTAATGGTTGTGATTGAACTCTCCTAGCTCCAGGCGTTGATCTTATTCTCTGAGCTGAACTTTGCCTATAACCCAATGATGTATTTCTTGATACATGTAATGCGCGAGTTAAACCATCTGGCGTTGGCAGGAAATCTTGTGTATTTGTAATTCCAATTGAATTTCCCACAGCCCAACTATCTTGATTTGCCGCTGAAAATTCAAATTCCCAACCTTTCTCGTCTTGTAAATGTTTTATCTTTTTTTCCACCATTTCTTTTGTCCATTTATTACTTGAATTCTCTTCACCATCTGTATAAATTACTACAATCGCACCTTCTTCATTCCCATATTCTTCAAATATTCTACCCAAACAATCATATAATGCCGTACAACCACACGGCTCATAGTTCAACAATTTTCTCTCTTTTATATTATCATAATGTGTAATTTCTGGATTTCCATCTGAAAATTGTGCCAATGTTAATCTAGGTAACATATCTTCTCCCTCCACCACTGTCTCTTGTGCTTTACACCAACCTTCAAAATTTTCTTCTACTGCCTTTTTTAATGGTTGCATACTACCTGACCTATCTAACACATAAATTATATGTGTCTGAACTGGAACGGTTACCGCCGATGCTGGACGCGGTGTAACATCCACTTCTCGCAACTCATTTGAAACTTCTCTAGAAATCTCAGCCATCTCTTCTTCTATTTCTGTATTTGCTGTATTGCTTGTAACTAAACTACTCATAACGATATTATTGATATAATTTATCATGTATTAAATCATATCAATTTACTTAATTATTCTAAAATAATTTTTCTTGTACTCCAAATTTTAAACTAACCTGGGAGAGATTTCCTCATTCATTTTTCAGACATTTAATAATACTATACCATCGTTTATTCAATTTTCGCACTACCCCTCGCATATTTAATTGTGGCACCCTATCCACATTATTAACTATCCATAACAATTGTTCCTTCAATATTGTATAATAATATTCGCCAAATATTTCATTTTTTAATGCGTTTTTAAAAAAATCATTGTATCCTATATTATCCATTACACCCTGTCCAAAATCTATCATAGATAGTGTCCCATTTTTTACACATAAATTATTTCCTTTATAACCCACATCTAATTGTATAATATTACTTTTTTTCATATTATAAACTATACAATCTATTTGTTCCTCTATATCATCTATGTTTTGGTTTGATGATTGTCTCAAATTATTTCCACAATTAGATAATACTAATCCAAGGTCGCCTCTACCAGTCATCATATCTTTACGATATATTGGAAAATGATTATCTTTTTTTTTCTTACAAATACATTCAAAATTTTTATTTAATCGTATTAATATATTTTTTTCATATTCCGCAGCTTCTTTTCTGGTTAATTTTGTCCATGGATCTATTTTATACTTAGGGACTTTTGTATAACTCATTATTAATTGAATATATATATTATTTTTAAAAATTATTTATGCGACGTTAAGGCACTCGTCATATTTAATCTTTGATTTCTCCTTCGTCTTGTTTCAATTGAACTTCCAAATAAACTTCTACTTCTTCGTAATCTTTCACTTCTCCTCACAGCCATTGGATTATTTGTAAAATTATATTCGTGCCTTGATGTTATTCTAGGCATATTTGGTAATCTATAATCATCTTCAGGTCTAATAGAACGGCTAGATGCGGATGAACTACTATAATTACTTTCTCCCTCTGGGTCTTGTCTTGTCCTACATAAAGGACAAGTATCATTCTCATTTAACCAAGTATTTACACAATTCTTATGAAATTTATGTAAACAAGTTAAAATTTTTATTTCTTTCTTTAATCTACCAGAACCAATCTCTTCATAACCATACAAATTCCCTAAACAAATAGAACATTGCTCTATGTTTTCTTTCTTCTTTTTCCAATTATTTACAATTTCTGTAGTTAAAAAAGATGGAACACTTGACAATTTCTTTTTATAACTTGTAGGAGAAGTTGCAGGCGATTTATAGTCTGGTATATATTCATCCTCTACATTTGCTCTTCTTGCTAATCTACTTTGTCCTATTGCCATCATTTTTATTAAATTAGTTGCTTCAAAATCAAATTCTCCATAATTTCCCCGACATACTAAATTACCTGAATATACTCCATTTGGTTTTATTTCATTTATATGATAATAATAATTACCTGAAGGAACCAATTGACCTGTAACATCCCACATTGTATCTGGAACTGATATTGTTGTCTTTATTTTTTCTGTCATCTATTATATTATGCTTTTATTTTTTTTGTATATTTATCTTGTGTTAAAAGCCCTATCACATGGTTTAATATTTTTCTAGGTATATGATGTTTTTGTTTTCTGAAGTATTCTTCCAAATTACCAACTTCATCTATGTAGGACTTTTTTATTTCATTTATTTTTGGGTCGTACATACTCATACAATTTAGTATAAAATCATATATAGTTTCTTCATTTAATATTCTAGATGCGTGTCTTTCTTCACATCTATATTCCAAATATATATACATCATTTGTGGAAATAAGAAACACAACCCATGATTATCTGCTTCTTGTAAATTTGGACCATAATATATATGATTTTCATTAAAAACGCAATTCAACTTACAACTTTTATTCATATATTTAATCAATTCGTCCAAAAATAATAACTCATATGATGTTTGCATTGATAGTGTTTTTTTTCTTGTTTTTGTATGTTTGTATGTAAAATTTTTGTAATCTTTCAAATCGTTACCATGAGAATTGACATAATATACATTATATTTCCCGTCTTCTGGAACAAACAATAAAGACACCGAATGAATAATATATTCATTTTTTTCATCTAGGAAGTAATCTTCATAACAATATGATAAATATACTATTTTGTCTTTTTGGAAATCTCTCCCAAGTATATATTGAAAATTGACATCGTAACAAATATTTTTCTCCCAAATACTAAAATTTAAATTGTTGAAATAGTCGGTAATTATACGCCCATTACCTAATTTTGGTATAATATCTTTTAAAGAAATAGATGTATTTATGTGACTGATTTTAGATTTTGGGAATTCTTTTTTTTGAAAAATTCTCATAAGTTGTTCGCCGTCATTACCCAACCATGAAGAATTGATTCCATATTTATTAACAATTTCAAATAATTTTGAAAATGTTAGTTGTTTTTTAAAATTGTAGATCATATTTGTATTTGTGTTTTAATATAGTTAAACATGATTTTTTTTCTATCAATTTATTTTTTTTATATCATGTTCTTTCAAATATTTATCTTCATAAATAACATCATGACCTGACCATGGATGATAATTAATAAGAATTAATAAACATTAATATCAAAATAGGTAACATCAGTAGCCATAAAATCATTATTTTGATTAACTACATAAACGGTACAAGTATAATTTCCATTTGTTAATCCATAAACTGAAGCACTATTTCCATCAAAAACACTAACCAATGCTTCATTATTAATTTGATACTGCCAATGATTACCTCCTGTCCATGTAACATTAATAGTAGCGCTATTATTACTTACAGTAACATTAACAGATATGTTAGCACCGGTAGTATTATCTGGGTCAGGTTCAGCAGTTTGTTCAACATATGGAATACCTTTTAATTTTACTATTGTGTATGGATAAGTAGCTTCCATTGATTCAAATTCTCGTCCTGCACTACTTAATCCATTACTATTTAAATCTTGATATAAATTTCTAATGAAATAATAGTAATTTAAAATATCAACATGAGAAGTTCCTTTAATATCTATAGTAGTTGCGTCTTGTTTAGTTATTGTAAATCCATTTTTAATAGCATTAAAATATATTTCATCGTCATTCCATCCACTTGGATTAATATTGTGTCTAGTTAAAACAGAACGAACATCATAAGCAAAGTATTGATTGATTTTTCTATTTACACGCTTACCAGAAAACCCTGCCATAGGTTCTACTGACATAACATAATGATAAACGCCTGAAGGAAATTCTGGAGTAGGAGAAAATATTCCATTACATTCATCCAAATCACCACTACCGGATATTAATGAAGGTTTATTCTCAACATAATGACCTGTATAACTACTAACAAGAACTTTACTATCTTTAGCTACCGAAGCATCAACACTGACCCAACCTATTGGCCCATATATAGGATATCCATCAATCGCAACACCTATCATTGGAGAGTGTTCCCCGGCTGATATTAAAGCATCTAATTCATCACATTTATCTTTTTCTGTTTTAAAAGTATCATCCATTAATCTTAAACATTTTGGATATTTATGATAATGATATATCCCGTCTTGTTGAGGATGACCACAACAACTTGAAAAAATTCTACCATAAGCATCCTCACCCTGAGAATTTTCAAAAGGATTGTATATTGGAATTCCATTTAATGCTATACCTACCGTACCTAATGTGGTATCAGAAGGCCCATCTGGATTTTCTTGAGGAGTTAAAGGAATTTTAAATATTTCATTCGTTTCTGATAATCCATTGGGATTATTTATTCCCCCTTCTTCTAATAATAAAATTTCAGTAAATGTATGTCCATTTGCTATATCATTCCATCCATTTGTTACATCAAAACCAGCTATTTTTGGTATATAATTAGGAATACCATTACCCTGTATAACCATTAAATTATTAGTAGTATCTAATGATATATTAGTAATTAAATTTGTCATTTGATGCGTCTCACCATTAGATAATGTTAATGTTTTAATCATATTATTATTAACTAGGTTTTGATAGTTAATTTCAAAGACACCTTTTAATATTTGATATTGTAAATCATTAACTACAACAATTCTAGTTTCACCAGTTAGAGGGTCTGTTAATTTATATTCATAATATATAACTTCATAATCAGGTGGAGGTATTCCATAATCTACATTAAAATGAACTACATCTGTCGCTAAAACACTATCATCATTATCTAGAGCATACACTAATAATACATGATTGCCGTATGTTACATTTTCTATTTCTACATGATTACCTTCATTGACAATAGTAGGATAATAATCATTATCTAGTTTATATGACCAATGATGTGCTTGTGAAAATACAGCTACTAATGTTACTAGACTTTCACTAATTTGTATTGTAGCTTGTATAGTAGAATTTGAATATACATCATCAAGGGGCTTAATATCATTTGTATCTATAGTATCTTCTATCATTTCTTCAGCAATATCATCTAATATATATTGAGGGCATGATTGTGGTTTTCCTTTAATTCTTTTTGGTCTACATCTTTGAGGGTCTTTTTCTTTATTTTTATAATATGATTGAAAACAATTTGAATTTCTATTTGGACATTTAACATTATAATTATATAAATATGGTGCAACAGCATTATTAAATTTTAACCGTGCTATTCTTTGTTTATGAGATACAGCGCCATTACATTCATGATTAAAATTTGTAAATTTATATGTAGCATTGGCACATTGTAAAAAATTATTATTATTTGGGTCTAATGATATGGGATAAGTAAAAGGTTTTCCTTCTAATGGTTTATATGATTTAAAATTACTTCTAGTATTTAATAAATAAGTTTTACTATTTTTATATAATACATTATGCGCGTCAAATATGAATTTTGGATCAAATATACCATTTTTATTTAATTTTTTGAAAATATAAGGGTCATAACAACAATATAACGCATGATTATCTTTCAATACTTTTGTATTAGGAATACAATTATCACATTCTAATGTTTTTCTATTTATGTTAAGGGGCATGCGAAATGGTGTTCCACAACAATCTGGAGACCGGCTAACTCTATCATCTCTTATATCAAATTTATAATTATGATTACGATTTTTGTAGTGATGGGGCATTTGATTGAATATATTTATTGTTTCGGACATAATATAATATATTAGAATATAATTTATTATATTAAATTATTTAGGGAATAAACAAAAACTATTGGTAACATTTCCAGCTACTTTTCTCCTAGCAGTTTTTTCTTGATGACACGCGGTTTTATATAAAGGAAATCTATCTAGATTAAAATTATTTAATCTATCATTATATTTCCAATCGGCTCCACCGGAATTATATTCATTTGTATTTCTAATGGTATCTAAATAATTTCCATTCCAACACGAATCCCATGCTTGTTTTCCATTGCTAACGGTATTTGGAGGGCAATAATAATTACTAGCAACGGCATTCAATCGTAATCTATCTATTCTGGTAGAACTATCAACCGCACCTTGTTGATGAAATTGTTTATTATTTGGATTAAATGTTGTATTATTTTCACATGTTTTCATTCCCAAACCGACTCTAGTTTCTAAACCACAAGTTTGGCCACCATAACCACTAGTTTTTGTAATTCGGTTATCTTTATGTTGATAATTATAAACGGTGGGATTATCAATTACTCTAATAAACCAATCTGTTTCAGCTCCAGTCATATCAGTATATAATTTATAACCGCCATTTTCTTCCCAATCACTTGGTAGTAAATTCATATTATCGTTATATTGAAGCGTATCAACATTATATCCTTCTTTACTAAATGTGTATTTTTGAACAGCGTCAAGAAAAGTTTGTTGTTGAATTTTTAATCCTTCTCCAGGGAAATGTCGCATAATAACTTCATGAGTATATGTTTCATCTTTATACCAATACCAATATTCTTGATCTATTTCATTTCCTGTAGATTGTTGGTATTTTCTATTTCTTTTTATTTTAGCTATTAAATCACCATTCTTATGAAATATTACAATTTGATTTCCATAATATGCTTTGGGTCCCCTATTAACATTATTATAATTTTCGTGATCAGGGTAAGCGATTGTTCCATTTGGTCCAAAATCTATTTTTCCTTCATCAGATGCTTCGTATTTTAAAAAGTGAGGTTTTACTGTAGGAACTTTATCAGCAACATTATTTTTTCGTCTTTTCATAAGGTCATTATAAGAATATGAATAATTACTTTCTTTTACACCGACTTTCTTCTTAGGAAGCAGTCCAGATTTAATTATAAATTTTTTTGAGCGAGAATTACAAGAAGTGTTATTTTCATATAGTTGATTACTAGGAAGTATTTCTGTATATAGTTGTCCTGCTCTACCACTTTTTCTAGCTATACAAGTTCCATAATTGTTATATTTATAAACACAACTAGTTTTAGCATTTTTTGGAATTCCATGATATTCACATTTTTTACAATCCTTAGTTGTTTTCCAATTTCTTGACCAATACATATATTATTTAAAAAGAAAAAATAACTGATTAATATAATGATATATACATTTTTAATTTTATTTTTTAGTTTTTTAATACTTTATCATTTATTAAATAATACGATTGAAGGATTTGCAAAAGAATGTGCAAAATTAAGTAATGTGAATTGTGCTAATGTGATTACCGAAGAAAATAAAGGTATGATTGGCAGAATGAAAGACATAGCTAAAGCGATTAAGAATGGGTCAGACAAATCCGCAAAGGGTTTAAGAAAAACGAGAGCACAAGTTAAAATTGATACGGCTAGAAAAGCCAGAATTAAAGCAGCAACGGATGGAGAAAATGTAGTTAATTCTCCAGCAATGGACAGTGTCGTAGAACAGTCTAAAATACCGAAGTAAATAAATATCTTTTAGAAATATATATGAATGGATTAATAGTGTTATTAATTATATTGTTAGGTTCTTTGATACTAAATCAAATCGTTAATAATTTTAGTATTGTTGAAGGATTGGATTTGGCCAAATGTGACCCAGAAGTATTGAGAAAAGTAAAAGAAAAATCTGCAGTAAATAATAGAGAATTTAAAACATTAAAAAAAGCTTATGGTGGATTGAAAATGAAAGTTTCTTTAATGAAAGACGAAGGTAATAAATTACAAAACCAAATGGATAGGAACAAAGAAGATAAGGAAAGAACAGATAAAGCATTGAAAGTAAATGAAAAAAGAATTAGACAAGCGAAAATTGTTAAAAGTGTCCAAACAGACGATCCAAATAATATCTTTTAGAAATATATATGAACGGGTTAATCGTATTATTAATAATTTTATTGGGGTCTTTAATAATTAATCAATTAATTATTAATATAAATAATTTAAGTAATATTGAGGGATTTACAAAAACTTCAAAAAAATTATGGAAAAAAGCATGTAAAGAAAAAAATACAAAAAAATTAAAAAAATCAGAAAAGGATAAAAACGCTGAATATAAAAAACTAGAAGGTAAATATAATACTTTATTTGAAAAAGCTGTAGAAAAGGATAAAAGTGCTATGAAATTACAACATAGTATTAAAGAAGCCGAAATTGATACTGAGAATGATCTCAGAAAAGCCGACCATAAAATGAAAGCAGATGAGAAAAAAGTTGCCGCTTCAACCAATGCATTTACAAAAGTTAAATACACAAAAGATATTGGAACACTTTCTGGAACAAAAAACAGAGATTATTAATATATTAATATATATCAATATATTAATATGCCTACTGGTTTTTTTAAAAAAGTAAAAAAAGGAGCAACAGCAATGGGTGAAAAATTTGTTGGACCTGAATATAATTATCTTGAACACGTACGAAACCCATCTCAAATGGGTATGAATGATACGGGTAATCTATCTACATTAGCAAAAGATATTGCCGGATTAGTTAGTTATGGCGATATTTTAGTAAAAGGAACAGGTAATGCTAAAATTGGTAGTAATCCATTGGGCAATCGTTTTTTTTTGAACACCGGTTCAACTTGTAAGTATAGAGGTAAGAATGTTAAAAGATACCTTTATGTCAATAACGCACCTACTGGTAAAATTCCTTTAATACCAGCAAAAAGTGCTTATTTTAAGGGTTTATTACCGGGAATGGTTGAAAATATGGGAGCATTCAATCCTATGGGATTAATGGGTGGTTTAGCTCAAACAGGGCCGCCCGCATGCACCTTATTAAGAGCACCGGTAACTAATAGAGGTGGAAGAAGTGAAAGAATGGAACAACACCATGTAGCCATTATGGACATACCAGTTGCTGGACCAGAAGGAAGAAAAGCATTAAATATGCCGGGTAGAGCTAGATTTCTAGACGGGGGTGGTAATAGAGCTGTTGCAATAGCAAATGAAGCATTTACAAATATGGACGACGCACTATATGGAGAACCATTCAAACAATATTATAGTAAAATAAATTTATATGATAATCCTTTTGCAAATTTTTATACTGCTGGATATAGTCTTTTTTTAATCTACTTATATTTCCAACTTATTAAGAAATTAAATTAATATGTGAAATATAAAAAGCAGTTATGTAAAAGAACAATCCTACCATTAAGTGGGAGAGAAGTCCAACTTCTCGCTTAATATTAAAAAATCGCAAAACTTGATTGTGTGGTGAGTTTTTTGACAGTGGATATATTCCCCAAAATATTGCGTTCACCATTAAAACACTAATAATAATTATCCTTAACATAATATATTTTTATAATATGTTAAATTATTTTTTTAAACGATTGCTTAAGCAATATAATACTAATAATATATATTTATCGTTTTTTTTTACTTCGTCTCCTCTTTCTTTTTGATTTTTTGCGACTTCTTCTTTTCTTTCTTTTTGATTTTTTGCGACTTCTTTTTTTGCGAGATTTTCTTCTTCGCCTTCTACCACCCGAAGCTGTCATACCTACACCATCTGCTGCTTTAGCCATTATTGGTTCTGGCGCTCCTTTAGCCTCTCTTTCATATTCATCGTGCGCATCATTAAGTGTTCTTGCTGTCCAATCTATAATTTGAAATAGATTTTTGTGCCCGATCAAACCTTTTTCCTTTAATTCTTTTACACCTACTTCGGTTTTTTCTACTAAAGTTTGACGACTATCACTAGTAGCAGCAGATTGAAAATTTTCACCCCCTCTTTTCCCTCTTCGTCGTTTAGTTTTTCTTTGTTTAGTTTTTCTTTTATTATAAGTCATCTTATATAATATACACAAAATAAATTATACGCGTTTAAAAATTTCAACAGCAATTAAAGCACCGGCTGCTTGAGCTACAATAAATGGTAGTAATTGATTACCTGATATTTTTCCTTTTGCAAACATTGCAATAGAAACCGCAGGATTAAAATGAGTTGGACACAATCCACCTAAAACTAATATTCCCGCTGCTAGAGTTCCACCAATAATAAACGCATTACCTTTACTGTAAAGAATTGAAAGTACCAAAGCCAAGGTTCCTAATAATTCACCAATAAGTTGATTAATATTCATTATAATATTATAATAGATAATATAATGAAAAAGAAGTTAATTTATAAATTTGGTTTTTCACCCGGTTTTACATTAAATCCACCAAATATTGCTAAAAATCTTGTTCGTGTACTAGAGTCGGCCGGTTTTTGAACTTTACCCATTATTTTGTTACCAGTTTTATGATTATATAAAGTAGATCTGTATCTACTATCATTCGGGTTCAAACCAGAGAAAATAGTAGATTTTAATGTTGGTTGAGAAATAGTTCTTTTTTGTATAACCCGCTGAAGATAATTATGACTACCCATTATAGTAGTTGGACCAACATTACCTCCATAAGTTGGTTGGCTACATCCACCATTATGTTTGCTATTAGAGTGATTGAATATGTCTAAATTGAATGACATTATATATATAATATCAAATATTAAAAATTTATCCAAATGTGCTTTCCCCCGCATAGATTATATATAAAAAATTGTCCGATGATGAATATTCTTGATATACATTTTTCACTAATTGACTTGCCGGAACCATATTATTTCCATCCACAAATAAATATAAAGATTTTTCAGGTGATAACTTTATTCTTTTTCTTACCACATACATAAAATTTGCCATACTTAAATCATCAGGTACTAAATATTTTTTTCTATCTATATCGGGAATATCTTTACATCTAGGGTCTTTTTCTACTATTACTGGAACCCTATCGGGATATTTTGATAAAATTCTATTAGATTCTTCAGTTCTTTTATGAAATGAGTGGTTACGTTGAAATGAACTAATAGTTTTATCAGTATTTATTTCATTAATCAATGATTTTGCTTTATTTAAAATTGTTTCCATTTATATAATAGTAGAACATTTTCTCTAAATTATTTATTTTGCTCTTTGTCTCATTTTTCGCCTTTTTCGTTGCAATCTTCTAACTCTTTTCTTTTTCCATTTCCATCTCATACTAGCTGTAGATTTCTTATACCGACATCCATGCGCCATATGTATAATATTATAAAATCTTTTTATATATTTTCAGTAAAAAAATCTAAACACCACCACTGTATAGCAACAGTAGGAAAAATTTTATAATATGTTGGGAGTAACCCTCTATAAAGCCCCCTGATACCTTCTTTATTAACTATTTTTTTACAACAATCAATAATTCCATCATATGTTGGGACAGAAGTATGAAATCCCTGTATTTGTAATCTTCTTCTAACTAAATCAGTTGGGTATGTAATGGATACGGCCGATACACCAGTAAGACCACCGCATAATAAATTTTTAATATTAGGATTGATCAATATATCATTACTCAACTCTTTATATGTATGATAAAATTGATAAAATAATGAAGAATATAAACTATAACCAATTAAACTACAATTTAAACCTAGATAATATTCTCTAATGGATAATTGTTTTAGAGCATTAAATAATCCTTTATAATGTGAATGGTTTGTTTGTAACATTATTCTACTTCTAATTGTTTCTAATGGATATGTAATAAGCATTGATGTAGCACCACCAACCCCGCCAGAAATAAAGTGATTATATTCACATTTTTTAAAGAATTTATAAACAAATAAATTAATACCATTTTGTGGAAAAATTCTTATACTATTAATACCATTTCCTTTCCATAAATATCTAATACCTTCTTTTTTAAATACGTCACGAAGAGTAGTATGAGGAATAAAATAATTTTGACGTTGTATTTTATATAAATCTAATGGAGCTACACATGTTCTAGCAACCATACCAGATGTTCCGCCAATTAAAAATTCTTTAAATGACATTAATAGATATAAATTGATTAGTGTTTAATATATAATATTAAATATAAATGAAGGGATATTTATTAATAGATGGGAGTTATTTTGTGTTTTATAGGTTTTATGCTATGATGCAATGGTGGAAATGTAAAACAAAAGGGGAAAAATTGGAAAAACCAATTGAAAACGAAGAATTTGTAAATAAATTTAAAACAACATTTATAGATAAAATAAGGTATTTATGTCAACCAGAATTTGATTATGATTGGGGTAAAATGGAAACCATTAAAATAATAGTAGCAAAAGACTGCCCTAGAAAAACCATATGGAGAATGAAATTATTTGATAGTTATAAAGGAACCAGAACAACAGAAGATGATTTTATTGGCGGGCCCTTCTTTAAAATGGCATATGAAGAATTATTTAAACAAGCTGGTGTAGATCATGTAGTAAAATATGATACACTAGAAGCAGATGATTGTGTTGCTATTTTAACAAAAGAATTATTGAAAGACCCAGATAATCGCGTTAAAATAATAACAAGTGATACTGATTATTTACAATTATATAATGATTGTAATTGTAAATTAATAGATAAAAAAAATGGTGTTCATAATTTAAAAATTTATAATTTAAAAAATAAAAATAATTTGGTAAATGTTGATAAATTTATTAATAGATATTGTGAAATATATGATAGTAAGGCTTCATGGAGAATGAAAACATATTATGCTTTATTATATAAAATAATTCATGGTGATAAATCAGATAATATACCACAAATTATAAAACCATTATCACAAAATAAATTTAATAAGTTATATAATTTACATATAAAAGAAACTATGATAGAAAATTATTTAAAAGATAAAGATAGTAGATTTAAAAATGAAAATGCGTGGGAAGATTTTAAATTAAATACAAAATTAATAAATTTTAACTGCATACCAAAAGATTTGAGAGCAGGATTTTTGGAAAAATATCAACATTTATGCGTTAGTAATAATTCTGGGAGCTATATTCATAGTAATTAGTTCTTGAAATAGTAATTTACAAGCATACGGCATATTAACTTTATTAAAATGGGTAGTATTGCCACAAGTTTTACAAATATTAATTTTCTTTTCTGGATTAAATACAGCCATCAATCCACATTTCTGACAAGTATAAATGGTATAACTATCACTGGCATGATATAGTCTATCAATAGTAAATCTAGCCGCCCCGTGACTTACCATGCAATCACGTTCCATTTCTCCAAATCTCAGACCACCATCGCGCGATCTACCTTCGGCGGGCTGCCTTGTTAATACTACCATAGGACCAATACTACGGCTATGCTCTTTGTCAGCAACCATATGTTTCAATCTTTGATAGAATGCTGGTCCTATAAAAATATCTGCTTCTAATTGCTCCCCGGTCATGCCATTATATAAAATTTCATTACCGTGAGATTCAAACTTATTTTTTTGTAATTCCTTACAAATATCATTAATGGAATATTCACCAAAACTAGTTCCATCTCCTAATAATCCTAATTCCAATAAAACCTTTCCTAATAATGTTTCCTTTAGTTGTGCTATAGTCATTCTACTAGGGATAGCATGAGGGTTTATAATTATATCTGGTCGTAGTCCATCTTTTGTAGTAGGCATATTCTCAGCTGGTATTACCAGGCCAATTGTTCCTTTCTGGCCATGCCTTGATGAAAATTTGTCTCCGATCTGAGGAACACGATATGTTCTAGTTCTAATTTTAGCAAAAGTATAACCGTCTCCATTTCTATGAATATAGTTTTTATCAATATATGTTTCTTCATTTGTTCTATATATCTTACTTTGATCTTTATATTTGATTACTTTTGTATGGTCATTTCTATTTTCTTTAATAGGAACTATTTTTCCAATAATAACATCTCTATTTTCAACTAATGTATTTTCAGGTATCACACCTTGAGAATTTAATTTGTTATAGTTGGCAAATTTCATACCTTTAGTTTTACTTCTATCGGCTTTACATCTAATTTCTTCATCTCCCTGAATTTTTTTATCTTCATCTTTATCTGTTTTGTAAATAGTAGCTGAAAATAACCCCCTATCCAAACTATCTTTATTGAATAATATACTATCCTCTTGATTATAACCAGAATAACACGCAATCGCAACTACAACCATACTACCCGAAGGAATTTTATTTAAATTAATTATATTCATAATTCTTGTATCAACTAGAGGTCTCATTGTATATGTTTGAACATATGCGGTTTTATCCATTCTATTTTTAAAATTAGTAACATACATACCCATTGCCTGTTTTCCCATAGCACATTGGTAAGTATTTCTGGGCGATTGATTATGTTCTGGAAATGGAATACAACTAGCTAGAATACCAAAAATAGTTGAGGGGTGTATTTCGCAGTGAGTGAACCTATTATTTGATATTTTATGAGGCCTCATGGCTATAAGAGCATTATTTTGTTCTGAAGCATCAATATATTCAATGATGCCTTCGTGTTCTGAATTATCTATTAAAAGGTCATCCCAATTTGACGCATTCTTTTTAATTTTATTTAACAATTTTTTAGTAAATAAAAGTTTTCCTTTTCTTATTTTTAATACGGGTCTTGTTATTCTACCCCCTTCATTACATATTACTAATTCTTTCATTTTATAATTAAATACAATACTTGTGTAGATATTTAAAATACCTTTGAATTTTTTATCCTTTAGATAATGATATAGTTTTATAGGTTCATTTGTAATGCCATACCAACAACCATTAACTATTACTTTAACTTTATCATATAATTCTTTACTAGTTAGTTCTTCAAGTCTAATGATATTTTTTTCTAATAAATTGAAAATTGGATTAGAGTTAGAGTTTATTGTAATATGAGCAAGATAAGATAAATTTTTAACCACACCAACTGATTGACCTTCTGGACTTTCTGCCGGACATATCAGACCCCAACCCGTTTGATGCAATTTTCTAGGAGGAATTAATTTACCACTTTTATCAATTGGTGTGTTTATTCTTCTTAAATGACTAAGACTAGAAATATATGTTAATCTACCTAAAACTTGAGCTACTCCAACTTTATTAGAATTTGTATTTTTTATACCAAAATCACCTGTTGCCAATGCTCTTTTAATCCCATTTTCAATTGTTGTAGATTTAATAATTTTATATATATTAGTTTGGTTCATAATATCTAGATAAGCTTCGGTTGATTTCCATGAACCATTGTTAATTTCCCTAACAGTTTGTTTTTGCATATCTTTTACTAATTTATTAAAGTAATTGCGAAATAAATTATTTAATAATGTTCCGGCTAGATCTACTCTTTTATTTTTGTAGCTATCTCTATCATCTGTTTTGCGCCATCCAAAACTTGTTTGTAGTAATAGATTTGTCATATAACCCAAATAATATATTTTTTGTTCTTTGGTCTGGCAATGTGGGAATAAGTCATTATTTAATACATCCTGAGTAAATTCCTTCTTTTTCCTTTGACCAGTGATTTTATCCATATTTAAAGGTGTATACATAGCATAACTAGTTATATGTTCTAGTGCCTTTTCTCTAGTCAAGTAACCATATCCATCAATTATAGAAGCTTTTAATCCAAATAACATTTTTTTCATTTTTTTAGCGTCAATATCAAGAATAACTCTTTCACAGACTTCTTTATCTGATAATATTCCCATGGCTCTGAAAACAATTACCAGTGGAATAGGTTGTTTAATTCTAGGTATTTGAACATATATTGAATGTCCGTGTCCATTATTTTTAGCAGCGATAGTAATATTAATTTGTTTAGGTGATATACACTTTTCCAAAGGAATAGATTTTATTTCGGCTAACCACCTCCATTTAGTATTATTTTTTCCAACATTGAAGCACATGGGATTATTTTCGGCTGCTCGTTCTTGTCCTAATACAGTTTTTTCACTACCATTAATGATAAAATATCCACCTGCATCAAATGCGCATTCTCCAACAATGTTTGGATGTAAATGTTTATATTGGCTCAGCACACATATACTAGATTTTAACATAATAGGTAATTTACCAATATGAATTCTAGGAATTGTTTTCAATAATGTTTCCATTTTTTCCAAATTATCTCCACCCCTTTTGATAATTTTGATATTTAAATCAACAGTTTGAGCGGAAGAGTAGGTAAAATTTCTCAATCTAGCTTCCTGTGGGAACATTAATTTGGTGGCTCCATTATTTTCGTGTATTTGTGGTCTATATATCTGATAATTACTAAAAGTAACAATTAGTTCTAATGAATACAATCCTGTTTTTTCATCTTTGTCGTGTTCAGATTTGATATGTACAGGATTAAACATTTCAATTGTATTTTTAATTTGTTTATTTACAAAATGATTATAAGATTCAATTTGGTGCCTTACTAATCTAGCCAAATGTTGCCCCTTAAAGTAACTTTCTATTATTTTCCATGATATATCCCCGTCAAAATCTTGTAATTTCTTTTTAGCCATAATTACCATTATTCTATTTAATTTATATCATATCAATTTTTCTTTAAACTCATTTATTAATCATATTTTTCTAATATTTTTTTAAATTTATTAATAACAAACAAGTATATCTATGAAAGACAATTCTAATAATGACCTACAAACCGATAGTTCTAATAATAATATAGATAGCTCCGACAATAATTTAAATTTACAAATAATTGAAATTATAAGTCCAAATGAAAAAAGACGACTAAAATTGAATTCATTATTATTAAATGAAATTAATAAAATGGTATATAAAGATTTTACTATGCCACTTCTTACAGATATATCAAATAATACAATATTTAAAGACATATCTAATAATAATAATATGAAAAAAAAATCATCCGGAGGAATATTTAAGTTAAGACAACATCTTGATGAAAAAAGAAAAGTTATACCTACATTGAAGGGTGTAAAAAAAATAAAAGGAAGTCATAGAACAGCATTAAGAAAAAATCTACAAAATTATGAGGATGATTTTGATATATTTTTTAAAAATAATATGAAAAATTACCGGGAAAAACAAGAACGCTTAAAAAAAATAAAGAAAAGAAAAGTAGATATATCTAATGTTGAAATATTTTCAATACAGGATATATTAAATTTAGCAAAAAAGTATCCTATAAAGGATGATGTTATTTATAATATTGATATGAAAGCAATACACAAAATTAAAACACCATTAATTGAATTAAATAAAATGATAGGTATGAAAAGTTTAAAACAATCGGTTGTTAATCAAATCTTATTTTTTATACAAAAATTACATATTTGTAAAAATAAATCACAAAATGATTTTTTACACACTGTTATTTATGGCCCACCTGGAACTGGTAAAACGGAAGTAGCAAAATTATTAGGGAAAATTTATTCCAGATTAGGTATTTTGAAGCGCGGTAGATTTAGAAAAGTGACTAGAAGTGATTTAGTTGCTGGATATTTAGGACAAACGGCGTTAAAAACAATGGATGTTGTAAAGGATTGTTTGGGTGGTGTATTATTTATTGACGAGGCATACGCTTTAGGAAATCCAGAGAAAAGAGATAGTTTTGCCAAAGAATGCTTAGACACTCTTTGTGAAGCATTAAGTAATTATAAAGATAGATTAATGGTTATAATAGCAGGGTATGAGGAAGAATTAGAAAAATGTTTTTTCTCTTATAATCAGGGTTTATCATCTAGGTTTACATGGAGATTCAAAACAGACGATTATCACGCACCAGAACTTAATAAAATTTTCGCCAAAAAAGTAAAAGATATTGGATGGAAACTAAGAAAACCAATATCAGATAGTTGGTTTGAAACAAATATTAAATGTTTTAAATATTTTGGAAGAGATATAGAAACACTTTTAGCAAAAACTAAAATAGCTCATTCGCGTCGTGTCTTTTGCTTACCAAAAAATGAGAAGAAGAAAATTACTTTAGAAGATTTAAATAAAGGAATTGAAATGTTTAAAGAGAATAATAAATCCGTAGATAACACACAAGTAGATGAACTATATAAATATATGTACGTATAATTTGAGTTAATAATAATATTTAAATTTATTATTATTATTTACAATGCCTAATACTAAAACAATTGCTATTAATCCTGATTTTTTTAGTGTAACAAAAAAAAGAAACAAAACAAAAAAAAAGGAGAGGAAAAGGTCTAGAGACATTAAACCAAATAGTATAAAAAAAGATCTAATTGCAAAAATTAAAGAACATCAAAAAAAGAAGGAAATAGAAACAAAAAATATAGGCAGTAATGATGAACAAAAAAAAGAAGATTTAGAATTTGCTAATTCTCTACAAGATAGTATAGAATACTTAGAAAGTATATCAAAAAAAGTGGAAAGAGAGAAAATTGAAAGAAAGAGTAAAAAAAATGTGAAAGAAAACCCTTTACAAGAAATACAAATAGAAACTGATAGTATTCCATACTCAAATATGAAAAAAGGTGGGATAAAACCGGCATATTCACAATGGAGAAAAACACAAAAACAAAATGATAATCATAAAGAGCCGTTGTCCTTTAATTTTAAAGTTGGAAACTCAATGATACACAACGACAGTTTTGAAGAAAGACAACAAAAATTACATGAGGTTAAGGCAAAATTTAATATGTCTCCAATACCAGTGACAAACATTTCAAATGCAACGCCTTCTTTGGTTCAACCGGTTTCTCTCCCAGGTCCTCTTCCAGAAGTCAATTTACAAAATAAAAAAAAGAAAATCAAAAAGAAAACTAGAAGGATCAAGAGGAAGTTTTATTTGGGGAAAAATAAAAAAACCAATTCGTGTGGTGTTCTCATTAAAAATAAAAAAACCAGAAAAAATGTTAAAAAGGAAATTAATAAATTAAAAAGTAGGTCCATTGGACATATAAAAAAATATTTAAAAAAACATAATTTAATGAAAATTGGGTCTTCAATTCCCGATGAAGTAGCTCGTGAAATATATGAAAGTGCGTATTTAGCCGGAGATGTATATAATAAGAATGCCGAAGTATTATTTCACAATTACACACACGATTAATATTTATTAAACCATATTAAAGATTTAATAATTATATATATAGATTAATATGAGCTCATTATCAAGAAATGGACAACGAGACATTGATACATATTTTGTCAAATTAGATCAATATAAAAAGAAACATGGAGATAAAGTAATACTTTTATGGCAGGCTGGAACTTTTTTTGAAGTTTATGCAAAAAAAAATTATGAACACCCAACATATTATCATATAAAAAAATATTCTGAGATTTTGAACTGTAAAATCGCTAGAAAAGGAAATGATCATGTTATGGCGGGTTATGGTGTATCAGAACCTTTACAAAGACAAGTTCCTAGATTGTGTAAAGAAGGTTATACAGTTGTTGTATGGGAACAAACTGGGGAAAATTCTAATGGGACAAAAAAGAGAAGCCATACACAAACATTTTCACCTGGAACTAACTTTGATGACCCCCGTCAAAAAATAACAAATAATTGTTGTACTATTTGGTTAGATATTTGTAATGATTTTGATAATACACCTTATTTTACTTGTGGAATTTCTACTATTGATATTATAACAGGTAAATCAGTATTATATGAATTCAAATATAAAAATAACAAAATACACGATACCACTGCTTATGATAATCTTGAAAGATTTATATCTATATATAATCCCAGTGAAGTAATATTAATTCATAATTTTAAAGAAAATTCAATGGTAGAAGATGTAATTAGATTTGGCAATATCAACGCTGATAAAATATATAAAATAAATATTAATGAAGAAAATGAATGGCAAGAAATAGTAAAAAATGCGAAAAAACAATCCTACCACGAAGAATTATTAAAACAATTTTACAACTTCGCTGATTTTTTTAGTTTTGTTGAAAGTAATCAATTATATGAAAATATACATGCTTTCAATTCTTTTATATTTTTATTGCATTTTATTTATGAACATAATCCAACCTTAACAAAAAAACTTAGAGAACCAGTTATTGAAAATAATGACAATTCTTTAAAATGTGCCAATCATAGTTTAAAACAATTGAATATTGTTAATGTAACGGATAATAATAAAAATATTTCTTGTATTTTGAATTTTATTAATAAATGTGTTACAAATATGGGTAAAAGAGAATTCAATGATAAAATATTACATCCAATTACGGATATAAAATTGCTTAATACAGAATATGATATGATAGATTTTGTTTTAAAAAACGATTTTACATATTTTATGGACTTGAGAAAGAAATTAACAAGTGTTAATGATATTGAAAAATTGTATAGAAAATTTATAGCAAATAAAGTTGAACCGCACGAATTTGTTAATTTTTATAAAGATTTACAATTAATAAATACAATTGAAACTGATTGTGCTTGGACACCAACCCGAAATAAACTTTTACAATATATATTAGATACCATTAAAACCCAAACAGTCTCTAAAAATATTAATAAAATATCAAAATTAATTAATGATACTATTGATATGGAAAAATTAGATAATTGTAATAATATGGAAACAAATTTCTTTAAAAAAGGTGTATTTGAAAGAGTAGATAAAGCTCATAAAACATATGTTGAAAATTTACAATATTTAGAATGTGTTCAAGAATATTTTTCTAGATTAATTTCTAGAACCGACGCAAGATCAAATGACCCAAAAATTCATGAAACTGATAAAACTGGTGTATTTTTTAAATGCACCAGTAGAAGATCTATATTTTTAAAAACAGAATTAGATAAAATAAAAAATGAAAAAATAACTATAACATTTCATTCAAAATATGATGGTACATTATGTAAAAAAAAATTATTGAAAAATATAAATTATATTAATAGTGGTAAAGATAAAGCATTATATAATTCTGACTTGACTGATTTATATAATAGTATTTCCACTAGTAAAAGTAATTTAAAAGATGAAATTACACAACATTATAATCAATTTATTAGAGAAATGGGAGATTATTTCAATTTTATTTATAAAATATCAAAATTTGTTTCAATGTTTGATCTAATTATAAGTAAAGCTTATATAAGTCATAAATATAATTATTGTAAGCCAACTATTAAAGACCCAAAAGAATGGAGCAAATGGGAAGGTAAGCATCATAGTGCTTTTTTTTCAGCTAAGGGTCTTAGACATCCGTTAATTGAGCATATTAATACTAATGAAACATATGTTTCAAATGATGTATCTCTAGGTAAAGATAGTTATGGTATATTATTATACGGAACAAATGCGGTGGGAAAATCTAGTTTGATCAAATCAATTGGCATTGCTCAAATTATGGTTCAAGCTGGAATGTATGCCCCCGCTTCCAGTTATGAATTTTATCCATATAATGCTATATATACTAGATTGTTGGGAAATGATGACTTGTTTAAATCGCTAAGCACATTTGCTGTAGAAATATCTGAATTACGAACTATATTAAATTATGCTGATAATAATAGTTTGATTTTAGGTGATGAATTATGTTCTGGAACTGAAATAGGGTCAGCAATTAGTATTTTTAAAGCTGGCTTAACTCATTTTGAAAAAAAAAAATCTAGTTTTATTTTTGCTACACATTTTCATCAAATAGCTAATAAATATAAAAATAATTCTAATATTCTTGTTAAGCATATGGAAGTTGAATATGACGAAGCAGGCGATACACTAATATATAATAGAAAACTAAAAGATGGTCCCGGAAACAATAGTTATGGTATTGAGGTATGTAAATCATTAAATTTACCAGATGATTTCATTAAAGAATGTTATAAAAATAGAAAAAATATGGATAAGAGCAATAAAGGAACTTTAAGTAAAAAAAAATCAAAATATAATTCCAAAAAAATAAAAGGTAATTGTGAATTTTGTTCAGAAAAAGGAGTTGACATTCATCATTTAACGCCACAAGAATTAAAAAATAGTAGTGGATATGCGAATGGTGTGCGTGTAAATCATGTTGCTAATTTAACAAATATATGTAAAAAATGTCATACAAAATTTACAAAAGAAAAAACGATTCATAGAAAAACAAAAACATCAAAAGGATATGAACTTGTGGAACAATAATATATTTGTTTAATGTATATAATGTTTTGCGGAATGAGTGGAAGAGATAAAGGCGACTGTAAAAAACCACCAAAATCTCCTATAGTTTTTGGTAATCAAACTAAAGATAAAGTCCCATCTGTAAGTCCTATGACTACAAAAACACCTCCAAAAAGATCTTCAGTATCACCAATACAAATTAGCGACCAAACCTTTGATGAAGCAGTAAAACAATTAGATGTTAAATCAGAAACAGATAGTTTAGCAGATAAATACGGATTAGTTGTACCCGGTAATTTACCGGGTAGAGCATTTAAATTAGAGCAAGCTGGACATCGGCCATACGCAGCATATGGTAAGCCAAAAAGAAGAACTAGACATACTAAAAAATCAAATAGTAGTAAAAAGAAAGGCGGTCGTTATAAAAAACGAAGAACAAGAAGAGGAAAAAGAGGAAAAAGAAAAACAAAGAAAAAAAGAAAAAGACGAAAAAAAACTAGAAGAAATTAATGATTTAATATCATTTAATATATATATATGAGTGAAACTGCAACTGAAAGATTATTAACATTAAGAATTTTTAGATATTTATATGAAAATTTAGAAGCAATATTTATAGCAACTTGGTTAATTAGTTTAGTTATATTAATTATTGTTACTTTAAAAATAAATATTCCAGGTGATAAAGATTGGAATTCGGAAGTTCAAATAGTGTATGAAAAGATGATGAATAGGGAGGGTTTGACTTCAAAAGATGTAAAACAAGTAAAAGAAATAATGATTCAAGAAGAATCGGCTAGAAGGGCAGCACTAGTACAAAAAGCAGCCGAAAAGGAAAAAAATAAAAATCAACCAACCAAGGTTATAAATTTACAACAAGGAAATAAAATAAAATTAAATAAGGTTTTGTTAAAAAGTAAATATGATAAAAAGGTGGCAAACAATTTATGTGGAGACCCAATAAAAGCTTGCAAAAATTCAACAAGTAAAGAGATTTGTGGTCAATTAAAATGTTGTGTTTACGCCTATGATAAAAGTAAAAAGAAAGATAAAAAATATAAGGGCGAATGTGTTCCCGGTAATGCAGATGAAGATGGTCCAACTACAACAGCTCCGGGCCAAAAATGGGATTATTATTATTATTTAAATAAGAAATACAACAAAAATTGATATTAAATAATCATCTTATATATTATATAAAATGATTATTCCAGTGAAGTGTTTTACGTGTGGTAAAGTATTGGCCGACACATATTTATATTACATACAAGAAGTTACAAAAGAAAAATTAAAAAAAGGCGACACACCAGATGAAGTAGTTTATTTAACAGAAAAAAATGCTAAGAAAACCACCGAAGCAAAAGTATTAGACAAATTGGGCTATAAAAAGCTATGTTGTAGAAGACACATGCTTACTCATGTAGATATTGTATAATTTTTGAATATTTAGAAAATTATATTATCACTTAAATATATATTAATGGCAAAAAGAAGATATTCTAGAAAAAGAACAAAAAGAAAAAAAACAAAACGCCGCGTTAAAAGAAATAAAAGAAAAACTAAAAAAAGAAAAAAAAGAAGAAAAAGACAAAAAGGCGGTGGTTCAGGGTGTCCTTACAATAAAAATATGGGAGAATTTTTTACATTAAGAAAATACAATAATAATCCTATATTACCAGACCCAAAATCTACAAATTTAAGTTCAAATATACCATTTCCATATAGAAAATCTGGTGGAAAAAGAAAAAGAAAAACTAGAAGAAAAACACAAAAAGGAGGTTCGTGGTATGAATTTGGATTATCAGATATAGTTAATTCTTATTTTGACGGTGTAAAATCTATGACAGATGTTCCATTAAAGTATCGCGGGAAGAGACAAGATTTATTTTCCGATCCTATGAAACAAAAAATTAAAACACCTAGAATTCAACATACCATTCCTGATGTTGACGCACATCATAGGCGTGGAATAACACAAGCTGCCAATTATGGTAGTGTAGGAGCAGGAGAAATTCCCGGAGCAAGAGAAATTCCCGGAGCATAATTTATATTCTAAAATAATATATATATTATGAAAATTATGAAAACAATAAATTCACTATGCACTCCAGCATATGTATATTTAGGAGTCTCTATGTTAGGATTTATATCATTAATGATCCAAAATTGTAAAGAACCTAGAAAATATAAGGTTGGTGCCTGGGAAAGTGAAACGCCATGTAACAACATTACTTTTTTTATATTTAAAGCAATATACATCTTAATATGGACAATCATTTTAGACAAACTATGTAAAAATGGATATACAAGAGTATCCTGGTTTTTATTTTTGTTACCCTTAATTTTTATGTTTATTATGATAGGCTTATTTCTTTTAGTTGCTAGTCGTTCAATGACAGTATCAAGTGTTAAAGAAAAAATGACATCTGGATTAATTGAACCACTTTCATCAGAAACCGACCAAAGTAAAGCCCCTCTACCACAGGCCAAAATGCAAATTCACGGGGGAGGTGCTGTTACAATGGGTGAATCATGCCCATCAGGAACAAAATGGTCATCACCATCATCAAAATGTATATAATCTCATATTAGATAACAAATAATATATTTATATAAAACATATTTTAAGAAAAATTCATTATTAATATATATTATATTATAAATGAATGAAGATATAAGAGATAAAATTTCATGGACAACAATTGATAAATTATTTTACGACAACAAAAATTTCTTAGTTAGACATCATTTAGATAGTTATAATGATTTTTTTGAAAATGGTATAAGGGGTATATTTAAAAATAAAAACCCAATAAAATTTTTTAAAGAACAGGTTCCCGGAACAGAAGATTTCCGTTATAATTTTAAAATTTATCTAGGTGGAAAAAATGTGGATAGAATTTATTATGGAAAACCAGTTATATATGATACCGATGAAAACAATGTTACTAGAGAACATTATATGTATCCCAACGAAGCTAGATTAAGAAATATGACATATGGTTTCACTATACACATTGATGTAGAAATAGAAATAGAAATATTAGCTGAACCTCAATCAGATGAAAGAAGAGAATTAATTCACGACAAATATGTAAAATATAAACCAGAACCAATTATTCTAGAAAATATTTTTTTTGGTAAATTCCCACTTATGTTACAATCAAATATGTGTGTATTAAATGGCATGAACTCAGAAGCTAGATATAATATGGGTGAATGTAAAAATGATCCGGGTGGTTATTTTATTATTGACGGTGGCGAAAAGGTTATTGTTTCTCAAGAAGGCAGAGCAGATAATATGCTTTATGTAAAAACATTAAAAGATGATAAATATTCTCACGCCGCAGAAATTCGTTCAGTATCTGAAGATACTTCAAAACCAATAAGAACTTTATCCGTAAGAATTTGTAAATCTATACAAGGATTTGAAGGAGGACAAATAGTTGTAATGATTCCTAATGTTAGATCCCCAATTCCTTTATTTATATTAATGAGAGCATTGGGTATTATTTCGGATAGAGACATCATAGAAAATTGCCTATTAAATCTAGAAAAACATGAAAATTTTATTGATCTATTTAGACCATCTATTCATAACGCCGGTGGAATATTAACACAAAATGCAGCACTTAAATATATTGCTTCTTTTACAAAAGTAAAAACAGCAAGTATTAGTTATGTTTTACAAATTTTAATGAATTATTTCTTACCTCACATTGGAGAACTTAATTTTAAACATAAAGCTTTATATTTAGGTTATATTGTTAAAAGATTATTGTATGTTAGCGAAGGTGTTGAAAAACCTACAGATAGAGATAGCTACAGTTTTAAAAAAATATTAAATAGCGGAACGCTTATAAAAGATTTATTTAGAGAATATTATGTTTTACAATACAATAAAATATATAAAGTGTTGGATGAGCAATATCATTATAAAGGAGAAAACAGTGATATATATCAAAATGAAAATTTTAAAGATTTAATTTATAATAATCAAAATAAATTATTTGCGGATAGAATTGTTGAAGAAGGTTTTAGAAAAGCTTTTAAGGGAAATTGGGGTAGCGCGTCTCACACAAAACGATTAGGTATTGTTCAACCTTTAGACCGCCTATCTTTTTTTTCAGCCTTATGTCATTTAAGAAAAGTTAATTTACCGATAGCAGCGGATGGTGCTAAAATAGTTGCCCCTAGACTCTTAAGTGGAACTCAATGGGGGTTATTATGTCCTATGCATACTCCTTCTGGTGGTCATGTAGGACTACATAAACACCTAGCAATATCTACACATATTACAAAAGGTGTTTCGGGTTATCCTTTCATAAATTATCTTAAGCGTTTAGACATGAAATTAATTGAAGAATGTTCAATTAAATATTTATCTACCATTACAAAAATTTTTATTAATGGTGCGTGGGTTGGATCACACGAAAATCCCTTGTTATTGAGAGAAACTATGAGATTTCATAAAAGAAATAATTTAATTGATATTTATATTAGTATTTTATTTGATATAAAAAGAAATGAAATTAGAATTAGAACCGATAGTGGGAGACCCATTAGACCAATATTCTATTCAATTGATAGTGATGTGTTAAGTTATGAACGAGAAGATGTTTTAAAAAAAATTGTTAAAAATGATATTAATTGGGACGAGTATATTTATGGATTTTCTGAACATAAAAGAAATAATATTATTGATTTTGATGCCATAAAAAAACTTATGAACATGGGAGATAAAGCAATATCATATCTAATAAAAAATGCAGCTGTTGTAGAATATATTGATACTCAAGAAGCAGAAGGTAATGTATTAGCTAATTCTCAAATAGAAAGAAGAGATTATATAAAAAATAGAATCACACACGAAGATATACACCCGTCATTAATTTTTGGAATTATGGCAAATCAAATTATATTTCCCGAACACAATCAATTTCCTCGTAATTCATTTTCTTGTGGCCAAGGAAAACAAGCAGTTAGTCTCTACCATTCTAACTTCAAATATAGATTAGATAAAACAGCTTTAATGTTAAATTATGGTCAAATACCCTTAACAAAAACTAGATATTATAAATATTCTAACAACAACGAACATCCTTATGGCGAGAATACAATTGTTGCAATGATGTGTTATTCTGGCTATAATGTTGAAGATGCTGTTATACTTAATGGAGGTTCTTTAAAAAGAGGTTTATTTAGCACCACAAAATTTTCAGTATTTGAAGCCCACGAAACATTAGAAGGTGTTGGTAATAGCGATAATACTACAAAATTTATTAATATAGAAGACAATGATGTTTTAGGTATTAAAATTGGATACGATTACTCAAAATTAGATGAATTTGGTATTATTAAAGAAGGCGAAGTTATTGATGATAAAACTATTTTAATAGGAAAAGTTTCATATAATCCATTGGGAACTAGTGAATTTATTGATGAGTCTATTTCTACCAAAAAAGGTAATATTGGTGTTGTAGATAAAGTATATATTTCTCCTGGCCCCGAAGGGACAAGAATTGTCAAAGTTAAAGTAAGAAGTCATAGAATTCCGGCTATTGGTGATAAATTTTGTAGTAGGGCAGGACAAAAAGGCACTGTAGGTATTGTATTACCAGAAAGTGATTTTCCTGCTACCAGAGATGGATTAAGACCCGATATCATTGTAAATCCACACGCCATGCCATCTCGCATGACAATTGGCCATTTAGTTGAAACTATTACCTCAAAAACCGGTTGTATTTATGGAGGATTTGGTGATTGCACCGCTTTTACTCAAAAAGGACCACAACATAAATTATTTGGTCAATTCTTAAGAAATAGTGGTTATCATTCAAGTGGATGTGAAATTTTATATAACGGTATGACGGGAGAACAATTAGAAGCTGATATTTATATTGGACCCACATATTATGAAAGATTAAAACATATGCCAAAAGATAAAATTAATTATAGAGCTAGAGGTCCTAGAGAAGTATTAACTAGACAAACCGTATCGGGTAGAGCAAATGATGGTGGTTTAAGAGTTGGTGAATTAGAACGCGATGTATTAATTTCTCATGGTATGAATTCATTTATAAAAGATAGTATGTTGAATAGAGGCGATGGATTTAAAATGGCTATTTGTAATAAAACTGGATGTATTGCTGCTTATAATCCTGATAAAAACATTTTCTTAAGTCCTATGGCTGATGGCCCAATAAAATTTATTACAAATCAAACTGGAGAATTAAATATTGTTAATATTAGTAAGTTTGGGAGAGATTTCTCTATTGTAGAAGTTCCGTATTGCTTCAAATTATTACTACAAGAATTGAAAACTATGAATATTCAAATGAGAATTATCACGGAAAAAAATATTGATCAATTAATGTCTCTACAAACCGGTGATGATATTATTAAACTTACCGGTAAAGACTTTAAAGAACTAAATAGTGATATGAAATCATTAAAACGAAAAATAGAAAACAATGTTAGAGCAAAAGAAAGTGAGCAACGATTATTTAATTTGGAACCTGAACCAGAAATGATTATACCACCGGCTAATATGATTTCCGGTTGGTCAAATGAAGGCGAATGGGATGTACAAGTTCCCGGAAGTATGATGAACCCATTTGGAACTATGGGTTCCATGATGAGTAATATGACACCTGTAACTGGTTCGGCATCTCATGTTGGATTACATAAAAATTATGTTTTTTCCAAATTATTTCCTACTGGAGCTAATGTAAAATTAAAACAAAGTGCTCATTCTTCTTATCCTTTCATAATGCCAGCAACAAAGGAACTTATATGGAATGTAGATTCTGCATATACATATGCTCTAGATGATGAACCTAGAGATATTTGGATTACTGTAATATATGATGACCCATTTTCTAGACTAGAAGAAACATTTAGAGAAGGCGAATTAGAAGAAGTTAAACAGGAAAGTCATGGATTGACTATAAAAGCCCCTGTAACTACTAGTCCTGAATATAGTCCTACTAGCCCAACATATGATCCTAATAACCCTCCTACTAGTCCTGAATATAGTCCTACTAGCCCAACATATGATCCTAATAACCCTCCTACTAGTCCTCCCAGTCAAACTGGTATGCCTAATTTTCAATTAGGTGGAGATTTTAGTGATGATGAAGAAGATGATAAACCAAAAGTTTCATTAAAAATTTTGGACGATGACGTAGATTTAAAATTAGATACTCCATTATTATCTAAAATTGAAGGAAAGAAAAATGACGACGATGAAGATGATACGGGAGTAAAAAAAGGAATAATAGTAATATAATTATTTAAATAAATTGAAATTATTTAAATAATAAAATATAGATTATATAAAATGAGTGGAACAGCGATATGTCAAAATAGTTCAACAGTTTCTGAAATATATCATTCTAGAAATATATTATTAGATTTAGCAGAGAAACGCGGGTATGATGTAGAAGATTATTCTGGTTTTACAATAAATGAAGTTCAGTCAATGTGTTTAAATAGATGTTTAGATATGTTGATAGAGAACCCTGATACAAAAAAAAAGATATATTACAAATATCATATTTACACGAAAATAAGACATCAACAGGTATGGGAATATATAGACGAATTGTTTAATGTCACAAATACACTTTCTCCTGAAGATGATTTAATAATTGTAGTGAAAGATAGACCAAATGATGGTCAAATTAAATTGATGAGCCAAATATGGAATCAAGAAAATTTATATGTAAATATAATTGATTTACATAATTATTTGTTTAATATATTGGAACATGAATTAGTCCCTCCTCACGAAGTTTTGAATGAAGAAGAAAAAAAAGAAGTAATGAAAAATTATAATATTGTTAAAGAAAGCCAGTTTCCTGAGATATCTAGATATGACCCAGTTGCACAGGCAATTGGTTTAAGACCAAAAAATTTGTGTAAAATTATACGTTCATCTCCTACGGCGATAAAAACAGAATATTATAGAATGTGTTATCCATAATTATTTTATTTAAAAAAAAATAAAATAATCCAGTATAATATAATTATGAATTATGAAACTACATCATGGAAAGAAGCTTCAAATATAAGGTCCATTGCACATATGGATCCAATATTTAATGAAAGTTTCATAAAAAGAGGTTATAAAATAAAAATTAATTTTTTGTTACAACATCCACATGTTTATCCAGATGAAAATATAGTTCCCATTCCCGAAATATTAGAAGAACCAAATTATACAGAAATAGCATTAAATAATTTAAAGAAATTGGCATTAAAAATAGGAACAGAATATACATTAATACAGGGTCCATTATATGATGAAGGTCCGGATACTTTACCGTATGTAGGAATAATGCAATATCAACCAGTATATGATGAATATATTCCTGAATACATGGAACCATTAGAATTTGAGCATATCCCAATATATGATTTGGAACCTAGGAGAAGTGAATTTCATGACCCATATAAGTACGAAGCAGTATATGGCGACGACCCATTACCATTTACATTTGATGATCCCTATATTAGATTTGAACCAATATATGATATGTCGCCAGAACCTTATTATGGTCATTTAGATTTGTTCGCTATGGAAGAATACGATGCTGGTCCAGAATACACATCTTTTACGGATCCTTACTACAGAACAGAATTTTTACCTAATTACGACAAAGAACCAGATATGTTTGGATTTGATGACCCATTTATGCCACACTATTTTGAACCAATGTATGATATATCTCCCAGAGCAGATGACTTTTTAGATCCATTTATAATGGACGCAATATATGACCAAGCTCCAGAACCTTACATAATACCAAAATATAGTCTAAATACAGAACCAGTATATGCTGAGGACCCAGAACCTTATTATGAAGATATGTGGCATATGGCACACGAAGCAATGTATGATTTTGGCCCAGAATATATATCTTTCGCAGACCCTTATCATTACTTAGAGGATCAGCCGGATTATGACCCACCGATAGTTTTACCATTAGGGTTTGACCCATACGCGGCATCAAGAGACCCTTACTTTGATGAAGGTCCAGAACCATTACCATTGAGTTTATTAGAATTGTATGAACCAGAATATGATTTAGGACCTGAATGGGTTCCTGCCCCATACATTGAACACATCCCGGTTTATGATACAGCTCCTCCATTACTATTATTACCAGAACACCTTCCTATTTATGGAGAAACACCCACATTTAAAATTAAATTAACTGCTTCACAATATGAAAATATTATTGAAAGATACAGCTCATTATTAAAAAGATTAAATTCACAAATAATACCTTTATAAAAAAATAATACCTTTATAAAAAAATATATATATTACTTAATAATATATATATATGGCCGGAGTAAATATGGATAGTGTTGCGATTAAAGAAGAATTAAAGAAATATACTAATTTATATCCTTATATAAAAAAAAATTATCATGATTATTATGTTATGAACAAAACAGGAACAGACGATAATGGTGGATTAAGTAGGGCGAAGGTTGCTTGGCAGAGGTTAGCTGGAAAAGTAATGAATTTAGAAGGCATTGTTAAACAACAAATTGCTTTAAATTTAGATTTAGTTGACGATAGATCAAGAGGTATAAAAGTGTGGAAAAGAAGATGGAATAAAGAAAGTGGCAGATTGAAAACCTTACATAGAAATAATGTAGCTGGAAGACCATTGCAGAACCAATTATACGATGAACATACAAATAATATAGTTGAAAGTATATTTTATATTATTGGTATTCTGGGAATAGGGGTATTTATATCAAAGCAAATAAAGCAAGAAACTATATAATTTTTTATAGATATATTTATATATAAAATGAGTTTATTAAATGATTTAGATAAATCAAAAATGAGAAATTTATATCAAGGAAATAAATACAAAAATACAAAAAATCAATATAATAATGAATATCATAATATTTTTAAACATTTTTTCCCATTAAGAGAAACTATGGAAAACGCAAAAGATCCACAATCGGGAAGAAAGCGCGGGGATTTTATAAAATATGATTTTCAAGTAATAAATTATAATAATGGACCTATTCGTGGGATGGGTGATTATACAAAAACATTAACTAACATTTCACAAGCATTAAGAACAGCAAAAGCAGATAAAAATATATATGCGGTGGAATATGAAAAAAAAACAGGTAAGACATACTTTAGAACTTTTTTAAAGGGGGGTGGATTACCTATAAATGGGGCAGCAAAACCTACAATGGAATCCAATCCAAAATTTGTTTCATATTTAAGACCAGACAACGGAATGATAGAAGCTGAAACAGGTCAAAATTTGGCAGGTTCAGACGCCATTATGAAAAGAAGTAATGAAGAAGCCACACAAATGATGCAGTTAAAAACAAAATTTGAAACATTAATGACACAATATGAAAAAAAATATAAAGCATATTTAGATTTAATAGCAAAGAGAAAAGCAAGTGCTGTTTCTGCTTTAAGAAATCAAATAGGTAAATACAATGGTAAATTTTATTACATAAATAACTTTGGAGTAGCTAGAGAATTTACTAGTTCCGCGTGGAGTGGAAAACCTAGTAGTTGCACAGGAACACCCGCAGATATAAAAGAAGCCACATTTAGCAAATTACAATTTGGACCGCCAATGGGCATTGGAGAAGTCTGTCGTAATGGTGGTTTCAACGCCAAAAATAAATCAACTGGTTTAATATCATGGGTTGACTCTAATGGTTATCGTCACAAATATTCGGATTGGACAGATAAGCATAAATCTTGTCCAACAACAACCACAGAATTGCAAGCCGCTGAATATACTGCAATGCCCGCTAGTAGAGACTGGGGAACAGGCGATGAATGCAGATTAATTGATATAGATTCCCCACTTCATACACAATTAACCAAACTTAATGATGAATTATTAGAATTGTCGGCACAAATGAAAGATCTTGTGGATGGTTCAGATGAAAAAGCGGATCAAATTGATACAGATACGGCAAATAAAAAAGTTGAATTAGTTAGATTACTTAAAAGAGTAAATAAACGACGAAAAAGGGTAAAACATGTTCAACAAAATATTCATAGTATTGAAAGTGATTATCAAAATAAAACTATGCAAGTATCTGCTTTACAATTTAAATATTTAGTGTGGGGTATATGCGGTTTAACAATGGGTGTCTATTGTTTTAAGCATATCAACGAATTGAGTAAGAAATAAATAATAAATCATTTAGTATCAATCAAATATACTTTTTTATCTATATATATTAAATAAAATGGTATTTGAAGATTTTAATAACAGAAGTGAATTAAATAAAAGTAGAACCGGTGAAAATTTAGACAATCCTTTATCTTTAATTCAAGGAAATTTATACGAAAAAAAAGTAAAAAATCAAAAAGGTAATTTGCAATTTGATAATAGTTTTCCTGGATTAATAGAAGGCATGGCTGTTAAAAGAAAGTTGGATGATATAAATGAAAAAGAAAAGGCATGGTTAAAGAAAAACGAAGGAAAAGTGGGAGCCGCGATGAATAACTATTCAACTGAATATGAATCTATGATGAGAGAACATCTACGATTATCTAGAGGAATACCCCAATGTAAAGGAGATTGTATGACAACATATCCAACTACAGTTCCTGATTTTCAAAAGAAAAGAAAAGCGTGTATGGCGGGATGCGATTTAAAAGGACCATATGTTTTAAAATGTAAAAATACATATCAGGGTAAATTAACCGACCCATCAAAACGATGCGAACATCTTACAGCGGGTAAATGTGATACAGGAACTATTATTATGGGAAATGAATCATTTATACAATCAAAAAAAAATAGAGATTTCAATGGATTGACATTACAACAGGGATGTTGTGAATGTGGGGGAGGCGGGGGAGGAAAACCGAGTACTAGAGTTTCTGGAAATAGAATAAAGAGTTGTGATGACCCGCAACTGAAAGTTGCTTTAGGAGGTTTTGATGGAAAAGCTTTTTGTGTTGCGGCTCCATATCCATATCCATCCCAAGCATCTAAATTGCATATTAAATATGATAAGGTTTTGAAAAAAAATAAAACTTTAGAAGGCGAAGCATTAAAAATATGGAATAATATATCAAAATTAGATAATATTGATGATAAAATTAAACAAAATACAGTAGATGAAGAAGAAAGAATATCTAGAAATTTAAGTGAATTCCAAGTATCAAAAAAAAAAATAGACGATATGGGTCTACAAGCAAATGAAGATATAGGTGGTGAAAAAACAATTGACGCGCAATTGGAAGAAACACAATTATTAACCCCTAGTGAAAGATGGCAATTATTTGGATGGGGTCTTTTAGGGGTTGTTATGGTTGGAGTTACTATAGATCTTTTGAATAAAAAGGTTGATTTATAAAACAAGATATATATTAATTTTTTATACTAAGTTAATATATATATGTCAATAATGCAGGGATCAACAGAGTCAGGAGATTTAAATCCACAACAATTTAAACAATCTCAACCAATAATGTTACAAAAAAAACATCAAACCGCGATGAACCAAGTTAAAGAACTACAAGAATTAGAAAAATATTTATTCAAAAACTTGCAAAATGTCAATAAAAGTGACCAGGATTCACAGGCTCAAGAGGCTGCTATAAGAACTAGGATTAATGAACTTAAAACTATGAGAATGAATTTATTTGATAAACTAAAACACTTATATACCGATGCTCAAGATAGAGTTAATATAAATCGTAGAGATTTAGCTGACCAAATTGCCGTTAGTAAAACTATGGAAGACGAATTAGAAAATACCGAAGATACTTTAAGACAATTAGAAGCAGAAAAAAATTCTAAAATGAGGTTAATTAAAATAGGTGAATGGGAATATGATAGGTATTATGAAACTAAAGAAATTGTAAAACGATTGGTTTATATGGTGTTTATAAGTTTACTAATTTTATTCGCTATGAGAACTCCATATGTAAAACCATGGATTGGTGTATTAGCTTTAGCTATTAATGTATCATTGTTCTTAATTATAATTGCCAAACGAATTGCATGGAATATGAGAAGAGACCATCACGACTATGATAAATTTATTCAAACTTATGACAAATCAGTGTTTGAAGAGGGTAAAGATGCTGGAAAGGTAGTTAAAAAGGGTAAATTGAGTGACCTATTGGGTTTGGCTAATTGTAAAAATGCCGCTTACCTATCAGAACAATCAAAAAATTATGTTAAATCTACTGCCGCAGCCGCCTCAGATAATTACTCAGCAGAAGCAGAAGCTAGTGGTGCTGATATGTCGGAAGGTTACGAAAATATTCAACCCATTGAAAGTATAGGAAAAAACAGTTTTAGCTATTTATATTAATTTCTATATAATATACATTATAAATGGCAACCAAAACCATGGATCAATACAGTCAACAAGGAGAACGATTAGCTTTAGCTGCTTCAAAAAATAACCAGTTAAATATGTATAAATCAGAATGGACTTCGGCAAAAAATATATTAACACACGCACCGCATAGAGAAAAAAAAGCGGAAAAAGATTATTACCACGCGTCCGATAGACATACAGTTTATAATAATATTCTAGAGAAAAGGTATAGAGCTGAAGCAAAAAAACACACCGATGAATGGGACAATTATTTTTTACCAAAGGTTGATAACATTAATAGTATTCATACAATATTTAGAACTCAAAGAAGTTATGTTGATAATTTAGATGATGTTGAATATAACTATAAAACTAAATATAATACATTAAAACAAAAAGTAAATGATACGGGACTAAAAAAAAAAATTGCAGATAGATTATCAAAATATACAGATGATAGAGATGAATATGTAGATTGGGCAAAAAATATATTAAGTTATATTTATTATTTGGCCGTTTTTGTTATTATTCCTATTGCTATATGGAAAAAACAATACATTACTCATAAAAAAATTATTTTTTATCTTATATTCTTCTTCTTTTTACCATATGGTATTAGATACATATTAAGATATATACAAACTAATGTTGAACATATAAAATTAGACAAAAAATATATTTTTTACGCAATCACTGTGTATTTATTATTTAAAATGTTTCCGTATTTGAAAAGATTTCCTAAAAAATCTGCTCTTAAAAATACATTTAATAGATAAAAATAAATATTTTATATAATATTTATTTTTATATTCCTTCAATTTCATTATCTTCTTCTTCTTCATCTTCATATGTATCATATATTATTTCCCATCCGTGCCATCCTCTTCTTTCATATTTACCTAATTTTTTATCCAAATATCCAACCAGTTCTTGGCCCCATTTACTAGGAACAGATGTAGAATATTCCGTTGCCCACCATTGTTTGAACTCTTGTTTAATATTCTGCTTTGAAATTTTAATGGATGCCTCGGCCTTTTTAACCCTTTCAGCTACAAATCTAGCTAAGTAATCTTGTGTCTGTTTATAAGCAGCGCTAGAAGCATTAATCTTTTCACATTCACTATGTTTTCCTTTTGTTTTATGAGCTATATCACACAGTAAGGAGGCAAATATTTCTATATATTTTGGTATTTTCTCTTTTACATCTTCGTCCATTGCGAATTCCTTGTCGGCAGGAACTGACGATGGTCTTCCTTTAACGAATTTACTTTCATAATCCACTTTTTTAATTCTTCTCCACGTTCCATTATCAGTTGATTTTACACCAAATAAATTATTTGTACAGGCCACTAATTTAAATTGTGGGACAAAATATGATGGCTTCGCGTATAAAGCTCTACCCATTATCTTATCACCGCCCGTATATTGTTTCATAATACCCTCGTTAATAGTTTCACCCTTTGATGATTCTTGCATTGTTGCATATCTCTTCCCTCTTAATTCAGCAATTTCAGGTATTGCCTTACCATTTGGTGGTCTTTTTTGAGTTATTGTGCTCATATCTAATGTATGATGATATTCTCCTAACGCGGCATTTATTGCTGTTACAAACATTGATTTACCATTACTACCACCACCAACATACATCCAAAATGCCTGTGTTTGTATTCCAGTCATACAATTAGCTGCGTGCTCCCACATATATTTACGCAAACTTTCATCCACAAATATAGTATTTATAAAATTATTCCAAAAATCCAAACCTTCTTTGTGAAATTTATTTGTTTCATCTATTTTATTAATATAATTAATATTAGTTGAAAATGACATCATATCCGACGGTCTTCCATCACGAAATTGTCCTGATATAAAATCATATACTCCGTTATTAAATACTATTAATAATGGGTCCACATTTAATCGTTCTGTAAAATTTGCTTCATAAAATATTGTTTGACACGCTTTAAATATTCCTGCTTTTGTGGATGTTTTTTTTAATTTACTAGCTATATTATTATATATTGCTGCTTTTGTTGTTAATTTCTCTTGTTCAGCTTGATCTGATGTTGTTCTTATTATTTCTAATGTTTCGCTCTGTTTTTGAATATATAATTTTGATATCTTTTCTGATAACGCAGACCTTAAAGCATGACCCGAATCACACTCCCGCCACCTATGATTTTCATATGAAAACCATTTATTATGTTGAATTGATACACACCTTAATGTATCGCCAAATGCGCAATGTGCTAATTTTGCTAAGTCCCAATCTGTTCCGATATGAGGATTTTCTCGCCTCTTTTTTCCATCACCCGACGGAGCTGGCATAAACACACCTGTCAATCCTAATGTTTTTTCTATATAAGTATTTAATTGATTACTCTTCACTTTTTTTGCTGCTTTTGGATTTTCTTGTTGTAACCAATAATATAGTGTTCTAAAATTCAAATCTCCATTTTCATTCATTCCATTCCATGTATCTATTATCCCATCAACGCCAGTAAATTTAAATTTCTCCCATTTAGTTGAAAATTTAATAAATACAAACAAACATAATACTTTATTTACATTTTTTTTACTTGATATTTTTCTCATTATCCAACCTACTCTTATCCACCAATGATACTCTGTGTAATATTTATCTGATAATTCCATCAATATGTCGTGTGCCTCTTTTACTACCAATGAGTTACTATCAATATTTCTGAAATATTTACTTATCTCCGATGACAACCCATTTAAATCTTCATTCTCTACCAATTCTTTTAATCGCTGCATTGATATTGCTGGCACATCATATACTGGCTCTTCGCCATTCTCATCTTTTTTCTCATAAAAGAGCGGACTTTTTTTAAACTTTTTTTTAACTTTCTTCAAAATATTTTCCTTTTCTTTTTCAAAACTCTCTTTATATTTTTCACTAATTTCATATTCGCTCCATATTTTATGAATACTAAAATTCTCAGCTTTATTACTATATGTATCAATGTCTTCTTTTTCTTCCTTTATAATAATATCATCATCTGAAATATCGTATGTATAATTATATATATACTTTAATTTATAACTTTCATTTCCGGGTTTTTTTGAACCATACATTTGCCATCCAACATCGCCTGTTGATATTCCCATATCAAATACATCATCCACATATTTCTTTTTTCCATTTTCACTATTTAATAATTGTAGATCTTCCAAAAAGTCATATTTTTTAACCCAATCTACTATTTCATTTCTTAAAATAATTTGACCTGCATGATGCATATGTAAACCAATTATAATATGAATTCCATCTTTTGTACATTTCTTTTCTGGACATTGATTTACATTCTCTTTCAAAAATACAAATGCCTTCCATTCTGTTTTATCTGGTATTTGAAGCATACTTTTAATAATATCCGCATACTTTTCCATTAAATCATATATCATATCTTCTTCAAATTTCCTATCTTCAACCTCCAATGGAAATCTAAAATCTAAATCTATTAATATTGGACCACCCTTCTCTTTATTTTGTATTTCTGTCAAATGTTCTGGCCTACTTTTTTGTAGAACTTTCTTATTATATAATTTGAATAATTCTTTTCTTTTTTCTTGTGGAATGCAATAACTACCTGGATACACATTTAATTTTACATTTGGTATTCTTGTATTTGTAGCTACTTCTCCTTCTTTTGTCTTATGAGCAGTTAGAAACTCATCTAAGGACTTATATCTTGCTTTTGCCATTTTGATATATTTTGTTGATATTATTTTTATATCAATTTTTTTGTATAATACAATCTATACTCAAAAAATATAATTTACCTATTTAACTCATACCGTTAGCTAAAATATATAATATTTAGAAAGTATTTAAAATCTTCTAAATATTTTCTATATACAATGGCATCATTAACTGCCAATCCAAATTTAAGACGTCTTGTAAAAGATGTAAGTAATATTATTAAATCCCCTTTAGATGACCAGGGTATATATTATTCTCATTCTGAAGATAACCTCCTAGAAGGACACGCGCTCATTTTTGGTCCAGAAGATACAATATATGCCAACGGTTGCTATTTTTTTAAATTTGATTATCCTACTGATTATCCTTTCACGCCACCAAAAGTTACTTATTTAACAAATAATGGCACTACTAGATTTAACCCCAATCTATACAGAAATGGTAAAGTATGTATTAGTCTTTTAAATACATGGAAAGGGGAACAATGGACATCATGTCAAACCATTTCTACTATTTTACTAACTTTAACTACTCTTTTTCATAATAAACCCCTTTTAAATGAACCGGGAATAACAGAAAAACATCAACATTTTACCCAATATAATAATATTATTGAATATGAAAATTATAAAACAGCTATTTTAAGAGTTCTTAACAAAGCTCTATTACCTAATTCTAGCTGGTTGCCCATTATTGAAAAATACTTTTCTAATAAAAAACTTCAAAAACTTATATTAAATAATATAAAAAAAAATAGTAAAAAAAAAGATTTAGAAGGTAAAGAAATGAAATGTAGCATTTATACAATGAAAAATATAATAAATTATTCCGACCTATATGTTAATCTAAAATGCAAATTTGAGAATATTAATAAGTAAATTGAAACTATATAAATATTATATTATTATTTATATAATCATGCACTTTTGCGAGGAATGTGGAAATATGTATTACATTAAAATATCTGAAGATACCAATAGTTTGAATTATTATTGTAGAAAATGTGGAAACGAAAATAAAGAACTTATAAATGGAGATGAAAGTATCTGTGTATCAAAAACAGAAATTAAAAAAGGGTCTAACTCTTACGAACATATTATTAATAAATATACTAAATATGACCCAACTCTCCCTAGGATTGATAATATTAAATGTCCCAACGCACCCTGTCCGTCCAATTTAAATTCTGATGATACAGATTATAAAGAAAAGGATATTGTATATTTAAGATATGATGATACTAATATGAAATATATTTATTTATGTTGTAATTGTGACAATAGTTGGACTACACATAAAAATAGTTAATATCTGAATAATAAAAATTGATATAAAAATATAATACTCTTATTACATATATATTATGTCTGATTTAGAAGCTGTAAAACAAACTGAAAGTAAAGAAGAACCTACAAAAGATGCTTATTCATCCAGTAGCGAAGATGAAACCTCCGACGATGAAGATGAATTTAAAAAATTTGAACAAGAAAATAGTATGAATAAATTATTAAATTATCATCCAGAAATTAAACAAATATCATATAAAGAATTACAAGCACTAACAAAAATTTCCAGAAATGATGAAGGCATAATTGTAGACCCATTGCATACTACATTTCCTATCTTAACTAGATATGAAAAAGCTAGAATTATCGGATTGCGAGCTAAACAAATTAATGATGGAAGTGAACCACTAATTACAATTAGTCAAGATATGATCAATGGACTAACTATCGCACAATTAGAATTCAAACAAAAAAAACTCCCCTTCATTATTCGGCGACCTTTACCTAATGGAGGTAGTGAATATTGGGATGTTCACGACCTTGACGATATTGAATAAATAATATAATCAAATATAATTTATATTATTTACAATTTTTTAAGTAACATGCAAGCTGCTCCTACAGATATTGCTAAAGCTAAACTACTTGATACTAAGTCATAACTATGACTTGCTAAATGCCCTACTGCGCTGTCTACTATTTCTAATCCTGTTGGTGGTACCATTGATGCAATAAATGCTAAGGCCGCATTTACTATAGCGGCCGCAACTATTAATTTAATTGTAAAATTATTTGGCATAAAATTTTTAAACATTATACTATATCCTTAGAAAAAACTTATTTAATTATAATATAATGAAAAATGTTTATAAACATCAAATATCCCTATTCATTGTTATGTTTATTTTAGCAATGTTTTTAAACCCTATGAATATATTAGCATATTCCTACAACCATTTAATTGTTTCGTACACACAAATTTATGCCAGTTTTTATATGGCATTTAATATGATATGGGCACACCAAATCGTCCATTATCTTAATATGGGCCATTTCAATATATTCGTTTTTATATTTGGTATCATTGGTTCTCTAATCATGGTCTATTTTTTAAGAAATCAATTATTTATTGATGATACACAATGGCTTAAAAGAATGATACCCCATCACTCCACCGCTTTAACCACTACAAATATCATTAAAAATAGGTCCAATGAACCCGAAATTCAACAACTTGCTCATGATATTATTGAAGTTCAAGAAAAAGAAATTACCTTAATGAAAAATATGTTAAACAAATAATTATCGCTTCGGTGCTAATTTCCCTGATAATAATGCAAATGTTTGCTTCCTAGTTAAATTTCTAGAATTTGAAAATAAATTACCAGTTACTCTTGGCTTCGGCGCCATAGTAGTAAATAATCCACAAGATTGGTTCAAAGGTTGGTATAATTTTTCATTTGTATGACTGTTATTATATCTACCATTTGGAAATCTATTCAATTCGCAAACAAACACAAATAACGAATCGCTAACTGATGACTCAACTGTTGTCCCCTCCCATGTAATTAATGAACGAACTCTATAACGAACATTTGAAAATGTTTCCAACCCGTAATCTATATATTCAGCTGTATCACTTGTCCCTATCACCTCATATGAACCCAAATCTGATTGAGATGATATTTCATCCTTACTTAATGTTTGTTTCAATATTTCATATTTTACTGATACCAAATATCTTGTTCTTAATGGATCGGCAAAACTATATATTACACCCCCGTCATCATCAATAAACCAATTTAATCTTACATTACTTGCTTGAAATATTGAAAATTTTAAATTCCTAGGTCTATCTACAGTAATAACATTTGCTGATACTGTTGGAATTGATGCTTTACCAAACAAATCATTATTTGGTATTGATAATGCTATGTCTACTTGACCCTCTTCCCCATTACTTGTAAAATTAAATTCCCCCCCTGTCCCATCGGTTAATAATGGATTTATTGTAAATGACCCTACCTCCTTATAAACTAATGGTAATAAATTAACTGTACCATATCCATATACTGCCCAATTTTGCAGAGCATTATATGGCGATGTTCTATAATATATTTTAGGTAAATTTGGAGCTGTTATTCTTACCCACGCACCCGGTTTTCCAGCTGGTAAATTTCTACTATATTCTGCTATTGGTAATCCATTATTATCTATCAATTCTCCAGCTTCTAATGTATTATCCGCAAAAAATGTTATTTTTTGACCCACATTACTCTCATCGCTCATATCAAATTCTAATGTATCAAATACAAATGCCTCTAATGTATTTACACTATCGTAAAGAAATGTTTTTAATGTTACCGCTAATGTTTGAACCTCTTTTACAATAAATCTATTTTCAGAAAATGTTACTTTAAAATAAAATGTTCTCGCTGATATTGAACTAGGTGTTGTTACCGCATTTATATACATATCCTCATCTATATCACCCACTCTTGTTGGCGCCAGTCTCGCTATTATACTAAATATAGGATTAACTGGGTCTTTTATATTTATTAACATTTTTGTTGTATTTAATTGTAATGATGATATATTCACTTGTGCCGGGGTCACATCAAATACATTAAAAAATTTTAAATTACTTGTTATATCAAAATCTAATGTTACTGTATCCGCCAATTCTTCCCCCGTTGATGTAACTTCAAATATTGTCTCTGGTAACACATTACCACTTAGGTCTTTTGAAGGAAATAACACTGTTGATGGTGCTGTTAAAACTGATGAATTAGAATTTTGTATTTGAAATGTTATTGAAGCATTATCCAATTCATATAATGCGTCTGGTGGTAATACTGTTATATAAAAATCGGTTGCCTCTCCTATATTCACTGTTGTTAATGATTCCCCCTTTTTATTTACTATTCTAAAATCTACCACTCGCATTTCTATTGTATAACTACTCAAACTTAATCCTGATGCCGTTGCTACAATTACGAACTCAATACCTGCTACTATTTTTAGTCTTTCATTAAATGTATTATATACTGGATCATCACTTGTAAATAATAAAGGAACTATACCATAATCAACAAAATTTATAGTCTTCATTCTTACTACATGATAATCCGTATCATCTATTGGTATAAAAAACGGATTATTAGGCATTTCTATCCATGGTGTCATTGCTAAAACTGTACAAGTCACTGGTAATATTGGTCGTATCAATGGTTTTACTTGAAAATCGTCTAACTCTGGAACAATATTTCCAGTTGTTAATTTATATCGTGTTAAATACATCATATTTAACAATTTTTGTTCTTGATTCGCATTCTCTGTTAAATTATATACATCTAATTTATTATCAAACCCACAGTAAAATTCATAAACTAATATACTAGGATATTGTAAATATTTAATTACACCCGACTCCACTGGCATAAATGATGTATCGTCTATTGTATGTAACATCCCGTCACTCGGTATCTCTCCCGCTGTTATAGCATAAAACTGATTTTCCAATCTAGGTTTTACCATACATATATTAAAACACACAAATCCGTCCAATGGATAACTTGTATTCGTATCCATTTGAGCCATTACTGCCTTTATCTTTGTATTCTTCATCGCAGAAAATGTAAAGGTACATATTTCTCTAGGGTTCCATTCTGGCATATCTTCGGCTTTAAACATCAATTCACTTAAATATAATCTAGGAACTATATCATTTGAATTTTTCTGTATTTTAGCATAATAATTGTTATTTGTTTTAGAATATATATAATGCAAATCAAAATCTAAACATCTATAATTAACTCCCGCCATATATAAAATTAAAATATTATTTTTGATTTTATATATCTAATATCCACCAGTTGTTCCTCCACCAGTTGTTCCTCAGCCAGTTGTTCCTCCATCAGTTCCTCCATCCTCAATACCATATATTATAGTTCCATCTGGTAATACGGTTGTTCCATCTGGTAATGAATAACCCGATGATGAACTACCCAATATTGTCTCTATTTGTTCTTGTATTGATGGTGCTATATAATACTGTTGTTCGGACAATACTTCAGGCAATAAATCTTGTATTGGTTGCGTCTGAACATCTTTTTCCTCTACATCATCGTCCAATACACTTACAAATTCTATATTAATTGGAACTGGTGCTTCATCTGAATATATTATTAAATATTGACCACCCATATATCCGTGATATAAACATTTTACACTCATTATTCCAAAATCTTGTAATACTTCTATTTCTATATCTCCATAATAAAAATCATATACAGCACCTTCAAGATCTTCTTCACTACTGTATGAAAATTTTTGTATTCGTTTAAAATTATCACCACTGTATCGTATTTTATCGGTTTTTCCTGAATTTAATATGGCAATTGGGTGTTCTTTAGGAACATTTTTAAGCTTATATAAACCTGTTGTAAATGCCCATTGATCTTTTTCTTCATAATCAAGTATTCCATTAAATACATATCTAAATCCATTTGTTGTTTCTACGACATTTATGGATGTTTCATTTATTAACGGAATTATATTTCTTACAATTACAGCTGTATTTGAAGCACACGCATAACCTTCGGATTGTTGATTTGTTAATGCGTATTGTTGTGTAATTGGATTTGAGTTTCCTAATATTATTATATTTTTTGGTTCGGCGTGTTCTCTTAATCTAGCCGCATATTTAAAATTCTTAACTTTATCTACATACCTTTGAACTCGTGTCTTTTGTTCTTTTGTTTTAGTTATATCTTTCGGTTTTTGAGCACAAGGTCCAGCACACGGGTCTAATAATGTAATAATCTCTTCTTCTTTTTTCGTTGGTTCTTTAATAAAAAGCCTACCATATTCATATCTATTAATATTTGTTGCTGTCAAATTTTCATTTTTATTTATATCTACATATACTTTCCAATTTACTAATCTGTGAAATACATCGCCTGATATATCAGATTCAAATTGAAACTCTGGTCCTCTGTAGCTATATCCCCATCTACTTATATATGGTATTGGATGTCCATTTTTTGTAATATAATCTGTATATTTCAATTTTCCATCACTATCATCTTCTATCATTTTATCGGTAAATATAACTTTTGACATTTTTTCTAGATTGATTATCCTATTACCACTTTCATCTATTTCTACATCTGTTACTAATGTAATTTTTATAGCATGTTTTTTTTTATAACCATATTCATTAAAGCTAGCATCCTTGAAAGCAATTTTTTGTTGTTCATTTTCAGGATCTATATAAGGAACGGGAGCAGCATATGTTCTAGGATCATACTCGCCAAAATAATCTTCAGGTAAATTCCAACCATTATATGTATATTTTTCTTCATCTAATGGACACCATAAATAATAATGTATTTCTACAGTAGATATATCCATTTGTCTTAATTGTTTTATAATATTGCGTGACAAATCTTTCAATTGTGAGTTTGGTATTGATACTTCTATACATTCGTTTTCGCTGGCATCTAATATATGACTCATTCTAGGGGCTTTTGGTTGATATAAATATGGAGGAACTTGAACACTTGTTACTTTTAAAGGGTATGCTGAGTGTTCTGGTCCTCGCCATAATTGCACTGTTATATCATTAAATACCTCATATGTAAATGCAAATAACCATTCGCCATATTTTAAATCTTTTGTGTTCAATATCAATTTATTATCTGCTATTAAAGGCATTATATTTTGAATTTTCGTACCCGTCTCCTCATTCGCGGATAGTGTTATTTTATGGTCATACATATAAATATTATTAGATGGGTCATGTAAATCTAAATTCCAATCTTCCATATCAGATGTTCTATTATAATTTTCTGGTTTATTTTTTGAACCCGGCTCCCATATATAAAATATAAATCTTACTGCGGTTTTTGATGTCTGCTGACTCCAATAATTTAAAAAAGCATGATATAAATTATGCATTTCCGGCATAGGTATTTGTGCCCATAATTGCATTTTTAATGGATAATAAAAACATTGTAATGCTTGGGGATAATATGGTTCTGGAACAATAAAATTTTCTTCTGACAAATAATATGGCGTGTATAAATATTTATGTTCAAACGGATATAATGAATTATCTGATGGTATTGTTTCGTTTCCAAATTGGTCTGTAACTACTACCCAATCCTGCTTTCTCTGATATGTATTTGTATCTAATGTATTTATTGTGCTATTCATTGTCATATTATTACTTAAATCAACTATTTCATATTGATATTGTGCCAAGTATGGTATATCATATGATAAATATTGATAATCTGTACTTACCGGAAATTGAGTTCTATTTCCATCTCCGTCATAATCTTGCGGACCTAACACATTTTTCACTCTTGTTGTATCTTTTAAATCAGTTTGCCTAACAAATAAATTATTTTCTACTGGATTATATAATTTTATTTGTGTAGGTCTCTGTGAATACGGATTTTCTGTCGTATAATTTGAACCTACATATACTATATCTGTTGCTGGTATTCCTATTGTAGGTAAGCTATATATCATAATATTATTTATCCATATTTCTACATCATTAAATACTGTTCCATACGTATTTTGTCTTCTAGAAAATTGATATTGTATTACTATATCATTTTCAGATAAATCATATTGTCTCAAATCATGATGATAATACTGAAAACCTATAGCCGATGGATTATATGGAGGTTTATATATAAAGCCTTCATTAGTAAACCCATCCCCCAACACACCTATATGAAATGATAAAAATGTAGTATCTATTAATTTATCCTCATAATTCGCAAATCCAAAATTACCACTATTCGTATTCAAATCTGTACCTCTAGGTATTATTAATTCTACTATATAATTTTCAGCATCTAATAAACTAGACAATTCTCCAGTTACATCAACGGCCTGTGTATAATTTTCAAATACTAAGTCTGTTAATTGATATATTAAATTATTGGAAGGATCATTATATGTAACTTGAGTATATCTGTATCCCGGTTCCCCATCCCATAATTTGTTTCTTTCACCCAACCATACTTTCGTTCTTGTTATTACATCAGAATAATCTTCATATACTACAGGTGCTTGATATATTCTAGGGTCGGTTGGACCATAATATCCCGAACGAATAGATGGTAAATAATGACCGGGTAATGCCCATCTCAATAAACCACTACTTCTTATCTCTTCCTCAAAGGTCGGGACCCATAAAAAAAAATCAAATTTTATTATTATATTATCCGATAATGTATCAAAATATGTATCCAAATGTCTTCGTATTTCTATAATATCTTCTTTTGGTATTTCCATTACAATCTGATCTAAATCAGTTGAATTTGTTAAAACTGGCGAACCATGATCATAAAAAAAATCATTATATGGTATATCTTGAAAACTATTACTAATATCATAATCTGTTCCCGGTATTAATGGATATTCTCTATATTTTGGATTTATATTGTTATGTCTAACACTATATGTCCATATAAAATGCCATCTTCCGGGTTTTAGAGTAGCATCAATTATTTCTGTATCTGAAATATCTAATTCTATCACACTTGATATTATTTCATTTGGACCAGCAATTAAATCAAATGATATATCAAAGTCAGCTAATTGTCTACCCGCTACATCAATTGGAGGGTCTAATTGATCTAAATCAGCTCTTTTTTTTGGTTTTATTCCATATACTTGAATATCTATTTTCATATTCAAATCGGTATTAGCCTGAACATTCCATATTAATGGGTCTATTTCACCCTCATTTAAACTTATATTTAAATTTTTATAATATCCGGATCCTTCTGTTGATATAAAAGTATATGCCAAATTTAATGGACCGGGTTCATATATTTTTCCGTATTGAGTGAAATCAAAATATGCGGGAGGACTTATACCATGATTTAATGATATATCGTTAAATTCAATCATATCTGGTTCATTCGGTTGCGTTGGATCATATTTATATATTCTTGTTGTATATGTCCATCTTACATCATATATATTATCCGATATATCAACATCCAATCCTGCTGCTACATCGGGGAACATTCCATATCTTTTTAATTTTAAATACCACCCATCAATATTTAATATATGAGCGTATCTAGGTAATGTTTTTCTATCTGCTAATATACATCTACCAATACTTAAATTATTTGGTAAATATTCTACAGCGAAATATTCTGGCGTCTGCAATAATGTTTCATTTGCGCCCGGATTTATATTTTCATCATTTATCACATCTAATATAATTCCACTGTTATCTACTAGGGCCGGTGGTAAATTTGTCCTCCCTCTATCGGGTGGAGATATATCGTCAAAATCTAAATTCACATTATTAATGGTTTCAATAATTATTTCATTATTAGAAAAATCATACTTTTCTAAGGAATTTATTTCTATAAAATTATCATCGTATGGTTCATAGACATTATCCGTTGTTATTCTTGAATCACTCAAATTACTTAATTGTATATTATTACCACTCGTATCTTTACCCAAATTAGGTTTTTGATTTACAAAAACATACATATTAAACCAAGTTTTTACTATTTGATTATTTTCATAAAAATGTTGTAATATATCACCTTGGAATGTTTTATATTTTGGACCTATTTCACCATTCCTACCATCTGGAGTAAAACGCGATATAAAATTATTTGATAAATCTTTTAATTCTGAAGGTGGGATTTTGAAATTTAATTTTTGATCTGTATATGTCATTATTGGCGCTAATTGAGGTTTAAACATTCTAAAAACATCTATAAATGTATAATCTTCTAAGGATGACCCCCATGTTTGATTCCAATTCCAAAACCAATCATAAAATCCAGGAAATGGGGTCCCTAATTCCTCTTGTGCTATTCTTACACTAGGTGTATATAGTGGTGGAAATCCTGATAATGGGAAATATCTATAAGCACTTCCTTCAAAATCTTGAACTCTTATAGCACCGCCTTCTGCTATACGATATGTCCACCAAAAATAATATGTACAATATTTGGGCATTAAAATATTTATTTCGTGTTGAACAGGCAATCCGTCATTTATACGACCCATGAAATTATGAACACTTCCTTTTAATTTATATACTGATATGTAATTTGAACTTGAATCTGCTGTAAAATCACTTCCTACAGAATCCCAATTATAGGTATATACTCTCTGATATGAAGGTTCAAACCTATTTGTTTCTTTTTGATTTATTAGTGGATTTGAATCATAATTATGCATATTTTCCACTCCATCTGCTATTTGGTCTCTATGCGGTAATTGACTTATTTCTCCATTATAATAAAAAGGTCCATTTATCGTTTCCCAGACATAAAAATAATATTCTATTGTATGTCTTCCTTTTGTATCAGCTCCCATATCTCTTTCAAAATTACCTGCTATATAACTAGGTTTAGTTTCTCCTGATAAATTATCTATGACACTATCTAAATTTTTCGCTGTATGTCTTATATTTGATATATCATTTTCTGATATTGATATATTTACATAGTCTAATTCGCCCTGATATATTTCATCTGTAATATTACAATAATAACCCATATCATTTTTACTTACATCTTGATAATATAATCTAACTGGTGTTGTATCGTCTATTTTAATCTGTGTAATTCCATCTATTCCCGCAGTTCCCGTATTTATCACATTATTTGTATATTCTTGTGTTTTTTCTCTATCTAAATAAAATTTCAACTTGTAATCAATATTTGAATTGTCACTTTGGTCAAAACGATAAGTATTTCCTTTTATCAAATTAACAATTGCTCCTTCTATATCATCTATATAGTATGCTCTCTCTGCCTTTGCGTTATAATATGGATGAAGTGCTGACCTCTTATCTACCTTCACATATTTTGAATATACATTCACTTCTATATCCAAATTTTCTATTATTCCACTATCTTTTTTTATATATGTGGATGTTCTTATTATTTCATTACTGGTATCCTCTAACGCAATACTTAATGTTTGATCAAAATATCTTTCATGTTGAATTCCAACATATTCGGCCCTACCCATCGTATCGTCCGTTAATATTTCATTTCTAGAACTTTCAAAAAAAAATCCTATACTCTGAGTTGTTCTTATATTGTATTTCTTAGCATCTATCAATTTTATATTTTCATGATACCAAGGGCTTATATGCCCATGCAATGTAGAATAATTCCCCCCTATACCGTGTATTGTTGTATTTATTATTCTTTTATCATTTATGTCATAAAATGGATATTTCTTACTATATTTAATTATTCCATTTGTTGGTGCGGTAAAAAAAATAGGATTTTGTAACTCAACTGACATATATATATAATTTATAAGATATATATATATTTAAAACTTCCATCGCGCACCACACATTAAACACGATACAAATGTTGTCATTGGTTCATCCGCCGACCTTGTTTGTAATTGATAATATGTACATTTTTTTTTGTGACATTTATAACAAGTAAATTCAGATGTTGCCATAGACATATCTTCTGTTGTTAAATTTTTATCTCTTTTCAATTTTGTTTCTATCAAACTTTTCCATATTTTAGGATTTATTTCTTGATGTGTCATAAATCCTACATTTCGCGGCTTTATTTTTTTTGTTATTATTGCATTATAAAACTCATCATTTGCTAAATTTTTCCAAATACTTCTAAATTTATCTGTATATATTCTCAGAAAATGCTCATTCTCCCATTTTCTTACTATATTTTTCTGTTTTGATACCCTACAAGTTGAATTAAATATTCCTTTTTCTAAATTGGTTGCTGTTTTTTCGTCAAATTTCATTTTTCGCAACATACTACGCATATTATTTCTAAACTCACTCGGTTCTTTCTCTAATTTCATTTTAATATATTTTATATCTTATTATTTTTAAATCAATTTTCTTGTGCATTTTCTTCTTCAACCTCTGACACATAACTCTCTTCTGATAATTCACTTCCGATATCACTATCTTCATCTGTATATTCTTCATCATATTCTTCTTCGCCTTCATCATCCTCTTCATCTTCCTCTTCAGTTTCATTTGAAGGAACATAATCTTCTTCTTCTTCTTCTTCTTCATCTTCTTCTTCTCCGTCATCTATATCAATTTCTATATCTTCATCATCGCCTTCTACTACAAACCCATCTTCTTTGGAATAACCTTCTTTTGTCAAAAATTCTGCTGGTATTTCTTCATCTTCGCTTTCTTCTTCTTCTTGATCTAAATCGTCAAAACCGCCAAACATCTTTTCATATATCTTACCCCACTCCAATTTTGTTAAATTTTCTACTGTTAATGCTGTTATTTCTTCTTCTTTATGTTTCAATACAATTATATTTCCAAAATATAATTCTTTATCTATTGGTGGCGGCAACTCATATTTATTCTCTGTATTTGCTCTTCCACTATTTTTCGCATATACGCTTATATAAATTTTTTTTCCTTCAAATGTTAATTCAAATGTATTCACCCTCCCAAAATTATTTGCGTTTCTAAAATTACATTTTTTATATAAATTTTCTTCTTGAAAATTTTTCACCAATGTTTCTTTAACACGTGCATTCTTATCTACTAAGATAACTTTTACCATCTTGTATGTACATTATATTTTTTAAATGGGTTTAAATACTTTCTCTTAAATATTTATTATGATGAAATATTATATACCCAATATTAATATTAACAAAATTGACTCCAATAACATAAGAAATCTAAATAAAAAATTTAGTAATTCAAAAAAAATAAATATTTTACTTCTTTCTGATCAAGGATTTTTCAAATATATTGACGATAAATTATATAAACATTCTATTAATTATAAACAATCCTTCAATTCATATGATAAATTTTTAAATAAATATACTTTAATTGTTTCCAAAAATAATGAATTCTTCAAACATAAATATCCTATTAATAATATTCCGTTTAACCACAAGTCTATCATAAAAACCACTTACACTTATAAAATTAACGATAATTCTAATACATCATTGATTATTGAATTCATTAATGATAAAAATGACATTAATAACATTAATGACTTATATTTCATATCTAATCTTAATCACGACGATTTCTCTTTTATAGAAGATATAAGTTATTTTATTGATTTGTTAATATAAGCTATATATAATATGTTTCTTTGGATTTTACAGCAAACAATTATTTCTATTATACTAATTGTTTCCCTTCATTATATCTATTTATTTTTTAAAGACAATTTAACTATTCCCAAAACTAAAGATTTAGTAAAAAAACCTACTGAACAATATAATAAAATTTATGATGTCATTAAAAAGAAAAATAACGAAAAAAATAATATGAAAAATGAACTGAAAAATTATATTAAAGAATTATCAAAAAAAAATGAAAATAAACAACCACCACCAAAAGTGAATACACCTGAAAGTGTTGGTAATTTTTCTGGAAGTAACTTCTCAACCTTTTAAACTATCCCTCATTAACTTCCAATCTTTTTTTGTTAATCTTCTATCAGATATCACTCTTCTTATTGTTAATAATTTCACCGGTCTCAATTTATTTTTAGCAAACCTTATACCCTTTATTCTTACTCCCCCCGCATTTAAATATTTACCTTCATTATTCTTACAATTATAGTAATGAATTAAATACGACGCATCATGAATTCCACAATCATGATTTATCAATTCTTGTATAATTATACCATTTTTTTTATTAATATTTTCTACTATTGAAAATCCTAATAACTCTTTATTATAATATATTCTTGTTATTTTCACCATATTCAAATACTTTTTTATAAAATTAAATAATTTTTTTTGATGATTTGGATATTTCAATATCAAATACTCTATTTCTTCATCATACCCTGTTTTATAAGTAATTTTTTTTCCATATCTAGATAAAACTTTGCGAAATCTTTTATATTTTTCCCCTGCCATTTTTACACATTCATCTGTATCATATACATATTCGTCACCAAACTTGTCTTTTTTCCCTTCTATATCATATCCTCTTAATGTTATACCACTTTCTTTCATTTTATTTTTTACCTCATCTGAATTATTCATATTTCCATATTTTACAATTGAATAATTACCCATAATTGTTGAACCTTTACATATTACTAACTCTTTATCTATTATCTTATACATCATTCTACTATACATTTGACATATTATGGAATTAAAATATTCTATTACTTCAATATTTTCATTCATTTTTCTTAACATTTCTATATCTTCCGTATTTATCTTTTTCCATCCCTTCAACATTATTATTATTTCATATTTTTATTCTTTTTTATAAACTAATAAATATTGATGGACTTTACAACTATATCCTAATCTTTTACATTGTGGTAATTGCATCTTTATCGGAGTAATTTTTCTATATGATAAAACAACCTTATCAAATGGCACCATTCCACATTTATCCATTATTTTCTCTGTTTGATATGTTAAATCATAAAATTTATGAGCCTTTCTCCAATCTCCTACCATTATACAATATAAAGCTCCTTTCTCTGCTTTTTCCGTTACTCTTTTCCATAACTTTTCATAATCTATTATAAAATCATTCCAATCTTTTATTCTATCTAATCCTTCTTTACTTTCATATTTTTCTAAATTCCAATATGGAGGACAAGTTAATAATCCATCATGACTAGGTATATCATCTATCATACTATTTTTTAATTCATTAATAACTCCAAATTTATTTTTGGCATTTTCTATTGCATTGGGAGAGATGTCATATCCTACATATGATTTTCCAGCATTATTTATCACCTTATGTCTTTCTCCCCATCCGGCAAATGGATCAAATATCTTTTTCTTTTCTCTTAAAAAATATTCTGCACACCACTCTCCCACATCCATAGGAAATGGACTATATGATGACCTACTTGATTTTACTGTCTTTTCTTTACTCCAATTTCTTTTTCCCCTTATCCCCTTTTTACCTTTTGGAGCAACATCAAATATTGATATTGGCATATATTTATATGATATATCATTCTTCTTCTTCTCCTCCTCTTCTAATAAACTACTCATTATATATTAGTTATAACATTCTTAAAATATGTATTAAACCACATTGCTTAAAGATAAAGATAATTAGTTTAAAGAATGAAGAATATATATATATAATATGCTTACTAAACAAGAGCAAAATAATATTCTAAAAGATTTTCCTAATATAGAACTTTCTTATGAAAAAACTTCCCATAAAAAAGTTCATTACAAATTCTGTTTAACTATACCTAAAGGGACCAAAGCTTTCATATGGTTCAAATATTATAAGAATAAACCCAACTGTTTCGTCCTCAAATTAAATTATAAAAAAAATTCTATTACGAATTTTGAAAATTACAATTGTTGTTTCAATCCTATTTTATGTTCGGGCACCGGAACCATTATATATGGCACTATCTTTAACATAAATCAATATACATTTTTCAATTCAGAAGATATCTTTTACTTTAAAGGATATCATATTAATTATTATAATCAATTTAAAAAATTCAACCAACTTTTTGATTTAGTTACTAATTATACCAAAAATATTATTTACAAAAAAAATGATATTGTTATTGGTCTTCCTATTATTAGCAATAACTTCAATTCTATTTCTAAATCTATTCAAAATTTGCCCTATGAACTATATTCTATACAATATAGACACCCAACAGTTGAGAAAACTTATATTAACCTTCCTTACAAAATAAGTAGGGATACACTTGCCACTTTTCTTGTTAAACCCACCGTTAATACTGATATTTATGAACTTTTTTATCACTGTAATAAAAATTTAACTAAGGTTGATTTTGCTTATATTCCCGACTATAAAACTAGCGTCTTAATGAATTCTTTATTTAGAAATATTAAAGAAAATATTGATTTAGATAAATTAGAAGAAAGTGATGATGAAGATGAGTTTGAAAATACATCAACTGATAAATATGTTGATCTGAATAAATCCTTCAAAATGAAATGTAAATTTCTTAAAAAATTTAATATGTGGAAGCCTATTGAAATTTCCGATGCGTCAATTTCTAATAATTCTAATATTATTCTGAAAAAAAAATTTTAAATGTATATATATATATAATGTCTGTTTCCAATTCATTGTTAAAAAATACACAAAATATTTTTCAAAATACAAGTAATACTGCTGGTAGTCGTTCCTGTAATAAAAAAGGTGGGGCTGGTAGAAGTGTAACTATGAGTAATATGAAAAATAATTCAAACTTAAACATGGGTCGTGGATATTCCCCATCAGTTACTTACACCCACTGTAATAAAAATGCTCCGCCGCGTCCAGGACAAGTTGGGGGTGTAGGATATGGATATACAAAAGAAGGTTCCAAATTTAATGCCGATGTAAGGGGGCTTTATCCTGTAATGACTAAAATTGAAAAAAGCAGTCAATGCGGTGGTTCCAAAAAAGGTTCTGGTGCTTGTAGTTATAAATATCATCCTAATGGACAATTGGGCGGAAAAAGAAGAAAAAGAAGAACTAGAAAACAAAAAGGAAAAGGTCGTGGCCCTTGTGGTAAAGTTTTAAGTAAATGTAAATGTAAAAAAGGAGGTAAACGACGAACTAGAACTAAAAAAAGAAAACGCCGTTCTATGTGTGCACGATTAACTAATAAAGCGTGTAGAATGAAGAGATATAGAAAAAGATGTAAAACAACCAGAAAAAGAAAAAGGGGATCAAAAGGTAGAAAATCTCATTGTAGGACTAAAAAAAACCGATTTTCTAAAAGACCTAATCGTAAAAAAAGAAGAAGAAGTGCTAGACTAAAGAAAAAAATGAAGGGTGGTTTCCAATATTCCACTTCAACTAATTACTCAACGCCATCCCCTCAAAATGCTTCTGGAATGCCATGGGCTTTAGGACCTGGCAGTTTTGAAAGAAAATCCTTCAATTGCCCTACATCCTATAAACATTAATTAATTTTGTAATTTATATTTAAACACATAAATTATATGCTATATAATATCGGACAGAAAAAATGTCATAATTTAATGTGTTATCCTATATGTAACTGTTCTAATATAGGAATTTGGAAAATGAAACCTTTTTCTACACCAATTAAAGCAAAAATATGTTCACCGGCTCCAACTAGTGAAGAAATGAAAAAATTTAAAAAAAATTTACTCAATTATAAACCTAGTTATACTCGTTCCCAAATAAAATAAATATATTATTCAATATAAATATATTTATTTAAATATCTCTTCTAATCTCTTATTGTATTCTTCTACTGAACAATCTCTCTTTACTATTTCATCATTCTCTTCAAATTTTATATTTTCCAATAATTCTAATAATACATTCATATTCTGATTTCTTTTCACATTCATACTTTCATATGTATAGCAATTCGGTGATTTATCATATCCAGGTGGTAATTGTTTTTTTTGGCAAATTATAGGCGTTTTATAATATAAAGCTTCTATTACAGCCAAACCAAAACGTGGGTCTCCTACACCTAAAAAAAACTTAGTATCTGATAATAATTGTGAATATTCTAATTTATTTAATGGACCTAAATTAATTACCCCATCTATTTCAATTGCTTTTTCACATACTGTGTATAATTTAATACCATTTCTACATAAGTATGATATTATAGGACGATAATTACTCCAATATTTATATACATCGCCTGCTCTTTTTCCCCATATTAATCCATAGTTCTCATATTTTTTTTTAGTTATTTTTGAAAATAATAAACTTGTATTAAATCCTAAAAACTTCTGTCTTCCATATTTATAAGCTGTTAAATTATTCTCTAATAAAAAAGTTTGTCCATTTTTAAACTTATATTTAAATCTTTTATCATTTGGGTTTCTCTCCCACCACCCCATACAATATATATTTTTTGGAGTAAAACATCCATTCTTTTCTCCAAAAACCGCAACATCAACTGATCTATTATGATCAACTAATACTATCACATTTTTATTTTTATATTTTTTATATACAGACCAAAACTCTTGTTTTGAGGGTATTAATACCCTATATCCTTTTTTTTCTAGTGAATTAATTATATTATCATACCATAAAAATTCTGACATACTACGAACTACTTTATAGTTTTTGTTTTTTCTATAAGATAGTAAGTCGTTATTTAGTGCTAGACTTACAAATACCATAAATATCTTATTCATTATATTAATTAATTATTATATCATATAACAATTAATTAATCATCTAAATTTATTAAACACACTCCCTTTAAGGTCTCAGTTTCAACTGTGATCTTTTGTTTTTTCTTTCTTTTCATTTTACCATCTTTTATCAATGTTTGCCATCTATTATTTTTATAATCATTTAATGTTGCGTGTAATACATTAAATTTTTGCTTTCTATAAAATGCTCTTCTTTTTCCCCAATGTCTCTGAAATATAGAATGAGTATCTATTATATCTATAACTGTTGCCTGTTTATGCTTTCTTCTTAAAATTCTACCTACCGCTTGTGTTACATCCACTTTTGGTGTAGCCATAATTAAAGTTGTTAGGGTCTTTATATCTAATCCTTCTTCTGCCATAGCATAAGTTCCTATTATTACTTTTTTCCCTTCACTTAGTTTCAAATCTTTTTCTTTCATCCCACCTACATAATATCCTACTGTTGATATATTTCTACTTTTTATCGCATCATGTATATAGTGCAATAATACCTTATTATGTCCTAATATCATTATTTGCGAATCTTCTTCTCCTGTTTCTATCTCATTCTTCAATACTTTCAATATAAATTCTGTTCGTCTATTAAACTCGCAAAGTTTTTTTATCATTTTTGAATAATGAACCTGTCCTTTAAAATTATATTCTACTTCGTTAAATTCCTCATCCTCTATATCATAAGTTATTGCTTTCACTAATACATTATCTTCACCCTTTCTCACTTTTTTATAAACAACCTCACCTAAAAACATTTTTATTACACTTGTCAATCCATCTTTTCTTTTCATGGTTGCACTTAATCCTAAAGTGTATTTCGTTACTATTTTAAACAATGACCTACTAAATACCTCTGCGGATATATGATGACAATTAGAAACTACGGGTCCATCTATATAATCATTTTGGTTTTTTCCTGTTTTTGTACCCAATACAAAATTATGATTATCTTCAACTTCTATATCATAAACATATGGCTTTTTACATCTATTCGCGCCTTTATTTTTTAAATAACTTTTACCCGTTACTTTTAATATTCCATAATCTAAATATTTATTATTCCATTCATATTTTTCATTTCTTTCATTTAATTTATATTTCATTGTTTCATGAATATACGGTTTTATTAATTGTAATAGTTTTAATGAATTCTCTGTATTAAAACGCAAATAATGATATTTTTCTTTCGTTTTATGAATACTACATTCAATCCCATATTGGTTAAATTTTTTTACAAACTTTTCTTGAATTTCATAATCAAAATTATTTGAATGTATTGATATTAAATTTTTAATGACACCATCTTTATTTTCCCTTTTTTGATTGCTACCATCATCCATATACCACACAGCAATACCTCGCTCATCCAATTTATCTAATAACCAATCTGGAACTATTTTAGTGTTTTTTGTTATTTCATTTTCTAAATCAAATATTTTTGTTGCGAATCTATACGCTGGCTTTTGCGAATATCCATTTTTTTCAATATATATTAACTCCTCAATACCAAACATATTTGCCTTCCATTCGCAATATTCTTTTTGTTTTTCGCCATGTGTAAACCGCAACCTATATCTATTTTTTTGTGTTATTCCTATGTGTCCATCACCCAAATATGAACCATATACCAGTTGTAATTGATCTTCATTTAAGGCTGGAGATATTATATTATCAATATGATTTTTATCATATTTAGATATAATTAAATCTCCTTCATTTAATTTATTTGCTTCTATATACCCCCCTGTTGTTAAAATTTTATGCTCTGGTGTACAATTTATCACTTTTTTTGATAATTTAATTTTAATTAAATCTTCCCTTTCTTTTCTCCAAGCATAAGTCATTTTTTTATATTCAAATTGCTTTGTTTCTCTATTAAAACTTAATATTTTAGGCAATTCTTCTTTATTTTCCCATTTTTCATACAAACTACCTATTCTAACCGCACCCTTTTCCGTATGAATATATTGATTATAAGGGAAACATTCATCAACAATTGTCAGTCCAAACTCTGAAAATAATGATATCGGATATTCCTTCATTGATATTGATTGTAACATACATATCACAATATCTTTATCTTCTATATCTATTATTGAAGCTTGTATTTTTCCTACCCTTGCTTCTGGTAAGAATTGCTCCATTCTTTCTACCCATTGTCTTAATAAAAATTCTTTATGAACTATTATTATTGCTTTTACACCTAATTCTGCTATTATTTTTAATCCCATTACTGTTTTACCTGCTCCTGTATGTATTTCTAATAATCCACCTCCTTTTGTTTTAGCACTTTTCAAATATGTATCTACTATTGGTTTTTGAAAATCTCTTAATTCTCCTTTAAATTTTATATTTATTTTTTTACATTTTGTTAATCTAAATTCATCCGGTTCTCCATAATTCTCATATCCATAAAAACGCGGTATATAAAATTTCTTATGACTTTCTCTATAAATCGCAAAACTTTTTGGTTTACTCAAAGAACTTTTAGGAACATATGGTTTTGCTTCTAAATCGTTTCTTAAAAATATTTGTTCATCTATATCTAAATTTTCTTTATATATCGTATATCCTTTTTGACCCATATATGTTGCTGTTTCATTTTCCATTAAATTTATATATATTATTTTATTTAGGTTCTTTTTTTTTTATCAATTTACCTAAAGAAAAAATATAACAATAGAATATATATGGCACTTGTTGAGCAACTTATTAAAAATAAACACCATTTAATATTATCTTGTTTATTAGTCATTTTTATAGCATTTGATATTACCATTCCTGAACCACTAGCTTCTATGATTGATTCTATTATTGGAAAAATACTCGTGGTTGGTGGTGCCCTTGCTATCATCACTGCTAATAAATTTGTCGGAATTCTAGCACTTATCTCCGCATATGTTCTTATTGTTCGTTCTGGAAATGCCTCTAACAATCTTCCACACGACAGATATCTCCCATCTGAAAAGAAAAAATCTAATAAATTAAGTGATATGAATGTTGTACCTTATCCAGTCACACTTGAAGAAGAAATAGTTCAAAATATGATGCCCCGAACCGCAACTGACACTCTTTTTGACGAAGCTACTTTCAAACCTGTTCAAAATGATTTACACGGAGCCGTTAAATGTTAACATTAAATATAATTTAATTCAATTCAATTATATTTAATTATTCGCCACCACTACTAGAACCACCACTAGAACCACTGCTTTTTTTAAATAATGATATTTTTGGTACTTTAAAACCCGTTGATGAACTATGCATCCATCTCCATAAAGCTAATAATATCAATACAAACACTACGCATATTATTGGTATTAAATATGGTAATACATGCTTTTCAAAATTAAATTCCTCCATTCCACTAGGTCCGATATCTTGAACCCAACTTAACACTTTCCCTGCCGTTTTTGATGCTACCGATTTCCCTTGCAAATCTGTTATTGGAACACAAGTCATTCCTGTCCCAGGACCATCGTTATCATCTCCTTTACCCGCTCCATTCTGTGTTCCGGTCTTATTATATTGCACATCTTCTTTTTCCATTTTTTTTGTTGGTAACGTTGTACGACTAATTCTATTCTGCAAATATACGATATCTTTATAATGCATTCTTACTGGATTAGACCCATCAAATATTATTATTTTATCTTCCTTATTACATCCATACTTTAAACTTTTATGGAATGGCGCATTTTCTATAAAATAATAAGGCCCTTTTGGTATCACTTTATTTAATGTAAAACCTGCCACATTTGATACTATTTGTCCAGAAGCAGAATTTGTTGGTGTCTGACTCATAAAATTTTTAAACCATTTTGTGCTCTCAGTAGTCACTCTAGTTGTTTGAACCGGTATACATACAAACACATTACTCCTCCCCGTCGTATGTTGTATTATTAATTCTCCCGGAAAATTTTCTCCATCATATTTATTTATTGAACCGTTATATAATCTTACACTAGCCACTGATAAATTATTGTATCCAGTCAACTCCACTTCATTTGTCCCATCAAAACATTGTATGTCTAAATACTTATCTTTATTTGTTAATACACAATCTGAATTTCCATATTCATATGTAAATTTACATAATGTTGAGCAAGGTGTACTTTTACCTTTGCCAGTCACTAATTCTATTGGGGCAACATTTTCACATAATGCCATTTATTATATATGTTTATTATAAAAAAAATATAAATTTATGTATATAATACATCATGAATATTACAAAAAAAAGATTATTTAAAATTAAAAAAACCAAAAATCAGTCTAGAAAAAGAATAAAAAAATCTAAAAAGAAAACTAGAAGAAAAAAGAGAAGTTTTAGAAGAAAAAGAAAAAAATATAACCTTAAGAATAGATCTGTTAAAAAGTACTCTAAAAAGAAATATGGAGGTGCTACAGGCGATGAAAAAAATGTATTTTTCTTAATGCCCATTCTTAAAGATAAAAACAGTCTAACTAATGACTGGCAGCCTACACATAACGGCATTGGTGCTTACAGTAGCTCCAATCCCACATTTCAATTAGCACAAATGACATTAACTGAAAATGATAATGGTCAATGGGAAATGTTACCTCAAGTTGATACTGGAGTACAAAGACCCGGATATGTACCTAAAGGTTATAGACCTTCCCATACATCCGGTTCTACTTTTGCCAACTCTTTATTCCTACATGACCACATTGGTGATATTGATTATGGAGGACTTCAAGCACCTCAAAATACTATTACCGTTTTATTTCAACTATTTAATGCTATATTAATTCGTCATCAAATCCGCAATACTATAGGGCGACCCTTCTTACGGGGTATGATTTCACGATTATTAGGTGAAGGGACCACTGAAAACCCATATAAAACTAAAGAACAATTTATAGATGATATAATATTTTTAGCTAATAATGGCACTCTTCCTAATCCCAATCAAACTAAGAGTGAGGGTTCTCACCTTAATCTTCCAAATATTCCTTCAACTGTAGAAGAAAATACTAGATATGATAATGTTGAACCTACTGTTGAAGGCGATACTTCAAATGATAGTGTTGAACAATCCACGGTTGATACTACTAATGTAGCAGAAAAAGAAGAAGATAGTGATAGTGTTAATACTGGATCTGTAGTTATTTCTTCAGATGATGGTGGAAAAGATAGTGAAGCTGAACCTAATGTTGAACCTACTAATATAGCAGAGCAAGAAGAAGATAGTGATTCTGTTAATACTGGTTCTGTAGTTATTCCTTCAGATGATGGTGGAAACCAACAAGAAGAAAGTGCCTCCTCGGACGACTCTACTAACGTTATACCACCTTCTAGTTCTAATTCAATTAATAGTGATGATGGAGGTGAAGAAGAAGTATCAAATACAGAAAACAAAGATGAGGAACCCACATTTAGTGTAGTGTATATAAAACCAACTGGCGGAACTGTTGTTTTAAAGATGCCAACTTCTACATTATATAATGATTTAATTCAAACTATAAGAAGTAACCCCGATGTCACTGTTGAAGAAAATGATTTACTTCTAGAATATGTTAATGAAGTAAGTGGAACACCAAATCAATACGGAGATATTCCCATAGAAATAACTAATATAGCTGATTACACTAGATTTAAAGATATTAATCCAATCCCTACTCTTAATGCTTTCTCACTCACCATGAGATATCGTCAATATCAAGATGTTATAGATAGTGTCCCCGCTCCAGTAGAACCTCTTCCGGGACCACAAATAGATACTGTTGATGAGGTTGGTGGGGAAGATGACCCAAACGCAAGTGGGACTTCTATAGCTACTAGTGGTTCAACTACTCAAACTGGAGAAGAAAATACAGATACTGTTGGTGAGGAAGATGACGCAAACGCAAGTGGGGCTTCTATAGCTACTAGTGGTTCAACTACTCAAACTGAAGTTGACCCAAATACGAGTGAGAGTTCTATAGCTAGTGGCGATGGTGGAGAGAAGATAGAAGAGAAATCTGCTGACGAAGGAGACGATGGTGTCCCCGATGAAGACGGTGGTGATGATGAAAATCCAGAATTGGGAGCATCTTCCACATCCTCCTCATCCTTATCTACCGAAGATGGTTCGGAAGAAATTGATCCTACACTAGGAGCTCACGATGTTTCATATCCATACTTAATTGTTCATGCCCAAGCTAGACCGGGACCTTATCAACCTGAATTAGACGCACATATTCATACAAGAGGTGGAGTAGATGCTGATGAATGGATACAATATTCTATGTTACCCGGTCTTACTGGTGGTAGAAAAAAGAAAAAACGAAATAATAAAGGAAAATCAAGAAAAAAACATAGACGCAGAAGTAAATCAAAATCTTTTAAAAAAAAGAAAAGAGTATATTAAATTTTAGATAGTTCAACTCAACCTGGGAGAGATTTCCTGTATATATTTATATCATTAATTATATATATATACATAATGGCATTTAGTAATAATTCATTTGTTTTATACAATGATAAAGAAGATAAGAATATATATGTTATATGGATCAAAAACAATAAAGATAATAAATATTTCTTTAAAAATTTAGGTCACATGAAAGTGGTTGATATAAAAGATGTTGGAAAAAGATTTCTTTTTACCACATATCCCAATATAAACACTACTTTTGTTTTATCACATACTGAATTTATGAAAGATAAAAATAATATTAAGGAAGCGGATTCTAAAATTATTGATATATTTAAAAAATATAATCATTTTCATATAAATAGAATATTTGATTCTTTATCAAATACACATTCGGGTGGTAGTGGTAATACTCCAGATTATAAACGAGCCACCGAGTTCCTAGTTAGTTATCATCTTAAACATAAAGAAGAATTACAAGGACGTATTAATCAATTAGCACAAAAGGCTGCAAGGATGAGAGAATATGTGATTGACTGGAACCAATTGAACGGGGATGGGAAGAAAATGATGGGACAAGATGATTTTGATTATATTATGACAAATATGAACTTGCATGAAAAAGACGCCAGAAAAATTCAAAATCACATAGTAAATGAGATTTTCCCAGATTTAAATAAACACCAACAACAAGGCGTAATTCCAGGCAAAATAATGATTAGTTTCATGAAGTTTTATAGCGAACAATCTGAAGAAGTCAAAAAAATATTACTAAGCTTTTATGATTTTAAAAATTTTTTTAGTGAATTTAATGCTAATAGAATTAAAAGAAATAAGAAAAATAAAAATAGAAAAAAAAGAAAAAAGAAAAATAAAAAGAACCAGGAAGAAGCTCCCAGAAAAATTTCTCAATTCTTACAAAGCAGATTTAGGGGTATTAAATCTAGAGAAAGAACAAATGATTTAGCTCCATTTCCATCCGGAACGCCAAATTTTGATACAGTTTTAGCACAAACAAAAAAAGAATTTCCACAATTAAAGGGTGGAAGAAAAAAATATTCATTAAAAAATAAAAGAAAACATAGATATACCAAAGCAAAAAGGAAAAGATTTAGAAAAAGCAAAAAGAAAAAGAGGCGTAAAATAAAAACGCGTAAAAATAAATAATCTTTAGATATTATATAATGAAGCATAAACGTAGAACTCGTAGAAGACGCACGCGTCGTAGAAGAAGTAAGGGAAGTAAAAAAAGAGGTAAAGTCGGAAGTAAAGGTAATCCATTTAGCAGTAAAGCTAAGGCCCGACGCAGTTCCAAAAAAGGTAGAAAATACTTTAAAAAGAAGGGACGCACCTACAAATTAGGTAAAAAATAAATTTTTTGATTAGCAATATATATTTATATAAAATTATATATTGTATTATAATTCAAATTCATCTTTGACTGGTTTTAAATCTTTAGGAAAAACTGAAAGGCACACATTAAGAAAAAAACAAACCTTACCAATAGCTAAATCTTCAAATACTTCAGTTTTGCCTAATAAATCTAAATTATCATGATGCCATATTCTATTTATTTTTGTTATTAATGCTTTAGATAAAGTATAATTACTACCTCTTAGCCACGGAACATAATGACCATTATATTCTTTGTTTGCCCAATATTCTTTTTCATCATGTTTGTATTTTAAATGCCAGTTTCTTTTACCCGATCTAGGGTAAGTTACATAATTGCAAACAGCACCCGAATAGGGATGCCTATTTATAAAATCATAAAACTCTTTACTTATTTTTTTAAATATCTTACAATCATCGTCAATTTTATATACGTGGGTATATTGATCAAATTCTTTCATTCTTATAAAAGCCTCATAGGCCAAAATAACTTTTTGTGGTAATCCCAAATATCCATCATTTACTTTCAATGTTAATTTATTTTCAGTTAATATGTATTTTTCATCTATACTTTCATCACCTACTATTATAAATTCATTTTTGTTAGTAAAATTTTCATGTAAATCTTCGTTTTTTTTACAAGAAATAATAAAATAACAAACCAATTCATCATAATTTATATCCTCCATTAAATAATATATTAAAAATGTTTTTATATTATTTAAATACTGAATGTGTTAAGTTGCGATTCCACTATAGTATCAATTGTATCTGATTGTGCTCTTACTTTTGGTATCATCATCCCATATGTTTTGTAATTTTTTCTATTCAGTGTTTTCAATTCTACCATTTTTTTATTAAAATCAAATAAAGTCAATATTATTGCATCAATAGTTGCTATTATTTTTTTTTTATTACTTGAATACCAATGTTCGGTCTCATTATTATATGTCATTTTTAAATGATATAATCCAGGAATAATTGTCTTCACTTCTTCTATTATTTTTTGATTGTAGCTATTATAAATATTTAATACATCATTTTGTGTATTATACATAATTTTATCTAAAAATCTAAAAAATATTTTAAAATCTGTATTCAAATATTCTATTGTATTATCTCTATTCTCTTGATACCATAATTTTCTTGATAACCAACTACCCACACCACTTTTATGAACATAATATTTGTTATCCGTTTTACCTATTTTGTCTCCTGATTTTATATTTTTTATTTCTTCAAATTTATCCACCATCTCATAATAATCTTCACTCCATTCGTCCGGAAATAGATCTTCCATTTGGCCTATTGTTCCTAATGGAGATTTATTTTTTATATTGCGAGTTATCATTATATAATATTAACATTAAATTTTTTTAATATGGTATATATTGAAATAAATTACTTTCATATATTGTTGCTTTAAAAGCATCATTATATCCTTCTACATAAACACTGTCCCCATTAAATATCTCATTACATCCTAACTCATTTGTACAACTACGACCCGCATGCGTTACTGGTAATTTTACACTTTGTTGTTTATCACTCATTGTGTAATATTGCCATTTATTCCTAGACGCATGAGTTGGTCTCCCCATTAATGCTAGTATTGTCTCTGGACCTGTTATTCTTGTTAATATTCCAACTTGTTTATAATGAGTATCTAAAGCTTGAGTTCTTATATTTATTGGTATTCTTGGCACTCCTCTAATATCACTACTGTCGGAAGGAAAATAGTGATTATCTTTTAATGGTGGTTTAAATGGATTTGTAAATATGTTACTCGGCGATTGATTATTCATAAAATATACCTCTTTATTATTATTATTATTACTATTATTACCCTGTAAATAATATATTATATATAGAAATAGAAGTATTACTATTACTAAAAAAAAAATTGTAGTATTTTCAATACAAAACACTCCTTTTGGACATTTTCTTCTTGCCATATATAATATATTTATATTTATTTAGCTTTGTTTAATGTGGCCATCATTCCCTGTAAATTCTTCAAATCAGGCATATCTAAATTTTCTAATGTTTTCTTAGCATTTTGCAAAACTGGAGCCATTCCATTTAAAGCACCCATCAGTTCTTTTTGTTGTCCTACTAATTTTTTTGTTTCATCTGTTAATCCTTTCATCCCTTTATCTCCTACCATATTATTAAGATTATCATACGCCATTTCTAATGTTGCGGCATAATCTACTCTTTTTCCCGGAGAGTCATCATCGTCATCACCATTCACTTGTGCTGGTTTTGACGATGGCACATTTCTTTGCGCAAATCCAGACTTTCCCACTTTTTTACCCCATTTTGTATCGGCAGTTGTACATTCAGCATCAGAATAACACAATCCCGTATTTTGACATTCTTCTGGGTTTGTTGATAAAGTACATTTCTCATCTCCCGAACCATCGGCCTTTTTAAAAAATACACCCAAATCGGCAACGCCGCCGGGTTTTCCTTCCCCATCTCTTTTAACTTTTTTATTGGCCAGTCCTTCTAACATATACATATTGCGATTAATCAAATTAGAACATACACGACAATTTGTAAAACCCATTGCTGCTATCAAAATCATTGTCATATTTTTTGTAAAATATGATGCTAATAAACCCACCACTATAAACAATCCTAAACTATCATAATCTCTAATAGTCAATAAGGATAATATTTCTACTAATGCGGCAAAAAACACTAAATACAATACATATTTATTGGTTAAGAATTTTTGTACTAAAGGTATTTTAACTCTTTTCATTTTATATATTTTATATATAAAATAAAATTATTAATATCCTACATTGTTTGGATTATGTTGGCCATATCTTTGCATTCTAAAATCCAATGCCGCATTGTCATTCATAGATACAAATCCTTCTTGAACCAATCTATCTCCCAAACCATCAATCATTTCCCCTTTTTCTTGAGCATAACTCATAAAATCATTGTATAAATCAGAACCGTTTGAAAATCCTTCTAATGGACTGTTACCTCCGGCAAAAATATCTTCACCATCTCCACCCGACATTAATCCAAAACCTTCAGTGCCTTTTGGATTATCTGTTGATTTTGTAGGAACGGCCGGAGTTGCTGGCGCCTCAACTTTTTTCTCCGAACCAGCATCTGGCAGGGTCGCCTTTTCATCATCCGTTAATGACCCCAAACTAGCTGCTGCCTTCTTCATTATATCCATCGTTTTATCCTGTTGAGATTTTACATCTGCTTTTGATCCTTTCTTCTTCTTCTTCTTTTCTGATTTTATTTGATTATCTGTATTATTCACGGCAGCGCCCACTTCTTTTGTCATTTTTGCGGCATCTTTTGTTACTTTTGCTTTGGCAGCAGCAGCATCCGCACATTTACCATCTACTGGGTCCGAACCATCGGCACATTTTTTTGCTTCCGATGCTTCTTTACCAGCTTTTTTTGCCGCTTTATCCATACTTGTCATTCCCTCCCTAAGATGGTCTGATGAATTTTTAAAATAATTTCCAATAAATCCTTCACTTACACCTATTGTTCTACCACAACCAAATATTATATTAGCTAAAAATATACCTGCTAATATTGCTACACTTCTATTTTTAAATTTTCTTTCTACTGCCAATACTGTTAGGCCAAAAAATACTAAACATTCCCATGCCTTTTCTCCCATATATCCTAAAACATGGACAGCACCTAAAATGATTACCGCATATCCAAAATATTTATTATTAAATAAGGTTGGAAATTTCATTTCTATATAATTATAAAATATAAAATTAATAATTATATACATTCAATTTGCTAAATTAACGCCTCTTTCTACTCTTACTTCTACCCCTACTTCTACTCCTTTTACTTCTAGATTTACTTTTACTTCTAGATTTACTTTTACTTTTACTTCTACTATTATATGTTCTCTTGCGAGTTATGGTTCTCAACGATGACCCGTATCTAAAACCACCTCTTCTTTTTTTTGTTCTTCTTCTTCTTCTTTTTCCTCCCATTGTTGAAAGTCTAGGAGCAGACCTAGTAGGTCTTCTTATTTGTGGTGCGGAACTTGGTCTTGTATTTATTCCCATACCTTCTAATTCTGATCTATTTCTTGTAAACATTGCTGGAGGGGGCATACTACCCGTTTGTCTAGGAGGTGCTGATTGCGCCGTTCCCGGTAAAGCACCATCAATACTAGAATATGATGTTACTATGCCTTCTGCTATATCACCCAATTGGCCTATTAATCCCCCCATTTCTTCCAATTCTACCGATGCCCCCTCAGTAATTACTTGTTTTATACCATTTAACTTTGCTACAAAACTATTAAATTCTTTTAATAACTCATTTATTTTTCTTTTACAGTCAGTATTTCCAGATTTTTTGTTTTCTGATATTCTTGCTTGCAATGAAACTGACGCTTCTTCATTCATCAAACCTATTCTTCTTGAAACATCTTGAAATTTATTTTTACTTTCAGTTAACTTTTTTATTGCTTTTTTTAATAATCCTACCAATTCTTTTATTTTAATTACAGCATCATTATTCGCAGTTGTTTTCCCTTGTGCTAAAGTCATCAAATCAGCTACAGTGGTCCCGGCAGTTGCTATTTTTTCTTTAAATTGAGCAACAATATCTACTTCTTGTTCTTGTTGTGGATTTGACATTATATATAATATGATAATATTTAATTAGTTTCCAAAATCAAATCTTTCAATTCTTTTCTTATAGAACTTAAATTATCTAAAAGTTCTTTTTGTTCAAATTGTACCTGACGCATCATTCTATCTGTTAATCCATTACTTAATAAATTTTTTTCTAAATAATTAATTAAATCTTTTATACTATTTTCATGTTTTTGTTTTTGTTTTACGATATGTTCTTTATACGTTCTATAATCTTCATATACACCTCTTAAAAAATGGTTGTCTACTTGATTTTTTTCTACTTCTTTAAAATTCTTAAGCATACTCAGCTGTTCTTTTTTCATTTGATATTCTATTTCTCGTAGCATTTTATCTTTTTGTGTAAAATCCATTTATATATTATAATATATATTTTATTTTTTATTATAACTAATGTAAGTATCCCACAAATAAAATAATTGTGCGTATTTACAGCGTATTCTAGAGTAATTTGAATTAATATATATTTTGAAAGATATTTAAATCTAATTATTATATTACTTTAGGATGAATAAAAAAGTGGTTGAACCCTTATTGACTGAAAATCCAAATCGTTATGTCATGTTTCCCGTGCAAGATGACGACATTTGGAAAATGTACAAACTGATGATGGATAGTTTTTGGCGCGCGGAAGAAATTGATTTTTCAAAAGATTTAAAAGATTGGCAAACATTAAAACCCGAAGAACAACATTTTATTAAAATGGTATTAGCATTCTTTGCTGCTAGCGATGGTATTGTCTTGGAAAACCTAGGTATGCGTTTTTTAAGTGAAGTACAATTACCCGAAGCCAGAGCCGCATATGGCTTCCAATTGATGATGGAAAATGTACATTCAGAAACATACTCTCTTCTTATTGATACTTATATTAAAAATGAAGGTGAAAAAATGAAATTATTCAAAGCAATTGATAATTTCCCTTGTATTAAAAAAAAGGCAGATTGGGCTATTAAATGGATACAAGATAAAAGAAGTTGTTTTGCTACCCGCTTGATCGCATTTGCTTGTATAGAAGGTATATTCTTTTCTGGTTCTTTTTGTTCTATATATTGGTTAAAAAAACGCGGTTTGATGCCCGGCTTAACATTCAGTAATGAATTAATATCCAGGGATGAAGGAATGCATACCGATTATGCGGTTTTACTATTTAAAAAACTAATTAAAAAACCTAAAAAATCAAAAATTATTGAATTGATCCGTGAAGCTGTTACCATTGAACAAGAATTCATTACCGAAGCACTTCCGTGTAAATTAATTGGTATGAATGCAAAACAAATGAAACAATACATTGAATTTGTTGCGGATCGTTTGATTTTACAATTAGGATACGATAAAATATATAAATCTTCTAACCCATTTGATTTCATGGAAATGATTTCTTTGGAAGGAAAAACTAATTTCTTTGAAAAGCGAGTTGGTGATTATAGTTTAAGTAGTGGAAGAAATGAAAATGATACCTTCAGTCTTGAAGAAGACTTTTAATTTGTAAATTTTATATTATTTACAAATAATATGACTTCTTGGGATATTAATGCTAGAAATCTATTAAGGAGAACAAATTGGAATATTAATGTTGAAATGTCCGGACCATCATATACTTATATTGAAAACAATATAATTGATGATATCAAATTATTTGTAAGATATAACATAGTTCCATATCGTACAAAAATAAAATTAATAAAAAAAATTATAAACGAACATTGTAAAACGTCTTTATACACTAGAGTCACCTGGAATGAATATAACAGTAATTTTAAAAATGTTTTAAGGTCTCAAATATCTCATTCTTTTAAACTTGAAGCTAGAAAAATATATTTAAAAAAGTATGTTATAAAACCTAGACTTATCAGATTTGCTAAAAAATGGATTGAAAAATATTACGCACCCCCTAGTGAAAATAATCCTCTAGGCGGTAAAGGATATCAAAAATCTCTTAAGAGTTTTTCACAGCACCTCTAACTTCCTCATAATTATCTTTAAACCAATTATAACTTTTAAATAAACCGTGTCTTAAACTTGTTAAATTTAAATCTGGATATACTGATTTTAATTTACCATTTGTAACTGTTTTACGCATACACCCATCTGATTTTGTCATATCCCATTTTATTTTTTTCTTATCTATTTCCATTACATCAGCTAATGTTTGTAACGTTTTTTTAATTGTATATTCTTTATCATCACAACATATCAAAGGTTCTGTTGATTTATATTTGCCATCTGTTAATATATTACATATTAATTTGGCAAAATCAGATGCGTACAAAAATTGTCTAAGAGGTGCACCTGTTCCATACGCCAAAAATTTATCTTGATTATTTTTTTTTGCTATATGCCAACGATGCATCACTGCTGGTATCAAATGAGCATCTTTTATTTCATAATTATCATAAGGACCAAATAAATTTACTGGTATTACACATATATATTCATGTCCGTATGCTTTATTATAATTTCTACATTGCATTTCTAACATTCTTTTAGCATAAGCATACCCTTCATTTGATGGGTGAGGTGGTCCTTCATGTATCATTTTTTCGTCCATGGGAAATTTAGACGGATGGGGTGTGTAAATACACGATGACAAAACAAATATTCCACGCTTTACTCCATATTTATGACAAGCGTCTATAACATTCTCATTCATAGCAATATTGTCACTAAACATTTTTATATTATTTGCTTCATTCTTGTATAATCCACCAACATTGGCAGCCAAATGTATGCAAGCATCATAATAATTTGAACTAAAAAAATGAAATACATCAGTTCTATTTGTTAAATTTATTCCCCTACCATCGGGACCTTCACTTCTTGAAATAAAAGTAAATTCATGTCCGGGATATTGCTCCACAATACCTTTAATATTCGTTCCAACCATTCCTGAACTTCCAGTTACTACAATTTTCATTTATATATATATTTAAAAAATTGTTTTAAACTATAATCCATATATTTATTTATATGAAAATTGCTTTAATTACCGGAATTTCTGGCCAAGATGGTTCATATCTTGCCGAACTATTACTTGAAAAAAATTACAAAATTTATGGTATTGTTAGACGAAATTCTTTTTTATTTAATTCTGCAAGACTAGAACATATTCGCGACCATCTTAATTTACTTTATGGCGATATGACCGATTGTGCTGGTTTATCTAACACTATTCATAAAATTATTAATGAAAATAGTAATTTTTCAATATTTGAAATCTATAATTTAGCCGCTCAAAGTCATGTTCAAGTTAGTTTTGAAATACCTAAATATACAACCGAAGTTGATGGCTTAGGGGTATGTAATTTACTAGAAGCTATTAGAGTTTTACCAAAATATACAACAGATAAAATTAGAATTTATCAAGCTGGAACTAGTGAAATGTATGGACATGTTTTGGAAACACCACAAACTGAAACTACACCTTTCAACCCCTGTTCTCCTTATGCGGCTGCTAAAGTTTATGCTTATAATATGATGAAAATTTATAGAGAAGGTTATGGTTTGTTTGCTTCTAATGGTATATTATTCAATCATGAATCGCCTAGAAGAGGGGCGCATTTCGTAACACAAAAAATAATTAAAGGCGTATTAGATATTAACTATGGGAAAAATAAAGATGGTTTTATTAGATTAGGTAATTTATACAGTAAGCGAGATTGGGGACATACTAAAGATTATGTATATGGTATGTGGTTGATATTACAACATGATAAACCTGATGATTTTGTATTAGCAACTGGGGAAACTCATACGGTTAAATCTTTTGTTGAAAAAGCTTTTCTATTTAAAGGTTTACTTATACATTGGGTAGGCGAAGGTATTAATGAAAAAGGCATTGACCAAGACGGAAAAACTAGAATTGTTATAGACCCAAAATACTACAGACCCTGTGAAGTAGAATTATTGTTAGGAAATCCTTCTAAAGCAACTAGAATTTTAAATTGGAATAGAAAATTTAAAACACTAAACAATTTAATTAAAGACATGTTTAGCGGAAAATGATATAAATAATTTATACGTATTAATTATAAATGAGTAATATTATGCAGAGTTTATGGATAGGTAATCAATTATCTAATCTTGAAAAATTATCTATAAAATCTTTCATTGATAATGGACACGAATATCATTTATATACATATGGACCTGTAAGTGGTGTTCCTAAAGGAACTATAATTAAAGATGCAAATGAAATTGTTACAAAAGAAGAAATTTTTACTTATAAAAATGGGTCCTATTCCGCTTTTTCTAATTATTGGAGATTTCATTTATTATTTAAAAAAGGTGGATGGTGGGTTGACACCGATTTAGTATCCGTTAAATCAATTAAGGATGAACCATATTATAATAATGATTTTGTATTTGTTAGCGAACCAGATCCAAAAGGTAATGGTGATTATAGCGTTTCTGAAGCTACTACTTGTATGATAAAAATGAAAAAAAATAGCTTACCCGCGTGGGCTGCTATAAATATTCAAAAAGAACATAAACCAAAAATTTTATCTGGCGAAATGACTTGGGGGTCTGGACCTAGAACTATTATAGAAATCATCAAAAATTATCAACTAGAAAAACATATTTTACCATGGAATTATGTTTGTAGTTGCGGTTGGAATGACGCACAATCATTAGTTGATACTTATTATACACCTAAAAGTGATGAAGTTATTACAAAAGTTGAACAAATCCATGATAATATGATAGCTATACATTTTTGGAACCAAATGTGGAAATATAAAAAATTTGATAAAAACAGAACATTTAATCAATGGTCTTTATATGAACAATTCAAAGGTAAACATTTTATTCATAATTCTTTAAATGGTCCTCCTGGTTCTAATTTTTGGTTAAAAAAATAATAATAATATTATATTATAACATACTATGCAAAATGACTATGTTATAATAACTTGTCCTCATTGTACCTTTCCTATTATGGTATTAAAAAATGAGTTTAATTGTAAAATTTTCAGACACGGCGTTTTTAAGAAAAATTATAAACAAATTGACCCCCATTTACCAAAAGTTGAATGTGATAGATTAGTTAAATTAAATTTAATTATCGGTTGTGGAAAACCTTTTAAATTGGTCATAAAAAATAATCAATATACTACAGAAAATTGTGATTATATTTGATATTTTTCCCAATATGATTTATATAAACCATTTTCTAACCATGGTTTTTTGGGACCACTCCAATGTAAAATATATGCTTTACTAAGGCTATCTGGTGATAGCTTTCTCTCCCACCCCAATCCAGTAAAGTTCCATCTAGGATCTATATTTTTTGTTTTATTATTAAATATTAAATTCATTAGGGGTTGTGTTCCGTGTCGCATAATTTTATGAGTTAAATTATATATTAATATTTGAATACACTTTTGCGTTAAATTAAATTCTCTCCAGTATTTGAATGAAAATAAATATACACCAGCATTAAATCCTTTAATATTATTATTAATTTTTATATTTAAATCTGGTATTTCTTCTGGAAAATTCATAAATTTCTTTAAATCTCTAGTTAATGGGCTAGCACATGCATACTCGCCTAAAGTTGTGTTATATAAATGTTTTATATCTCTTTTTATTATCAAATCTGTATCTAAATAAAGTCCTTTTAATGATACGTGTTTAAATATCTCAGGAATAAATATACGAGCATAATTCATTAAATTACTATGTGCTATATTATCTGTATTATAATGTTGTGCTTTTAAAATGTTAAATAATATTTGCCGTTGATTATGATAACAGGGATCATAAAAATTTTCTATATAAAATTTGTCATATGGAAATTTATCCAATAAATGTAAAAAATAAGAACTATCATTTGTTGATAATATATGAAAGTTATAACTATCTTTCTTATTTTCTTTATGTGTTACTATTGAATTTATAGTTGCATATAGTCCTGCCATACTATTTTCATCCGCACAAAAAAATAAATTAACCATTTAAATATTAACTATATTTAATGTTTAATATTTAATTTTATTTTAGATTAACATCTGCTGAAAATCCTATTTTTTTGTTTTTATCATATGGATATCTATGTTTTTTTAAAAAATAATCTAATGGTGCTTTATATAGTTTATTCTTTAATGATGGACTTAGCGACAAAAATTCTTGAACCAAATATTTATCTAAAAATGGATATCTACCTTCTATTCCAAATAATCCCGATATATTTTCTTCTTTGCCCAAGTAATCTTTTTGTGTTCCTCCATAAAATGATTTCCATATTACTTCTTTTTTTGGGTCATTGTCTACTATTCTTGTTAAATCGCCCGGATATTTCCCCCCAAAACACGAATGATTATATATTTTTTTCCCATTTAAGCCGTAATCGCAAGTTATTTCATCTGCTCCCTGACCTGATAAATATATTCTATGCTTTTCTTTTGAAGCCAATTGACATATTTTTGACATACCTGTACTAGCTGCATCTCTATATATATCTGTTTTCCCATTAGCTACTTCATATTTATGAATTTCAGCGTTTTCTCTTATATAATTGTTTAATTGTTTGAATTCGGCTTTTGTAAAATCTATTATTTTATATTCTTTGCAAAATGAATTATTTCTTTTTACTCTAGCCTTTATTGTTTTTGTATTTTCCTTTGCTATTATTGTATAAGTATAATATTGTTTTCCTATTGAATTTAAAGCACAACATATAGCTCCCGAATCATAACCACTTGACAAACAAACAAACACCGGATAATTATTATTATCAACTCTTTTTTTTATAGAATTTATAAAAGCCTTACACCAATCATCATAAAATACCTTTTCTTGTCTAAAATTAAATGTAAATACTCTTTTTTCTTCCATTAATACCATATAATTTAAATCATATATCAATGTTGTATTGGGTAATAATTTTTTACAATCCTTCAATTCCGCACGTATTAAACCACTTTTATATGTACTTATACCCATTTTTTGTGTATCTTCATTAAGTGCGTACCATAAAGGCTTTGTAGCAAATACATCCGTTGATAAAATGAATATTTCCTTCTTAAAATCAAATAAAACCAAGGCAAACTCACCATCTAATTTTTTTACAAAATTAGTTCCATATTTTTTATAAACATCTAATAAACAACAACCATCTGATTCGTATTTTCCAAATTCTTTATAATTATATATCTCTCCATTAAACAAACATACAATATCATTTTCTTTATCCATAAATGGTTGTATAGTTTTTTTCCCAGTTAAGTGTAATAAATTATGAACAAATGTAAAACTATTATGCATCACATGGTTTGTATGGTCTGGACCTCTAAATTTCAAAAAAAAATTCACAAAATCTAAATGTGTAAGTATAAAATTAAATACTAAAAAACTACACATATATAAATAATAGTTATTTTATTTATATATTAAAATCGTAACAAGCCGAAATTATTATTAACTCTGACATTTTTTTTTTCTGTTTTTTTATTCATTTCAACAAAAAATTTCTGTTGTTTTTTTTTATTCATTTCTTTTTCATCTTGGTCTAATTTATCTTTTATTTCTTTTAAAAAATTATATCGCGTTCTTCCTTTTAATTTGTCTAATTTTATACTATCATTTAATTTTTTTACTAACTTTTTATTTTTTATACTTCTAATATTTTTTAAAACTTTTTCTGCTGTATTTGACACTTTTATTTCCGGCATTGGTGTTACTTTCTTTGCTTCTAACTCCGCCTTTTTTGCTATATACATTTGTTTTTTTTTATCTTGTATTATTTGATGTCTTCTCATGCGGTGTTTTATTTCTAATTTTTTCTCCATCGCCACTTTCTCCTGCTCTGATATCTCTCTTGAATGCTTACTTTTTTCTGTGCCATTTCCACAGGGATCTTTTTTTTTTTTTCTTTTTTCTCCGAAGTTTTCAAACATTGGTAAGCCATTTTTTAAATAAGATATAAAAAATACATCTTCTTCTGGGTCATAAGTTCGCAATACCGTTTTTGAATAATCTATATTTTTTGCCAATATTACCGTATCTACACAATCTTCTAGAAAATGTATATCTAATGTATCAGAATATATCCTAGGCAATAAAACCGCATATGAATTATTTATATTATGTGGTTCATGACTATTTCTTAAATTCCCTAGAATTTCTGGATTTTGGTTTAAGTATCTTTCTGATACTTCGTCTAATTTTGTATAATCATTTATTGCATTCTTATATTGTTTATTGCACAAATGATTTGGTTTTATTAATACACTCTTATCTAATTTTGTATTTTTTACTATATTATATAAACTTTTCAATCCATCGCTTATTGGAGCCACAAAATTTAAACAACATACTATTGTATTGGGATTTATTACTTTATTTAATAGTTTTGCCGACCGACTATTTAATTTTTGATTTATTATTATAAAATCTAATTTTCCTACTGCTTTTTTTAATATTGCGTGAGTTTCTCCCTTATGCATGGTTACATTCTTCAATATCCTTCTATCTATCAAACATTTATTTGTATTATCTATTGTATGAATATGATATGGTTTTTTATTTTTTATACACGCCTTTATTATTCCATATAAATTTTTTCCAAATCCGGTCCCCAATTCCAATATATTTTTTGGTTTAAAGTATCTTATCATTGAATATACAAAACTACAATCTTCATTCATAGATTGCATCGTTGAATTTTTTGGCAGAGGGAACATTAATATTTCTTTATTAAATTCTTTCACATCTTTTCTTTGTATATCTGTCTTAAGTAATTGATTTATTAAAGCTTTCATCAAATCTTCTATATTTTTATTTAAATAATAATATTTTGTCCATATATTACAACTGAAAGTTTTAAATTCAGTTGAATTTCTTTTATATTTCCATGGTTTTCCCATACCAGTCCAATGTAGTATTCTTGCTTTAAATATACTATCTTTTAATGTTTCTTCTCCTTCAGTTGTCCGCTCTATCCATATTTTACGACTCTCACCTATACCCGTTTGATTCCATTTTTGATCAAAAGGAAAAGCATCTTTAAATACTAAATTCATTATAGGCTGGGTTTGTCCTAAATATACGCATATTGCCTTTGTATTCAATTGTAACAAACTCATACATTTGTCAGTATAATTTTTATCTCGCCATGCATTTAAATGAGTTACATACATCCCCCCATTAAACATCACATTTCTCATTCCTCTTCTTAATTGTTTATTTACTATCCATCTTCTCGTTGATAATTTATAAGGTGTTCTTGAAAATACTGCGCCCAACTCTCTATCATTGGGTAAACCATCATATAATTCCTTTATATCACCCTTCACTATCATATCTGTATCCAAATATATTACTTTATTTACATATTTTGGCAATAATCTGGGAAAATAAAATCTTATTATATTAAATATCTTATTTGGCTTAAATGACCTTGTATCTATTGTTCTAGGATTTGAATAAAATACAAATTTTCGCACTTGGTCGTTTAAAAAATCCATTAATGGTTTTGGCGGTATTACCAATTTTATTCCACCGCTATCTGTTCTTAAATCCTGCATCTCAACCAATGTTTGTTTCGCACCACATACCGAAACTAATTTATGATAAATATTTATGGTTTCTGTAACTACAAATATTTGTAACTTTTCTTTTATTTTCTCATTATTATGATATATTGAATTTATTAACGCGCAAATTGCCAAATGAACCTCACTATCTCCTGATAAAACTATATTTACCTTTGTGCTATTCTTCAAATATTTGCTTGTTTCTGGTGCTTCAAATTCTACATTCTTCATATTTTTTCTAATTGATATTAATTCCAATTTCTCTTCGCCCAATTCATCATAATCTTTATCATCAAACGAATCATACATATCATTACTTTCTTGAACATCATTCGTCAAATATTCATATGCTTCATTATTTTTGTTATTCATATGTTAAAATATATTAATTAAATTTTTAAAAATAATTTAATTAACTTAGCTGTAGGCATAACTTTTTTTTTTTGTATCAACTGTTAATAAATATTTTCTCATTTCTTTTAAACCTGTTTCTAAATCTGTTTTTGGAAAATATCCTAAATCTCTCTTAGCTTTTAATATACTTGAATATGTAACAGGCACATCTCCCAATTGGTCTTCTATTTGTTCATATATAGCTTCTTTCCCGCATACCTTTTCACATAATTTTATAAATTTATTTAATGTCACAGGTTTTGAATTACCCAAATTATATACTTCACATTTCACTTTTTTCTCATTATCTAAAGATTTTAATATACCATCTACAATATCATCTATATATGTATAATCTCTCATTGAAGAACCATCTCCATATTTTTTAAATTTCTCACCATTCATTATTGATGTCAAAAATTTATATGGTGCCATATCTGGTCTTCCTCTAGGACCATACACTGTAAAAAATCTCAGACCTATCAAATTTAAATCATATAATTGACTATATGTATTAGCTAATAATTCCATTGACATTTTACTACACGCATATGGGCTATTACATCTAGTTATTTGGTCTGTTTCTTTAAATGGTACTGTTTCATTTAAACCATATACACTACTACTACTCGCATATACTATTTGTTCAACATTATGAATATCACAATCCTCTAATAATCTTATAAATCCTTTCACATTAACATCAAAATATAATTCTGGATTTTTTATTGAATTTCTAACTCCAGCCATTGATGCTAAATGTATTATTTTTTTTGGTTTCCATTCATTTATTACATTCATATCTCTTATATCGGCGCGGACAAATTCAAAATTGGGATATATTCTTTTTAACATTCTAACATTTTTTTGTTTTATACCTACATCATAGTATGGATCATAATTATCTACTCCTATTACAAATACACCCTTTCTTTTCAATAAAGTTTCACAAACGTGAGAACCAATAAATCCAGCACATCCTGTTACCAATATTTTCATATATACTATATTGACACTAAAATTTTATATACATTTTCTTCTAATTTGGTTTCATTCATTATTTTATAATTCATACAACATAATCCACTTCTTTTTATTATTTCTTCCTTTTTGTTATCATCTAAAGTTTTAAAATGTTTATATTCTAAATACCACTTTTTATGTTCATCTACTCTCACTCTATCATTGACATCATCAAATCTCAAAAAATATTCATTTCTGCTTGGGTCATCTGTTGTTATATTTTTTGTTATATTTGTTTTATAAAATTCGGCCCTATTTTGCAATGATTTGTCTTCTACACCCCAACCCCAATAATTATTGGGAAACCCATTTATTTTTTTAAATACTTCTTTTTTAAATTTTATTATACCACCTAATGTCTGGTGTTTTGAATTATATATTCCCATTATTTCGTTATCTGAAACATCTTTTGTATATATTTTTTGTATTGTTTCTTCATATGGATTTATATCTACATCGTGTGTAAAAAAATTCTCTCCAGTGTCTTTAAATAAATCATACCCAATATTCAATAATTTTCCTCTATTAAATGGTTTTCCTTCTATTTGTTCTACAATTACTAATAAAAATGTCATATATTTTTTCAATAGAGGGACTGTATTTTCTATAAAATATTTTAAATGCTTTTCTCTCTTTCTGTATGGTATTATTATTATATTCATAATTATATATAATAATATTTCTTTAATTGTATAGTAATTTATTTATTAATGTTTTCCAACAAAATCTACTATGAATATTTTCTTGATACCACGTAAAACACGATTGTGACATTAATTGCCACTCATCATTTGTAATTGTTTTTAATTTTATTTTTAACTCTTCCGGGCTTTTTACTTTTAAATAATGAACATTTTCTTTCAGGGGTGATAAATAGTTGGTTGATACACCTGGTGTTAAAATAGGAACTGTTCCAAAAGCCATTAATTCTACCTCTCTATGACATTTACTACCATAACCCCTTAAACATAATCCATATTTACTTGATCTTAGTTTATTTAAATATTCTGTTTGTGTAAATTTATGTTTACTTCCTTTTGTGCATACGAATTGTTGAATTACATTTTCCCATTTCTCACCTGTTCTATATTTCTCTTGAACTGAATTTTCATAATTTCCTATGAAAATTGTTTCTATATGTCTATCTACCTCTGCTAATAATCCCTTTTCTTCTAAAAATTTCTCTAATATCATTGGTCTTCTAGGCCAAAAAATCCATGGTTTTACATTATAATCAAATAAATCTAATTTTTTCATTTCTTCATCGCCTCCATTACCTAGTAATACTAAGCTAGCTTCATTAAGTTCTTTATTTACCCATTCTAATGTAGGTCTATCATATAATAATATATCTGGTTTTAACCAACAATGGCTGGATTCTGTAAAACTTAATTTAACATCCTTATTATTCATTTTTAATAGCAATGCTAGTTCTCTATAACTGTCATTTTTATGACGATATAAGCCTGTTATTGGTTGTTTTGGTATTTGTAATTCCCATCCATCATTTTCTACTCTTCCTATACACAATAATTCTTTATAACATCTTGCTTGTCTTAGTAATGTTTTAAATAACTTATTTATTACTTTAAATCTTTCTTTATTAAAATGTGTGTGTATGAATTTTAATCTTTTATCTTTATAATATACTCTATCAAATCTTATATTTAAATTTTTTACGATTGTATCTATATCGTCAACTCCTAATAAAAATCTCCATGTTTGTAGGTTATAGTTTTCTCCAAATTCAAAATATTTAAATTCTTTCACCAAATCTTCTATAGATGCTTGATCAAAATATCTTGATGTTTTTGTATATTCCCTCCATTTGATGGGTACATTCACGTTATTTGTCCATAGCATTCCACCATTATAATAACCTACTTCATCTACATTTTCTTGCTTTATAAATTGCGGAGATACTCCTAATTCTTTTGTAAAGTCAATATCTTCTATTCTATCTAATATTATTGTATCACAATCTAAAAATAATGTATCTTTCTCCTTCATTAGAGCTATTTGTATTACATCAGCTTTTGCCATTTGAAAGTCAGACCATAAACCATTTTTTTCCATTTCTGCTCTAGTAAATTTTGAGTAAGGGTCTAATGTTACATTCCATATTATTTTTAAACTAGGTTCTATTGACATATTATATATATATTCTTGTGTATCAGTATCACACATTACATATACTTTTTCATTTGGATGATGTAATGATAAACTTAATAAAAATCCGGCTAACTCTTGTTTACAGTTATTTGTACATATTGTACAAAATGATGACGGAGAATTCATTTATATCTTATTGCAAAAATAGTTTTAAATATATTCTTAATTATTATATATATGTCTTATAAAATAGGAATTCTTATACCATCTACTACAAATAAAAGAGATTGGGATAAAATTGAAGATACTTCTTTATATAATGTTTTTTTAAAATCATTTCTTATAACATATTCAAATGAGTATAATTATACTTTATATTTAACAATTGATCCGGACGATAAATTATATTCTATTGAAGGTGAAATAGAAAAATTAAAAAGATTTATTAGTATTATGAAAAATATAGAACTTAAAATTGTTTATACAACAGATATTCCAAAAGGATGGGTTACTCATATGTGGAATAGAGCTTTTAAAATTGCTTATGATGATAAATGTGATTATTTTTTACAGTGTGGAGACGATATTCACTTCTTAGAAAAAGATTGGGTTAAGGACTCCATAAAAATTTTGGAAAAGAATGATAATATAGGATTAACTGGTCCGATGGATTATGATAGAATTAAATCTGGTAAGAATTCTTGGCCGGGTGGTCCTAGATTTATACAGACACAAAATTTCATTTCTAGAAAACATATGGATATTTTTGGATTTTTATTTCCACCCCAATTGAAAAATTGGTATTGCGACGATTGGATAACAAAGGTGTATTATGAAACTAACAATTTTCATTTAATAAGAAAATTTATAAGAAATATTGGTGGTATCCCCAGATACGAAATTATTGGGTCTTTAAAGCCGGGTGATCCAGTTAAATGTTTATGCGACGAATTAATAAAATATTATTCAAATACCATCATTGAATACTGCAAAAAAAATTAATATTTTCTTATTTTTTCAAAAATATTTATATGATATAGTAGTAACTATGACACAAGAATTAGAATATGTAACAAACCGACCGCAGTTAAATGAATATAATAATATTAATTCATTACTTCTATCCCCCTCCAAAAGCACGGATAATTATACAATTCAAGCTAGATATTTATTTTTTGATATTTTTGCCTATAATAAAACAATTTATTTAATATGCCCTGTATATACAAAAAATTATATAAAATATGATGATATAAAATTGTCATATAAAAATGTAACATTGAAACCCAAAGAAACGCACGAACATATTTATTATGAACCAATTGTTATTTTATCTTTTAACATGCCATCTGATTTTAGAAATATCAATGCTTTCATCAATGTGAATGTAAGTTACAGAGATTACAAAAGTACATATCGTTTATGCCACATTAAAAAACTTAGAAAAAGTTTCTTTTTATCGCAAACTACATTATGTAAAGACGATTATAAGTTATTTTTGCCCTGGTATAATTATTATACGAAGCAGGGCACTGAACAATTTTACATCTATTACAATGGAATTATTCCAGAACCTTTCAAAAAAATGTGTGAATCAAAAAAGAATATTATTTTAATTTCTTGGGACTATCATTATTTTAATAATGGAAAAATTGGTTCTCAAGAAGTGTTCCATCATCATGCCCAAATGGGCCAATTAAATCACGCATTGTGGAAGTATGGTAAAATAATGGCACATCATTTGATGTGCAACGATTTAGATGAGTATTTTAATATAGATAGAACGACTATAAAAAAACATTTAGTCAATAATTTTAAGCGTCATAACGCTTATTGTTTCAGAAATTGTTGGGCTAAAGAAAAAGATACACGACAACGAAAACTACCAGATACATATCCTAATAAATTTTATCATAGTAACAAATCTTATTCATTTGGCAATAAATCAAAAATGATATACAAATGTGATAATTTTAAGGCTATTGGAATTCATACCCCACACCCTCCATCAAAATGGGATAAAATGAAAATTGATAAAAGATTAAATTTAATCATGTTTCATTTTTATGAATGGTCACTCTTTGTCTATAAAAATAAAGAAATTTTCGCCACCACTCAGAATAATAGAAAATTTGATAAAGACGAAGTTATTAATAGGGCTATGAACTTATTATAATTTATATTTACTTAAAATGATTTGAGGTATTAAATCATTTTTCATTCCGTTTAGTTTCTTATAACATTTATTTATAGTTACTTCACTTATTTCACTACATATGTTAACTTGTTTCTTTGATATATTTAAATTACATTCTTGAGCAATAAAATATACTATTCCTGCCGCAACTGAGTGTGGTGTATTTTCAGGCATTCTATTCGTCCGCTCTATTTTTTTTGCTACAAATTGACACACTTTTGTTAATTCTTGATTTATATTTAAACGACTACAATATCGTTCTATAAATGCGATAGGTTTTGTTTGATGAAAATGTCTTTTCTTTTCATTCTCATTCTGAGCTTCCATATTTTCCAATATATGCATTGCATTCTTACATCCCTTTGTTGAACTTGTATTATCCAATCTAAATATTGTTGCTATTTCTTTTGCTGTTCGTGGGTAATTGTGTATTCTACACGCTATATATAATGATGCTGCGATTATTCCATCACGATTACACCCTCTAAATGTTTTCATAGATGATATTTGTTTATGTTGTCTACACGCCTCATCCACGATTATTTTGGCTATTCCAGCTATATTTGCCATTGATTTTATTCTTTCAAACTCGTCATATTGTGTCTTTTCTTCGTATGGCATTGATTGCCATTCTGTATATCTTCTTATTTTTCTCATTTCATATGATGATTTTGATGTACATATCACTTTACATCCATATGATGACAACTTCAATAATGGATTTACCGGCATTCCACATCTTGTTGGATCTGAATGATTATTATCATCTGCTCCATAATATCTCCATTCTGCCGACTCATCTAATGTATCTCTATATATTACTCCACATTTTGGATTTGTACATTCATAAAATTTCCGTTCATTCAAATCTACCTTAGACTTGCACAAATCGCAATCTATTCTTGATTTTAATTCTTGATTTGACCATACTACTTCCAAATTTGAATTCTCCTCTAATTTATCTAATTGTGCCCATATTTTTTTTTTATTTCTTTTCTTTGACTTTTTTTTCGTTATCCGCTTTTCCATATTAATTTATAATTAAAGAGATTAGTTTTAAATCAATTTTATTATATATATATTTATCATATATGGGTAATCAACAGTCTTCTATGAATCCTAGAAAATCGCCTAAAAAAAATGATGAATTCTCCGCTCCAGATAAAATGAAATTACCTAATGTTCTTGATCATATTGCAACTAAATACATTACTTCTGCCAACTTTAAAGATATGGAAAATTTACATCAAAAAGATTATTGTGATAAATTACTTATCATCACTCAAAAAGTTATTGAAAAAAATCTTAATGGTTTAGAAATTATGTTTTTAAATCAAAGAACTAAAAATGGCATACAAGTTAATGAAATGACTAGATCCCCAGTTGTTTATTTAGCCAAAGAGGACATTAACTCCATTGATGTTAATAGTCAAGTTAAGAAACACCGTATGTGTGTCGGTATTGCTAAATTTTATGTTAAAATCGCACACTTATTTGCAGCTATCAACAAGACTATTAATCCTACCTTTTCTTATACCGATATTGACGGTAACAAACAAACCGTTCCTCTTATGGATAAAAGCACCATTCCTAAAGGTGTTCAAATTAAACTTAGTAAAATGAATATGTGTTCCAGAAGAATTGCAGCTTTAAAACCCACTCAAAATAATGAAAATGGTATTATCATTAAAGGTAAAAATTGTAATATGAATAAAAAAATTAATTCTATTATGGCCGGTGGTGCCGTCGGTGAGATGTTTGATACCACTGCTCGTGAAAACACACTTCCACCTTCTAATAGAAATGCAAATTATTCCTATACTCCTGATAATTTCGGACCTATGGACCCCAATTTGGGATCTGAAGATATTACAACATCCGAATTGGGCGATAAAACATTATTAGACGAAATTGGTATTCCTGAATTAGTACAATTATATTACGACGAATATGATTACAATACTGGAAAATATCATAAAATGTCTATAGAAGGTAAAGAACAATATGATAAAGATTTATTTACTTTTTATACTACCTTCACGGGAAATAAAGAAATTCCTAAAGATAATACCGGAGTTCCTAAAGTTAAAAAATTTGGTGATATCAAATTAATGGATTTTCACAATCAAGAATTATGCACTAATCCTGATAGCCCATGGTTAAAATCTTATAAAGGTGATATTAATGATGACTTATTTAAACAATATGCTGATAATATCAAACAAATGGTTGAAAAAACAAAAAAACAAGAAACCAGTTTATTAGCTATTTTTGAAAAAGTATTTTCTTATTGGGTTGACCCTAAAACTAAAGAGAAAAAACTCACTATTAGACCTGACCTAACTATGGACAAATTAAATGAAATAGTCGCCGAAGCTAGAAATATTATTGTTGAATTATATCTTAATTGCGAACAAGACTTTCAAGAGGGCTTGGGTCTATTTGAAGCTATTATCAAAAAGAAAATGTTAGAAAAATCTCAAAGAGCTGTTAGAAATTTTAATAAAAAAAGAAATGATTTAATGAAGGTTGATGAAAGTAAACCTGTTGTTGCTCCACCTACTGCTGCTCCTGCCGCTGCTCCTGCCGCTGCTCCTGCCGCTGCTACCGCTGCTCCTGCCGCTGCTCCTGCCGCTGCTCCCCCTGTTCAACCTAAACCAGTTTCTGCTATTCCAGTTGCTTTTGCCCCTGAACCTAATATGACCTCAAATTAGTTATATATCTCTTGTTATATACTTTGCCATTAATCCCATTACACATATAAATACTATTATTACTACTATCATAATTAAATAAATTGATATTGATTTAATATTTAAATTAAAAATTAAATTAATATGTCCAAAACTAAAAGAAAAAAATCAAAATCTGACTCATCTACACATTTTGATAAAAAAGCAGATATTTCTGAAAGATTTAGAAATGGATTAAAAGAAAAACACGATTTGGAAATTGAAGACCTTCAAGATGGTAAATGGGTATATGCGGGTGGTAATACCGAACAACATTTAAGCTATTTTATGATGGTATATGGTGATGAATATGATTATGGAGCTAGAGAAGATTATTGTTTATGTGGTTCAAGAACACCCATAAATAGTTGTTATATTCATAATAAGGAAGATGATGATTGGATTATTATGGGTAATTGTTGTATTCACAGATTTTTACCAAAAGGTAGCGCGGGGCGAACTTGTGGAAAATGTGGAAAATCTCATAGAAATAGAAAAAATAATATATGTCATTCTTGTCGCGATGACTTAAAATATTCAAACTCTCCTTATTGTTGTGAAAAAAATTGTAGAAATGTTGCAAAAAAATTTAATGGGGTGCGTAAAGAACGATGTTATAATTGTTTTATTAAATTGCGTAATACTTGGAAAAGAAGATATTAAAATAAATTGATTTAATTTTATGTTAAAAGTAAATCAATTATAAAATAAAATGGAAGAAGCCATAAAAGACCAAGTATCTGATGAAGCCCTACAAACTATATTCTATGAAAATATTAATGCACACGGCATTGGTAAAATGTTTCAAGTCAGCTTTTCCGGATTTGCTTTCAAATTTACTGGATTGACGGTTCCACAAGAAGATGGTTCCACTCACTATTTCGTTATTATGCAACCTATGATAGAGGGCGTAAAAGTAAAATCTTTTGTTAGAAATGAAGATTTGTCTATTCTTGACCAATGCTTTGAATGTTTAAATAAGTATGCTGGAACAGATGAATTTAAACATTATGTTGATATTATTCAAAATCAAAATAATCAAACTACAAATTAGACATTAAATCGTTATTTAAATCAACTGTTTCACACAAACATTCCTTTATTAAATCTTTTTCATTTTTCTTATCCTTTTCATCTATTGGCCCCCATACAGCTGAATATTTTTCTCTTTCTTTTGTCAAATATTCATCATTTATCCAATTTGGATGGTCTTTATCCCATCGTGCCAACGCATCTAAATGACCCATATGTATGTTATGTATTGTCTGGTCTATATGAATATTATTCTCATCTTTTGCCCATTCATCATTTTCTTTTACATAAAACACTTTCTTTTGTTTATCACTACAGTGTATTGGTCTTTCATCTGGCTCTAAATCTCCCAACGATTTAACAAAAACATTATTTATACTTTTTGTTAAACCATTTCCCCCAGCATAATTCAAATCTTGTAATGTTAATTTTATTTTATCTACGAAATCTTCTAAATTCATAGCATTCTTACATTTATCATTCAAATACATATTAATATTTATATTTTGAGTGTTATGACAATTTGTATCTCCAACTTTATCTGCTAATTTATTTATTGCTTTCATTGCATCATTTTCTAGTTGGTGTTTTAATATTTGATTTTGTAATCGCATATTTTCTATCTCCATTTCTTTTAATTTTAATTCAACAGAATGTTCAGCTGAAAAAAAGGCACTAGTTTCAACAACTTTTTTTTTTGTTGAATTTCTTGATATTTTTTTTTTCGTTTTTTTGGAAACGCATGGAAACATTTCATTTTTTTTGGAAACATTTGGAAACATTTCGTGGTCACCTACATCATCGCATTTTTTTTTATGCTTCCATAAACCACCCCTCGTCTTAAATTCTCTGCCACACACGCATTTTTTAATATTTTTTTTTTTCGTTTTTCGCGCAAAAAAC